GAAGAATGTTGGGAACGGAAGTGCGCTCAGTGTTCAGCGGGTCCGTTGACGCATCACTGCATCTATCCCCAGGTCTTTAAACCTCTCGACAAGGTCGGACTGGGTAAAGAACGATTCAGGGTGTGCAACTGGATACTGAGGAATCTCGAGGACGCGATTGCATGGGAAACCAACCATCCCGAAGTGAAGAGCACTGATCTCGATTTCATCGTCTACCTGCCGTCAACCTATGACAGCTCCATCCTCTGGGGCTTCAACTTCATCAACAAAGCCAAGGACTACGACATCGACAAAGCCACCTTCCACATGAACGTCAGCCAGACCATCAGCAACGGTGGGTTGATGTGCAGGCTTTCCATGGAGATGCCGGATGCCATCTTGACCGCACACTGCAGAGGAGAGGACTCCGACCCTCTCACTTTTTCGTTCAGCAGTCATTCGTAACCGGAGGGATGTATGAAAAGACCAGACACGGACAAAGTGCTGGTGGAGATGCTTACTGAATGCACTGGATCCCATTTCCTGGACTCAGGCTGCTTTCTGGGGCGCCACTGGCAACACAACCAAGGAAAGGTTCTGCAGGCATTCATGACTGAGCCTGCGGAGTCGTATCGTGCTGATATCACAAGAGATGAGACGCTGGAATTCTCCGGAAGGATCAGCGTCTTCCACTATCTCAGAAACATCCTCGAGTACGACACCAGGATGACGAAGATCTACTACGCATTCGACTCGAAGCACCAGAAAGAGTCGTATACCCACACGTTGAAGATGTGGGCTGACAAGATAGAACCTCATTGCCACCATTCATGGGGCAATTCCGCCAACAGTGATTGCGATCTCTCTCAGGACGTTCAGTTCCTCGACTTCGAGGTCAAAGGTCAAATGTTCGTTGCCCTTCAGATCCACGGCGGCTGCGATCTCAGAGGTGGGTACACCAAACCCCGGATATTCCGTGCTGATGAAATGTTGGGATGCTGGGACTTCAGGGGGGTTGCATGCACTTCCTGCCGCTTTGAGTACGACAACTGGGCCTGGCAGCACGGAAAGCCAATCCATGCCGTAGAGATGGAAGAGCCACCGGTTCCTTTTGTGCCTGTCCTGCAGCCCGACCTGTTCGAAGCAAAAGAGACTCCGATATCGAATACCTACGAGCACAAAGGCACGGCGGTAGTCGTAGATGAGGTGGCTTACTGCCCTCAATGTGGTAATGAACTCGTCGCGTGCTAAAGGCCACTCCCTCCTTGACAAAGCCTTGGTTAGATTACTTAAACGCTTCACATTCTGGCAGCAGGCCAATCAAGGAGGGAATCCCATGGTTAAGGTTCGTACGTCGAAGGAAACACAGCAGATCTTCTCCTACATCAAGGACTTGATCCAGGCATTGCAGGAAGAGTTCCCCGGAGATACCCCTTCGCACTGGATAGGGATCACTACCGAGGATGAAGGATTCGTGCCTTGCCTGTTCTTCTATGTCCAGGAGACCGGTACGCACCTGAAGACCGTGCTGCATGACCACGAAGCCATGCGTGACATCAATCTGCTGGTCAAGGAAGCCCGAGCCAAGACCAATGAGTACCTGGAGAAGAAAAGACAACTCGAGGAAGCACAGAAAGCCTCCGCAGCAGGGGGCCAGGAATAAGAGGGTCCGATGTTAGTCGATGACATTCCACTGAAATCATTCCGAGACGAAGTCAGGGCGTTCCTGTTCAAGAAACACAGAAGAAGGCCCACGGAAGCCGAGATACAAGAAGTCCTGAACAGAACTGATGGCGCCTTCAAGCCCAGGCCCAAACCAACTGAGAAGGCCAAGGCCAAAGCCAGGGCCAAGATGGCCAGCAAATCCCGTAAGATCAACAGGAGGAAGTGATGCCTACTCCGGTATGCGGAACGGTGCTGGCCGGCACCATGAAGCCACAGGATCTCATTCCGGCTTTCCTTGCCGAACTGGAATCTCTTGATGAAGAGCAGATGGACCTGATGGCCACGGACCCACTGTACATCTTGTCCCAGGAAAAGGACGACGATGATGAATGGTGGGATTCCGAGGAAGCCGGATTCTTTCTCGATGAGCTTTTCATTAAGCTCAACGCACTGGCCCCGGAAGGCTGCTTCTTCGGGGCTCATCCGGGCGACGGAGCCGACTACGGCTTCTGGGAAAATGAGGATCAGTAAAATGGAGGTCAAGGTCATTCCGAGCAAGCCTCATCTCAAAATGGCCAAGAGGCTGCGAAAGCTGGCTGATAGCTGCTTGGAACAGCGCTTCCATGTGCTGGGAAACCATTTGCAGGATATAGCCGACGAATACCAAGCAGTTGGATATGGTAAGAAGTGTGAACTTCAATATTCATGGGAGGAACTAGGATGAAGTACTTGATCATCTTGGCGGTAGTGGCCATCCTCGCCATAGCCATCGGGTTTCCTCTTATGACCTCCGAAACCGTTACCATCACTGTGACCGACAAGGAGCGTGTGGTAGATAGCGGCGATTCGAAGTATCTCGTGTTCACTGAAACCGAGGTCTTCGAGAACACCGACTGCCTGGCTTTGGGCAAGTTCAACTCCTCGGACGTCTACGGTCAGCTCGAGATCGGAGAGACCTACCAGGTCCAGGTGTATGGATGGCGAATCCCATTTCTTTCCATGTACCGAAACATCGTGAAGGTGTTGTAGATGCATCAAGGTGCCCACGCAACGGACAAGGCTTAGGCTTGTAGGCCTGCGATTTATGCTTCGGGGGTCCCCCAGCAAAGCAGGCCGATTCAAGGTGGGTAGCGCGTGGTTGACCAGTGGGCGCCCCAATAAAAGAAAGGAATACCATCGTGTCAAGAAAAGAAGTCGTAGAGATCCCCATCTTAGGCACTGACTACTCCATGACCCATGATTCCCTGTGCTGGACCATGTATCGCAGGAAAAGCGAAGGCAAATCCAAGTCCCTTGTCGGGCATTATCCCAAGCTGAGCGACCTCATCAAGGATTCCTTCCAGGACATCATCAACAACAGCGATGCTTCATCCATGGCCGAGCTCAAGGCCGTCATTGAAGCCGCTGAGAAGAAGGTGGCAGAGATAGCCGCCAACGTGCAGCTCCACTTCGATGAGCTGAATGCAATCGATGACAGCGACGTTGCTGATGATATTCGAGAGGATGACGACTTCCTCGATGACGGCCTCAACGAGACCGAACCCGATGATGAGTAGCGGTTGACAATGGTCATTCATCGAGCGGTTCAGATATTGACTGAGAACACCTGCCTTACAACTACGCTCTGCGGTCGATCGAACAGAAAATGTCGTGACGGCTACAATTCCTCTGATGATCCAGAAGCTGTTACCTGCAAGAGATGTCAGGAAATACAATCCAACCCCAAGCATTGGCGCTACAGGAAGTTCCTGTTGAAACGAGAGGCAAAGTGATGCATAAAGTATTGGCTTGGTTCGTGCTGTCAGTGTTCTACCTGGGGATCTTCTGGGCATGGCCTCTGCTGGATACCACTACTTTCCACGGCAACTCCATTCTGGCTGCAGGCAAGATTCATCTGGCAGTCATTCTTTTTCTGGTATCTACTGTAGCTGCGCTGTTCTTTGCGGTGTTGTATGAGCCTACGGCAAAGCCGGTCAAGCAAGAAGATCTAGAGTACGAAGACACCGAAGAAGATTTGATCAAGCGCGGTGAATGCCCCCGTGACTGCCCCTATTTGTATCTGTATGTAAGCAAGCAGTCAATCGATTGTGGTTGGAGCACACCCGACATGGCTTCTTGCTTGAAACACCACGACATGGTCTTCATGAGGGAAGTAGGAGGAGGCATCGTCGAGATCAAGGCCACTCCCTATAGAAGTCGCAAATGTGTGGCTGAAGGATACATTCCACCCCTTGGGGAGATTACTCAGGCAGGTGTGGACCTATGACTCCATCCGAATGGCTTGCTGTGGCCATCGTAGCTGGCATGGTGGGATACGTCCTGGGCTTTCTGGTTGCACTGACGATCTATCACAAGAGAGAGAACAGAAAGACAGAAGGTGACTATGACTGACATCGAGGAACAAGCCATATGCCTGCGTGGTGATGAAGTCCGGGCGATCCTCAGAGGCATCCTCATGCAAACACAAGTCGTGGGGTCATTGATCATCAGACCGGTAAAGCCAAACCTCTTTTATGGCGCTCCGGACTGGGACCGGGCTTGGATCGATGGACCTCCAGAAGACCAGTACATTCATGTCTCTCAAAGCGGAGGCAAGTACGGAGAGCCCACCATCCAGCGCGTATGGCCTCCCTTTGGACCTCCGGCAACAACGATGTGGTGCAAGGAGAAATGGGCTGTCGAAAGTTCTTTGGACACAGTCCAGCCCAAGGATATCTTCCACTGGCCGGTGTGGTTCGATGCCGATAATGAGTACTACTCCAACAGTCCCAAGTTCGGGTTCGACACCAAATCTCCCCGCGGAAAATGGAGATCTCCTACTCACATGCCGCGATGGGCTTCCCGGCTTGATTGGATGGTCGGGAGTAACAAAGTCCTCCGTGTCCAGCAACTCAGGTTTGATCAATGCCTCCGCGCCGGCATAGACGGATCCTGCTCTACGTGTGGAGCGACAGCCGGCCAGATCATCGAAAGATTCAAGACGCACTGGAACCTGCTTTACAAACAACCCGGGCTTCGATACTCAGATAACCCCTACGTATTCCTGAGTGAGATCGCAGACCGACAACATCTTGTGATGTAAGGGACAGAAGATGCCCAAGCCCAAGCCCAAAAGTAGAGCTACAAGGTATGCAGATCTCCAGGAGAACCTGCAGACTGTAATTGATGGCATCACTGAGCTGCGCGACGAGCTCCAGGACTGGCAGGACAACATGCCTGAGAACCTCCAGGGCAGTGCCAAGTACGAAGAGCTGGGTGACGCCATAGATCAACTCGAGGATACCATATCAACGCTCGAGGAGATCACTCAAGGCGAGATGGTTTTCCCGACGGCATTCTGATGCCGAAGAAAGGAAGAGATGGAAACTGTAACACGCGAGGAGATGGCGAAGTCGATCAACATGATGCGAACAGCCTTGAATCGCATCATAGAGATGAATGTCCAGTACGCTGTAGACCTCCACGGTGACGCATCGAAGGCTGAATACATGGCGTGCGTCAAGGTATGTCGCGGAACCCTTGCGGCTGCCGACCACATTCTATTCAGCCTCGACGCCCCCGCTGCGGAGACGACACGGGAACAGAAGGCAGTGGCTATCTGCCGTAAGCTGGCGGCCAATCGTGATATGTTCTGCGATAGAACATCTGACCAATTCTTTGGCAGAATCTTTGACGAAGCCGTCGCCCTGTTCCCGAAGGAGAAACCGTGACGGGAAAGCCTTGGATAGGTGTAGACCTCGACGGGACACTGGCTGTATATGCCGAATGGAATGGCCCTTGTTCAATAGGTCCGATAATTCCACTCATGAAAGATAGAATTCTTGAGTGGCTGTCGAGTGGCCAGGTCGAGGTCAAGATAATGACCGCCAGGGTTTGCTCTTCTCAGCCTGAAGGATTCGCTGGAAAGGCGAGGAAGGCCATCCAGGACTGGCTCGAAGAAAACGGTCTTCCCCGCCTTGATGTAACAGCCGAGAAAGACTTCAAAATGATTGAGCTCTGGGATGACAGGGCTGTTCAAGTTGAGCACAACACCGGCAAGGCGGTCGGTTATGCCTAATTATTCTAGGAGGAATAATGGAAACCAGTGACGCGCTCCAGGTAAAAAAATCCCGCAAGGCCCATACCTGCGACTGGTGCAACGAAGTCATCGAGAAAGGTACGACGTACTGGCGATGGTTTTGCTACGATGAGAGGGTCATGACCAGGATGCACCCCGAGTGCTACGAAGCCATGCTTGATACAGATCTGGATGACGGCGTTCTGCCACCCGCAGGAACATATCGAAGAGGCTGCTCATGCGGCGAGAATGAAGAACACTGCATGTGCGGAACCCCCGGCAATAAAGCCAAGAAAGGATTTCCGGATTGAAAACTGCGACAGAAAAAGCAGCAAAGCCTGGCGTCCTTACAAAAAGGGTGCCTGCCAGGACGAAGACGATTCAGTTCACGGCAATAAAGAGGGATTGGATGGTGATGAGCGACAGGTTCAGAGCCATCAGGTCCAAATCCAGGCGCCCCATGGACCAGTGCTTCTGGTGCAAAAAACCATTCGAGAATGGCGATAAGATGGCTATTGCCTTCAGGAGTAAAGGCCCAAACGTAGTTCTCTGCGATGCGTGTGCGGAAAAGGCTTTGATCGCAGAACATGAAGGGACAGTGCATAAATGAGTAACAACGAAACGCCGAGTGTTATCCGTGGCTACGTACTGGAAGCCGGAGTGGTAGCCCCCGAACTCGAGGGCGGCTACAACCGTGTCAACGTGGCCGTATCTGACTGGGGCCATCTCAAGGCATATCCTCGTAACCTATACCGACTCAACGTTGTCATCATCGCCGCAGACGATTACGATGCCATGCTGAAGATGCAAGAAGAGGAGCGCGATAAGGCCATTGCTTTCATGAGTCAATTGGAAGCGACACCAAGCAAAAGAGAGCCCCTTATCAAAAGCATTTGCAAGCACTGCGGAGAGCCTATCCGCATAAACGGTGAAGGCTTATGGGTACACGAAGACCCAGACGGCGATCTATCAGAGCCTGACTATGGATGGATTGCCTGCCCATCCAGGAGCGAAGAAGGGTCTATTACTTCAGCGGAGCCGATCTCAGAAAAGATTACCATGCAGATTCTGGCAGCGGCGCTGAAGGAACAGGTGGGCTATCATATGACCCCCGAGCAGTATCGAGAACACATGAAAAATGCCCCATGCCATTACGGACTCTGTTCCGTGGACGAGTGTTCCCATTGCCGCCGCATTCTGCGTGCTCTTACCCTTCTTGCCATCTACGAAGCCCAGGACGGAGAAAGCGGGGAGTGATGAACTGGCCAGCTCCCCACTACAGGAAAGCAAAACGCGGAGACATTCCATGTGAAGAGTGCCGATGCTACAGGCCCCCAGGCGACAACCAAACAAGAGGCAGATGCTGGGGAAAGTGCTACTCTTGCCAGTTCTTCGTTGGCAAGAATCCTTGCAAGGGTGGCGCTTATACCTGCACCATACCGGTGGGGAAGAACAACACATGCAATGCCTCCATGCGGAAATCGGAAGGGACGGCCAATAATGGCTGACATTGATCAGGAAACGAACAATTTCCTTCGGTTATCCATCGAAAAACATGAACGTGAAATTAGCGGTACGGTGAGGTACATCCAATCTCTCGAAGCATTCATGGCCGCTGTGGCTGCTGCGCTTGACTGCCTGCCGTCCTTCGCTAATCCCAGCCCGACCAAAGGGAACGCCCACGTCATGCGGAAGCTGAAAGCGCTGCTCGTGGACAAGAAGGAACTGGCGGAGGTTCTTCGTAGGGTTATGAAGAATGCCAGTTTCGATCATTACTCTGATGTGGCTGAAAGAGTGTACTGTCGTGCGTGCGGGAATTGGGATTGTGATGACTTTGCGCACATTAGCCATGCGTCCGACTGCCCGTACAAACTTGCTAAGGATGTTCTCTCCAGCCTCGACGCCGAACGATGCAGCAGATTCGTCGAACTCAAGCCGTCAGATATGCCCATCGGAGGCTGCAAGGGCGAAGGTAGAACACAGTGCGGAGGATGCAGCAGCCTCGACGCCGAGCAGAACGGGGAACAATAGTGAAGCTGAGCAAAGCACAGCGTCTTCAGGTGTGGAACAAGTCTGGAGGCAAATGCTGGTACTGCGGTTGCGACCTCCCTGCTACCGGATGGCATGCTGACCATTTCTTGCCAGTCGAGCGGAAACTCAAGTCCGAACGCAAAAACGGATATGACAGACTGGTTCCTACCGGGGAAGTAAACTATCCCGAGCGTGAGAACATCGATAACCTTGTTCCTTCGTGTTCTGCATGCAACATACTAAAGGGTGGCAATACTGCAGAGGATTTTCGCTACTTGCTTGAGCGTATCAAAACCTCAATTTTCCATCACTCAATAGCAAGAGCAGCCAAGCGGTTCGGGTTTCTCGAAATCAAAGAACAGCCAATTGTGTTTTGGTACGAAAAGCAAGAGCAGAACGGGGGCGGGGAGTGAAGCGCATCTGCCCGAGTTGTAAGCATACCGGCATAGACAAAGGTAGAGCCATGGATGGGCGCAGAGCTTACCGTTGCCAAAGCTGCCGGTATGTATGGACGGAAGGACTGCAGGGTCGAACAAAGACCTTTGTTGAGCAGAGGGTGGGGTTTCAGTTTGCTGACACACAAAGCAGACCGAAAGACATCCCCACCCCTGCAGAATTGATGGAAAAGAGGTAATCATGAAGCGCATAATCCTGACCAGCCCTAAAGTGCGAGAGGTGCTGGAGACGGGGCGGGTGGTGGTGAGGAGAGTAGTCAAACCACAGCCTGAGTCGGAAACAGAATGTCCATACCGTCGCTGCAGGAACACACATGGTGACCCTCGATTTTTGCCATGTGTTTACCTCGGATATTCCGGCAGAAAAGACTACCCGTTCGTAGTCAAACATGAGTATCAGGATGTGTTTTCCCACATCAGTCCCGTCCGCGCCTCTATCGCCGATGCCCTGAAACCACCCGAGACAGTCATCACCTACACAATCGAATGTCCTGAGTGCCGATGCTTGGGCTATGTTACCACGATTGATGGCTTGGCTCAACGGACTTTCTGCAACAACTGCGGCCATGAACTGGGGTTGTTTTCACTCAAGACGGAGGGACGATCGTGAAGTATGTAATCGAAGTTCATGAGCACGGACTCTTAGTCCGAACGGTCTCCGCCCCCGGGCTACCCATCGAAGACATGTCTGCCATCACGAAGATGGCTGAGGCCATGGGGTATACGCATCTGCATATTGGCATTGCCAGTTCTCTTGGAGCGCACTCCGCTTATGTCAGTGAGGAATCCGGTAAGAAGTGGCGGAAGGAGATCGATGACAAGGCCAGGAGAGATCACGGCGACAGCGTTGCAGCCTGGCTTGCCGGCGCCGACACCGGTCTGTCATCGAAAGCATTGGCTTGCAGGCTCAGTGGCATTCCCTATGCAGAAAGAGACCACCCGTGGGATCCCGACGACATCGGACGCTGCTTCAGGTTCCTCGATCGCTTTCCGGAACTCAAGAGCCACCTTTACATCATGAAGGATGTGTCCCCCGTATGGGAACGACTGGTCGATCATTGGGATGAGCTCAGAGCTCTCTGGGATGAAGAAAGCCCAACCGGGAAAGGCCCGAAGCTTTACAACAGGATGAAGGAGCTGATAACAGATGGAGCGTAACATCTCCGAGGAGAAGGCAGACGAGATATCTCCCTTCACTCAAGAAATAGTCGAGGAATGGGCTGCTGGATGTCGTGATTTAGCCATATTCGCCAAGGCACCCAGGTTCACTCGCAAAAACGATCCTTCCGAAGAATACGCATTTGCCATCGTAAGGCATTGCGCTGTGATGATTATGCAGACAAGCATTGGCGAAACGAAATCTGTTACGGCAAGACTGTCGTTTGGAGATCGTGGAGAATGCACAAAGCAGTGGATGGATTCGAGGCTGACATCTCTGAAAGAGGGCAATGTCGTCACGATGGACGCACATCTTCGAGTCGTCGACGTGTTCGACTGCTTGCTGACGTTCTTGGATTGCATCCAGAAAGGCTACATAGTACTGACTCCGGGATCTGATGAAGTGGTGATGGTCCCTAAGAAAAAAGAGGAAGCAGAGGCTGATATCAACGAAATGCTGGTGCCGACAGAGTACATGCTCGCCAGCCAACACACCTTCAATCCGATGTCAGAGCATGCCTTAGATTACTCTGTGAGATTCACCCGTCAGTTCAGTGACCGCTATTGTGGCAACAACTGGGCGGTCCGGAGGGGCTTGAACGTTCTCTGCCACGATCTGGAATGGGAAATAGAGCCGCCTCGCGGTGAAAGAGATGACGATTACTACAACACCCATCGCTTCGACTCGCTGGAAGAAGCCGTTGCCGCCTACAAGGCAAGCATGGAGAAAGGGGATCCGATATGAGAACACTCGTCGCCGGCCACAGATACCAACTCGACAACTTCGAAGGCAGCAAGCCTCAGACACTGCAGTTCATCCACAAAGAGCCCAGACATGCCGGAACAACCGAGATGATGACCCTCGAAGACGGAACCACCAACGAAGAAGTCTTGCGGGTCCTCATCGATCGAATGGAGTTTCTCCAGGACAGATGCCCCTGCAAGGAAAACCTGGGTGCTCTTGACCATCTGAGAGGAGCCCTTGCTCTTCTCGAGCAGCGGACTCTCAATCGCCAGTCCCGTGGAGTGGAGGGAAAACACCAGGAATGAAACTGTTCTTCAGGCGCGTAAGGTACTGCCTACGGCTGCTTACACAGCAGGAGAAAGGCATTGCAGTTGCTGGGTTCTATTCATCCATCCTTCAGTGTCGAATACAGGCCAAGGATTTCGATACCTTCTGGACGCCATGGGATGAGCTCAAGATGGCCTGGCGGTTTACGTGCCGAAAGATAGGCAAGCCATGAACAGGGAATGGACATACATCGTTCCGGAAGTGACACGGCAATACTGGCAGCTCGTGATGGTCGACATGCCTCTTATGCCCGGGATGTACGGTCCCGACAACAGGAGAGCAGTGCTGCATGCCGAGCTGGCAGCTCACTATGGTTTGACTCACAGTCAGACCAAGGAAGTGACCGACTACATGGACAGGCTGCCTCAACATGATGGCGGATGCAGCACTGCTTTACACCAGGCACTACAGGCCCTTTGGGAAAAGTATCCGTTGGCGACGCCTGAGCGAGAAGAGGTATGATGGAAGACTATTCGTACGTAATCAGGAACGGATCTCCATGCATCAAGCCCTTGGAGTGGCCGTGGCCTAAGCCATGGAATAGACCATCGGTGAAGACCACTCCCGGGAAGGACAGCCATGGCAAAGAATGAAGAAGTCCTGAACTTCATCAAGGACTGGACTGCCACGCACCAGTACCCACCTCGCTTGGAAGACATTCGAAGGATCTTCGGGTTCAAAACCAGAGGCGGTGCGAAGTGGCATGTCGACCAGCTCGTCAAAGCCGGCCTGCTGGACAGACAGAGTAAGATCGCCCGGGGAATAACCCCAAAAGAAAGAGAGAAGTCATGAACTGGTATGCCGGCGTAATCGGCTTGGTCCTTGGCGTAGCCACTGGACTAATCATTATGTCAATCGAGCGCAAAGGATTTGTCATCTACAGCAAGCAGAGGCTTCAGGAGATGCTCAGGGAGCAAGCATCGTCCATTGTCACCGGCATACAGAATACCGAGAGCGCAGAAAGAACATGCAGCAACCAACGGAAAGCTGATCATCTGCTGGCGTGGCTCAAGGAAAGATCCCGTGATGTCCAGAATACTTATCATATGGCCTCTCCTCGCGGTGAGCGCATGGCGGCAGATTTCAAAGAGACCAACGATATTCTCAAAAAGGCCAACAATCAGCTCTACAGTCTTGAAGCCCAGATGGCTGACGGCTCTTTGATGGGGCCAGGAAGAAGCGCGGACGAATTCATGGCCGACCTGCACGATGCCGAAGATACCCTGGCTCATATCAAAAGCCACTCGAATCAGGCAAGGGCCGAAGATCTTCTCAAGGTGGTCGAGAAAGACCCTGCGAAGCGGACTGACATTAAGGACAGCGTCTTCTGTGAAGTCCTGGCAGAAAACGCCAGGCTGAAGAGAGAGAACTCTGCGCTCCGAGGAGATCCTGACCGTTCGTTCGACAATGCCAAGTCAGCCAGGGATGACGCCTACATCTACAGCATGGGCGAGCAGACCAAAAGGCTGCTGGCAGAAAACGCAAGGCTGAAGCAAAGAGAGCATGATCTCAGGCATGAAATAGTCTTGCTCAAGGCGTTCATCGAGGAAACAACAGGCATCAAGGTTGAGGATGAAGGGCCTTCCAAGCCACTTAACCCCAACAAAAGCCCGGAGCCAGAGACAGGACCGGAATGTCCCAAGGACGAAGACAAGCCGTGGGGTGCCCCTGAAGAACCCCAGATTTACATCGGAGGCAATGATCCCAAAGAACCGCTCCTTCGGTGCGCGTTCTGCAGAAAGCCGTTGTCGACCAAAATGGTATCTTCAGGATACCAAAGCGATGTTGTCATGTTCTGCAGTGCCGAGTGCAAAGATCTCTACGCCAAGTCACGCGAGGAGCTGAGGATCCTTGAAATAGGATGGCATTATCTCTATCCGGGAAAGGATATCAACCTTGAAGAGTTGGCAGAGCTTGATCTGCTGGCCAAGCTTACAGCCGAGTTCCCTGGAGAAACTGGGCTGATACGAGAGATCAATGATGGGTTGATCACCATCGGAGATCGTGACCAGCTTACATCAGCCGTCTACTCAACCGGCAATATGCGCGGCATCAGAGCTCATCTTCGAAGCGCAAAGGCGCTGCGAGATGGCAGAGCCGAGGCCATTCGCAAGATCGCCGAGGTGATTAACGAATCCATCCATGGCGACGCCAAGCTTGGAATCGGCAGCACAAAAGGGTTCGAGGACTTGGATGATAACTGCGACTTGGCTCACCTCTTGAAAGCCTTGGCTGCCAACGGTTCCGTCATGAACGCGCCATCTGCTGCTATGTCTGAGGAGCCAGCCCCCAAAGAACCGACCTCAGGCAAGCTTTCCAATGAGGAAGCGAAGGCAGCGTTCGAAAACATCCTCCGCTTCAAGACGGAGGCAGGTCTTCTCGGCCTTGGGATGCTGAAAGGAGCTGACATCATTGCCATGTCTCCGGAGGAACGCGAGGCTATCAAGCAGCGCATTCGAGAGGCCAAGGAGAAACGGAAGGATCACCCATCGCCGGCCATGGGCGTTTTCAAGGTACAGGGCAGCAATGGGGACGTCATCGAACCTCTCGTTCCTGGTAAGGGGCTAGGGGCCATGGCAGAGACCACTTGCACGCACAGCCCCGAAAGCCTTCTGGGATACCTCTACAGCATTGGTAATGACGGTCCAGAGCTCAGGTCCATCCACATCGATCTCGCCCGAGAAGAATCAAGGACTCTCCTCTTGGTATCCGGAGTCTTTGACAACCACAAGACCATGTGCAGGGAGCGCTGGGAAGACGGGGTCAAGGTAAGCGAGCTGGCTTGCGATGAAGCCATGGAGACCAACGAAAGCTTTCCTTGGGGATCCTTCCCTGACTTTCCGGCGAACATGATGGGACCTCAGCCTCCAGACGAGACCGAAAAGGCAACAGCCAAGCCAGAGCCGCAGAGTCCCCTCGGCGAAGCATTGATGGACGCCTGCGAGCCCGAACTCAGGGCGGCTTTTAACAAGCTCGTGGCCGATGAGCAAGCCGCTGAAGAAGCCACCGAGCCGGACGGCAAAGAGCCATGCGCTGAACCCGTTGCGCAAAAGGCCAGAGTTATCTGCGGATTCCCGGGAGTCGGCAAGACTTACTACCACAACCTGCATCCCGACAGAGTCTTGGATTCCGACAGCAGCAAGTTCAGTTGGCTTTCGCCCGGCGTTCGAAACCCTGAGTTCCCCGGCAACTACATCAAGCACATCCAGAGCCACTTAAACGAGGATGTCGACATCTGCGTGTCATCGCATGCAGCAGTTCGTGATGCCCTGAGAAATGCTGGCATCAAGTTCATGATCGTTATGCCACCCAAGGAAGACAAGGAAAAATTCTTGGAGAGGTATCGCAGTCGACACAACGACAACGCCTTCATAACTCTCCTGAACGAACACTGGGAGGAATGGCTCGATCAGCTCGAAGAATGCCCCGAAGATACGTTCATAGCGGACAGTATCCATGACCTTGTGTGCGGTTGCGCACCTAACTAAGGAGAACCAATGCCTGATTACCGCCAGCCCATAACGGATGCCATGGTTGACATTCTCAACCAGGCATTCGAAGCAGATCCCGGCGCCATGCATGCGTTGCTCTGCAACTGCGTTCCTGCCAACCAGGGGCTTATTGAGATGCCCCATATCTTGGTTGATGCCTACAACGATCAGTTCAAAACATTGAGCATGATGGGTGTCATCAACGGCATGCTGTCGGCTGCAGGGCTGCCCAAGGTGGCTATCAAGTGGTCCGAGGAGAGAGACGAAAAAGGACGGTGCAAGCTGCTTGGGTTCTGTGTGTATGAGGAGCCCCGCAAAGAAGAGGAGGCCAGTGATGGCAACAAGGCTGAGTGACATTCAGTACGAAACCCTGCCGACTGGCATCAAGTTCGTAATTGATGTTCTCATGCAAGGGAAGTTCTTCAGAGCTGAACAGGTGGAGATAAACCTGGCAACTCTCGAAGAAGCAGCAAAAGGTGTCTTGGATTCCATTGCCATTTACACCGACAGGCATCAATACAGAATAGTGGCAGCGGTCACCAAGAGCGGCAAAGGATGTCTCATGGGGTTCATGGGCAACAGATCTCCTCTTCCTGGAGAAACCTGGACTCGGGGGAATGATCTCCGAGACGGGGGCCTCAATATGGAAGCGTTGGTCAAGATATTCATGGACATCCTGAGCTGCGAGCTGCTGCCGGTGGAGCCTGACATACAGCCGGTCGCTGTGGAGGAAGTACCAACGGGACCTGCGCTGTAGCAGCCAGACAGAAAGGGGGAGGGGGCCTTCGGGCCCCTTCTTCTTTTTTTACCGAGCCAATAGATATAGAAAATATACTCGTAATTGTGGTATAAATACTATGGAGACAAACAATCTCCCGGACCAGGACGACCCTGGGAACCCCGCATCGGAAGGAGGACTGAGATGTGGGTTGATGAGTTGACACAGGCAGTTGCGAGAGAGTTGAATCCTCGCAATGACGCGAACAGCAGGGACCATCTGGGGTTTCTTGGCCACTACTGCTGGCCGCGGGGGTTTGGCGCCCCGGGAAGCATTCGCCTAGAGGCAGTCTTCGTCAGTAACTGCGCTCAAAATGATATCCTCATCGTGGAGGCTGGAACTTCTTGGCGCCAGGCCAGGAAGTGGAAAGTCGAAGAAGGGGATTTCGTCCGAGACAGAGCGGCTTTCGAGCAGCTCTGCATGGATGGCATCGAAAAAGCTATCCACAACTGCGACGACTGATGGTTGCCCCGGGGACTTCAAACCCGGGGCTTTCTTTTTTCTGCATGGAAAGGGGATAGAATGGAATTGATACCGATACGGGAGGAGGAGGGCATCCAACTGGTGGACGCCAGGACCCTGCATGCCTTCTTGGGTGTGGGGAGGCACTTCGCTGCATGGATCAAGGAACGAATTAACAAATATGGGTTTATAGAGGATTCAGACTATATAACCCATTACCCAAATCCGGGCAACGAATCTACCAACAACTTACGAGCCCCGATCGATTACGGCCTGACCCTCGATATGGCCAAGCAGCTCTGCATGGTCGAGAACAATTCTCAAGGGATGCAGGCCCGTAAGTACTTCATCGAGTGCGAGAAAGGGTTCAAACAGCTCACAGCTCGTTCCGCGCTGCCAGCAACCTACAGCGAGGCCCTCCGCATGTTGGCCGATAAGGTCGATGAGGCGGAGCGCACCCAACAACAGCTTCAACTGGTCTCCGGCCAGCTTGTGGAAACCGAGCAGGATCGTCAGGTACTCCAGCATATCCTGGATCCCCAGGGTTACATCCGCCTGGGCGATGCCGCGAAGATCATCGGGAATCCTCATGTTGGCGCCAACGGGATATTCAGGTTCCTCGTTGGGGAAGGTATTCTCATCAAAACATCGCGCCAGGAGAAGCCGTACTCATTCTATGCCAAGTATGACCAGTACTTCAAACTTAGGGCGACTCGGCAAAACGGAGGCCATTTCAACTATCCCTACACCCAGGTTGTAGTAAACTTCGCTGGCGTGAAGTGGATCATCAAAAGGCTTTCCAAAGCTTACGGGCCTTGGAACGGTCTGATGTCCACGGATGATATCGTGGCGGATATCTCAAGTCGATTCCAAAGCATCGCTGGAGAGAAGTCTTAACCGGGAAGGAGGGGGGCTCACAAGCCCCCTTTCTTTTTTACCGGCTACTTTGCCACTACCCTTCATTCCGGTATAATTCGGGATGGAAGGAGGATAGCATGATCGGGACTGTGACAAGCATATCTGGTAGCACCGTCAGTGTGGAGGTCAGAGACAGCGAGGGCGTCACGACTCTGCACGACGTAATGGTACAACAGCCCATGCCCGGAGCCAAGATGCTGCCTCCCATAGGAACCTCCTGCAGGATTATGTCCGAAGGTGCCGAGTATGTTGTGACCGGCTACTTGATCAATGAAGACCCCGAGTCTCAGCAGCAGTTCAGTGACGAGCAACTCATGGGCGGAGATTTCTGCATCACGTCTCCGGAGGGTGCCGTCCTTGGGTTCTACAAAGGCGGACTGCTCGTAATGAAAGCCAACCCTGCTACCGGGTTCTCGGTTTCCGAGTCCGGAGTAGTCAACATGTTCGGCAAGGTCATTGGGATCCTCAACTCAACTTTCAACACGATCATCCAGGACATGCCTGGTGGATGCCAGGCCGAGATGTCGGCGTTTCGCTCCATTGATGGCGCCGCGGTGGTCGAAACCAAGTTCGATGCCGGCCTCGGCAAGCTCGAGACGAGACTCAACTACCTGAAGACACTGAAGGTGACCATCAACAAAGAGCATCTTACCCTTCCCATAGAAGGCGGCACCGACCTCGAGTTCGAGCTCGTTGCTGCCAACGGGAAGAAATTCAAGGCCACCGTTGATCCTCTGACAGCCAACACGCTCATAAAGACCGAAGGCGTCATGGCAGTGGATGGAGAGACCATTGTGCTGGGAGATCCAACGAAACCTCTCTCTGGATTGGTAACGGGATCCACTCCGTGCGCTGCCGGCCCTCCAGGACATGTAGGCTGCAGCAAAAAGGTGTTCGCTGAGATCGTTGTGTAGAAGGGAAGACCAATGTTCAAACGCAAGCCCAAAGAGCAACCGGTTATAGAGGAAGACGAGATCACTGAAGAAGAAATGGAGAAAGCCCGGGGATTCTCCAGGCAGGTCAAAAGGTATATCATCCGCCACGACAAAAAAGAAATGGCTGATGGCAGCGGCATGATCAAAGAGTCATGAGCATAGAAACTGTTCTTGCTTCGCTCAGAGCAGCCAACCTCGGCAGGGATGCCGAGAAGAAGCTCAAGGACCTCCTCGATGCAGTAGAGGATGAGTTCAGGGTTTTCGCTGCATCGGAACCCTGGCCTGATGATTCCGACCTTGAAACCATTCGTACCATCATGGGTGAGAAAAGAGCTGAGCTTACCACCGAAGCTCTCATCGAGTTTTTCCGCTGGTCGGCAGCCCTGGATTCGGCAGCAATAGCAGAAGCCTTCGAAGGTTTCGAGCCGGGAGGGGGCGGGGGATCCGGAGAACCCGGTCCGGAAGGCCCGGCTGGACCGGCTGGACCGGCTGGGCCGACTGGGCCTGCCGGCGCCACAGGTCCCCAGGGCCCTCCAGGCCCTCTCGAGGAGCACAACGATCTTGATGGTCTGCAGGGTGGAACCACGGATGAATACTACCACCTTACTGAAGCCCAGCATGAAGACGTCTACCAGAAGATCAGAGATGGTGTCATCACCAGAGACGGTGACGGCAATCTCACCAAGGTTGAACTGACAGCCGGCAGAACCATAGATGTCACCCGGGACATTCATGGCTTCATTGAGGAAGTGACCGACGGTGTCAGGACCTGGACATTCACCAGAGACGTCGACAACCGCATCATCTCATGGGTAGTGACATGACCGTTTATTTTTTTACTTCCCGGAGATTGCCCGTTAGGTTTTACCAAGCACGATATTTTAATCGCAGTATGCGATGATTGTATATGGAGCTTGCACTCCCCTCGAATGCAGGTATAATGGTTTCAGGAAGATCTTTCAAAGGAGGAAGCATGTATCCACCGGAAGTAATCAAGTTGGCCGCACAGGCCGTGAAGAACAGCAAGAACATAAGAGTTCCCGATGATCCGAATCCCCGTCCCACTGCTCATCCAGCCAGTGGAGATTCGCTTTACCACAGAATCCCGTACAAACTGAGCCCCGGGGGCCAGGGCGTCATCAGGGGAACCGAGACAGTTCGTAACTTTCTGGGCAAGTCGAGTTCGATCAAGTACCAGCCTGCCGTCATCAAAGCTGCAGCTCAGACCATTCTCGAGAAGAGAGCTTTCATGAACCAGCTCTCTCAGATGCTTCAGCAAGGCACCAGCCGCACTGCACCGCAGATGCCAGCTCTTTCCCCGGCTGCACAGCAGGCCATAGGGCAAGCCAGACAGAACAACTTCATGAACACCAGTATTCCTGGAGCCGGAACAATTGGGGCCATGCGTAACCGGGCAAATGCACCTGCTCCGGCAGCGCCACAGGGCGGAGGCAACTCAGGGTATGTCACCCGGGGCCAGGCCGGAATTCAGGACGACAGGATAATGTCTCAGATCAGATAGCCTTGGGGAGGTAGTCATGAACTGGTGGCAGAAGGTCATGGACTTTCTGAACAAACGGGGCTGGCAGGAGATACGCGAGTCGGGAGCTCTTCATCTCTTCGGGTCGCTCGTTCTCGTAATCGCCCTGCACGTAATTGCAAGGACCAACACCTTTACGAATGTGATGGTCGTTCTCGCCATCGGAGTTCTGAAAGAGCTGTATGACAAGCTCAGGGGTTCGGGGTGGAGCTGGATCGACATCGGAATGGACCTGCTGGGGATAGGTTTTGGCGTGCTGTTCACGTCGACATCGTAGGAGGACTTGTGCTCGAGAAGATACTGGCGCTGAACCCTCTGAGAGTGACGCCCGAGCTGGCTGCTCTCAGGGACAGCCTGATAGAAGATAAACTCGAGGCTTCATGCGAGGCCCTTGATAGATTATTGGAGGACGACTGATGGCTTACAAGAGTTATTTGAAGGTGTACGGAGCAGGATCTCAGGCTACTATAATGGCTGACCTCTCTACATGGATGCAAGCGATGGGATGGACCGTGCATGATAACATATCGGCTTCTTCTCAAGTGCTAACGTCTCCAGGTGAAGACGGAGCTAAGAATCCTGAGTTTGTCCACCTTTGGGTTTCCGGAAACAACGTGTACCACGACACGTACGTATTCTGGGATGCGGCTGCTCATTCAGGAGCTGGACAGTCTAACACTCATGCAGGATCGAGATACACTGCGCTCGCTGCGGCTGTCACCATTCGGTTCTACGGTGATAAAGATTGGTGCTTTATGGTGTATGGCGCGGGAACAACAAAAGGATGGGGACACCTTCCAGTAAAGCCTACGCAGATAGCCAATACAGCATTGACCGCTCCTGCATCAACAGGGTTATCCCAGGTGTTGTCAGTTGGCAGCACGGATGGGTTTAGCATAGGGAACAAGTACCAGCTTGTCGACTATTCTACAGGATGTAGAGAGACGATAACAATTCTCGATGTCAATCCAGGAGTATCCGTCACTGCAAACCTGGCCAACAATTATGCTTCGGGAACTAAGCTCGGAGAGCAGCCGTCGAGTTTCGGGGTTTACGGATATCCTACTTCTGATTTTCTTTTTTATCCTACTTGCCATTATTCGGTTTCAGGAACCGGGGCATGCGGATCTGCGTACAACGTAGCTTATATGTCAGATATTTCTTCTTTCGGTTTGGTTGCTGAGCCCGAATTGAGAAGGAACTTGTACACCCTGCTTCCGTGGGGAGTTGGTCGAGTCAATTCCGACTCGTCCCTGTACGGATTCTTCAAGTCCAACTTCTTATACGTTGCTGCTGCCATCGGAGACATCTACATGGTTTGCAAGGGAAGCGATCGCTTCATAAACGGAACGGCCACTGCAGGTGCAGCAGGATCTATGGATGACGCCGGGCAGTCGTGGACCGTTAATGCTTATGCTGGCAAGATCCTTGTTTTGACCACTGGCACGGGTGCAGGCCAGTCGAGGTATATATCATCGAACACGGCTACGAGAATCGTAGTGGGTCAAAACTGGGTGACTAATCCGGTAGCTGGGACGGGGTACATGATTTGTACAGAAGCGTACTACGCATTTTCTACCGTATTTGCCGCTAAAGAGACAATAGGAAACCCGTAATGGCCGCTGTGAAAGCTTTCATATTAGATCTCGATGTGGATGATATGCAGCCGACTTTTGCTAGATTCTGGCCAGCCTCGCCCGACGAACAGGGAAGAGAATACTACAATATGATATCTAATTGTCGGTACGCAGCGGTAATTCAGCTTCCAGAGACAACCCCTCCTCCCGCAGTCAACCCCGCCATCGGTAACACAAGGGTCCCGGTGATAAGATGACACGCAAGATAGGGCTCACGTACACCTGGACGTTCACGGTTCACGACGCTGCTGGAGCCCTGTCCAATGCTGATGCTCTTCCGGTTGCCGCCGTCTACGAAGACGACACTGATACCTCCGTCGACACCCCTACCGTCGAGCAGATAGGCGTCCTCACCGGTCATTACCGAGTCATCACTTTCGTAGACCCTCTCATCTACACCGCAGACCATTCCTACAACGTCATGGTGACGATGGTTGTCGGCGGAGTCTCGATGGGAGCCAGGGTGGAATCATTCGTGGCTGAGACAGCCAACCAGACTGACATTCTGGCCACCCTCAACTCTCTGATCTCCACGCCCGGAGGCCTCATCACTGTGGAGACTCCCTGGGTCGTCGGCGAACTTCCCGCCGGCTTGACCGTGACCATCAACGTCTACAACTCGGCTGGCCTGGCTGAACTCCTTACGGACCAGATCTGTACTGAGTTCATCGACGGCTTCTACCGCTGGAGCACGGTCAACATGACCACCTACCCCGCCACCGTCGGCCTCTACTACTGGGTGATGAAAGACGACCACAACCTTTATGTGGCCTCCGGGATGGCTGCTATCGGAACTCCTGAGGATGTTGCAGCGGTGGTCGAGGACGCCGTATGGGATGCCGCCAGGGCTGACCACACTAATGTAGACTCCATGGGAGAGACAATGACGGGCCTTGATGGAGCTGTAGACCAGATCGAACAAATCGAGAAAAAGGTGGATGACAACACTGCCTTGATTGTATCGAGATAACGGGGGGCTGGCGTTATGCCTCGGAAAGCTTACAATACAGATGTTAAGGCGAAAGCTGGAATAGTCTAATGACAGGAGATTATCATGAATAGTTCCGACCTTGTACTCAAGAACCCCTTCACCGGTTCGTTGGTGAGACCGCCTCTTCGCTACATAGAGGACATGATCAAGAAGGCCAACGTCACCCTCAACAAGGACCGCAACTCCTGGAACGATGAAATCATATCAGCGTTCAACAACCAGCACACGGATATATCACCAAGCGGTTCTGTTCCTCATCTCGAGCATCGTCACAAGGACTGGGTTGAAGGCTGCAGTGTTGGAGCGATAACCGCTACAGTAGGCACGGACATCCTGCTGTTCCCCGTTATCATCCGTTACGGCACCCTGGCTCCATTCGACGTTGTCCACAGCTTCAAGGATGGCGGATGGCACCATGCCACCGATAATTACATATCCAGCAAGGTCAGGCGCAAGAGTGTCTTCCAGGGCGCCACGCCTCTCCCGACTGAGCTGAAGTCCGACGAATACGATGACAGCGATCGCTGGTCGAACATCTCCGGCATGCGAGAGAACGTCACCCACGAAACCTTCAACCTCAGGGACGCCTGCCTGACCACTCCGGAAGTCGCAGACAAGGTGGCAGCCATCAAGACAGCAGCCTTGCATGAAGAAGCCAGGATGGCCTACACCGATGACTGGGTGAGGCGCTGCATTGATGAAGTCGGAAGCATTGTCGCCGGATCCATGAAGACCAAGACGGCTGCTGACGCCATCATCCCTGCCATGGACTACACCTTCTTCGATGTTGCTTTTGTCAAGAAGGCAGCTCTCGATGAATACCACGTCAAGCTCGGGCGCTCCGGATGCAACCCTGTGATGTCCTTCAAGACTTCCTCGGTAGGTATCAGAGAGCTCTTTGAGAAGTTCGGTTCGAAGATAGCCGAGAAGATCCTCGGTGATCTCGATGAACATCCGGAAGGCATTACAAGGCACATCGGAGAAGCCGGTCTGGATGCCACGCTCGGCATGGACCCCAATAACTTCGCCATGGGCCAGCCTGTCCATGCCTACGGCACTTACAACGTCATGCTCAAAGGAACGGGTGAGCCGGCCATCGGTTTGGTCATACCGGTGTTCGACTGGGATGGCGAAGACAGCAAGTCTGCTTTGTTCCTCAACAGGGACGGATGGTCCATTCAGAAAAACATGCATGGCCGCCGGGCTGCCCACGATATCCTCCCGCCCGAAGGACGCATAGAGCCCGAAAGGGAAGGCATCTTTGTCTATCACTCCAAGGGCCGCGCCATCTGCACTCCCCCCTTGAGGATCAAGACCATGTACACCTGCAAGGCCGGTACCCAGATCAAGGCAGTGGACCTCGGACAGCTCACGAAGATCAACATCATCGTCTCCAGTGACGCCCAGGGTATCATCCCGTTCGGCCCCGAACTCGAGGAGTTTGCCGGCAGCTACGATCCCTCAGCCCGAAATGTCATCATCCCGTCCATGATGGTCTTTACGCCCCTTCCTGAGACATTGGTGAAGGTAGCGACCAAGGACGAACAGATCAACATGCTGCACGTAAAGCTGGCACAGGAGTCATTCGGGGGACGCGGAGAAGGATGGCAGGTCGGTGGACGCTACGAAGTGGTCATCCCCTCTGTGGAATGGCTCCCGCTTCCAGCCGAGTTCAACGAGAAGATAGCCGAAGACTCAAGGATCTCTGTGGAAGCACCCAAGACAGGGTACATCACAGGTCGCTTCCCCGAGATCGGATTCTACATGAAGGTGGCGGCTATACCGTACACCCAGCAGCTTCTCGAGATCATGGCGAAGACTCCCAGCACGAAGGTACAGTTTGCCACCGTGAGGACAGAAAAGCTGGCCAGTCTCAGAGCAGGATCCCTGCGTAACGTGTCGACCATGGTGAAGAACAGGAACAAGGCTTTGACCAAGAAGGCGTGCGAGGTCATCAGGGACGGACTTCCCGCCGACAGCCTGGTCAAGCTGGCAACAGCCATCCCGTACATCATCAAGCAGTCCGGGGACATCTTCACAGCGCTTCAGGAATGCGCCAAACCTGTCATCAGCCACTCCAAGCTCGCGTCTTTCGGTGAAGGCGACATCGACAGAGACCAGGAACAAAGCCTCAATACCTTGTTCAACCTCGGGCTTCTGAACGACCGCAACCTGAAGTACTTCAACGACAAAAGGGATCTCCTGGACGATGCCGAGAACTTCTTCTGCAAACTGCTCATCACCACGAGACTCACCGCCATGCCAATAGAGGAAGAGGCGTTGGAAAACGCATTGGAAGCCATCACTCAGGCCCGGGACGCTATCATATCTCTAGGATATGGTTTGTAAGGCGGGAGACGTTGTTTGGCAACAAAGAAAAAAATAAAGTGGCCATGCGAATTGGCGATAGCGACTTATGCCTACGCCGGCAGCAGTTATGAGTCGCTTAAAGGGGTCCTGAGTACTGCTCTTTTCCCCACGCCTGACGAACATCTCATGGAAGCTTACGACCACTACCGCCGGGAGGCCCAATTATCCCACTTCGACTTCAGGCTCAACAACGAGTTTATTGAATCCAGGGATATAGAGCCGCTCTACTCCTACGTGATCGACGGAGCCTGGGGGATCAACAGAACCCCGGCTTATGTCGATTTTGTACATAGATTCATGAAGACCCTTGACTGTACGAGGCTGAGGGTCCTCGTCGATACCATGCTCTACTACAAGATTCCAGCCGATGCTGCCGAGATCCGGCTTCTGAAATGCTCCAACCTTCCTGAATACAAATGGAATGCCTTCGAAATAGCTTTCTACCGCAAGTTCTTCTGGGACCAGGAGAAGATGTCTCCATCGGATTGGGAGCGCTACTTCTCCATCTATGAGGATTTCAGCCCGTTGTACAACCACATCGAGAATCTTCGAAGAGTGAAGAGCCAGGAATTAGCGTTCGACGCCGCCGGCGTCTTTCAGGGTTTCAGCTCTCAGTTCATGCATGAAGTCACCAGCGAGACATGCTTCATGCAGATGAAGAAGGTATTGAATGGCAAGGAGCCCGATCGCCAGCAGGTCGCCATGGGCTGGGCCAAGACACTGAGCAGCTATCTCGGCAAGAAGACCGAGACAGGAGGCCAGGATGCAGAACTCGCAAGGGCGATCGACAGGGTAAGGGAACTGGAAGACGATCCGATGACACAATCGCCCACCAGCATAGGCCAGATCGAAGGAGATGTCAGCAACTACACCGATATGAGCCAGCTACCGTTCGTCCTTGAGGCCGAGAAGACCAGGTTTGAAGACTACCAAGGAGAAAAGTAATGTCTGCGGTAGAATTCCTTCGAAGGCCTCTGACGCAGATCATTTCCTCCATTCTCTGCATCCCCCCGGGGCCCAAGGATGATTACGCCGTTCCGGTAGGGTTCGATGATCGTCCTCATGACCACGCGATCATCAACAAAGGCTGGAAGCGGCTTCTCCTGAAGACCGGCCGCCAGGTGGAGAAGAGCTTCAAGCTGCTGGGAATGGCCGTGGCCAAGATGGTAGCCCACCCTGGATTCAGGGCAATGTATGTGGCGCCCACTGACACCGACCTTCATACATTCAGCGACGAGAAACTTGAGAGCGTGTTTTCCAACTCTCCGGCAATAAGGCAGTATCTGCTGACAGGTGAAGGCGCCAAGAAATCGTTCAGCGAGTGGAGATTCAGGAACGGATCCACTTACCGTCTCCGAAACGCAGCTCGAGGCGGAGCAAACCTTCGAGGCCCCACGGTGGATCTCTGCGAGTATGACGAGTACCAGCTCATCGGCCCGGGCGTTGTATCGGTGGGAAGCCACATGCTTTCCCACTCGGAGTACGGCTATGAGTTTTTCTCCGGAACACCGCTGACCTTCGACAACCCCATAGAGGCAGACTGGAACAGATCAACTCAGACCGAGTGGTACATAAAGTGCGAGCATTGCAGTGGCGGAGAAAGGAACTACTACAACATCATCGGGCTGCGCAACTTCACCCCCAAAGGCTTGATCTGCGATCGCTGCGGAAGGTTCATCGATCCCCTGCTGGGAATGTGGGTAGACCATGTAGTGGGAGCCAGCATCCAGGGGTTCAGAATCCCTCAGGGCATAGGGGTATGGACCAAATTCCACAAGCTGTACTGGGAAACCCTCAAGGAGCAGTCTGAGAACGTAATAGCCAACGAAGTGCTTGGCTTGAGCTATGACTCCGCGGAACAGTATCTGTCCTTGACGGATCTCAATGCTGCTTCCAGGACGGACATTCACTTGGTGGATGATGTTCCGTTTCCCATGAAGCAACGCAGGACATTCATGGGCATCGACTGGTCACAGAACACCAGGGCCGGCGCCTTTAATTCGGCCGTGATTGGTATCGACGTCGATGGAGTGAGATGGCGACCGCTGTGGATGAAGATATACCCAAAGTTCATGTCGGCCGACGACCAGATGAGGGACATGATACAAGCTCTTGACCGGTTCAATGTCAACCTTGTTGCAGCGGACCACGGATGTCATGGAGATCGGAACATCAGGATAGCCAGGCACATGGGAGACCCGCTCAAGATGATACAGGTGAATTACGTCAACTCCATGGATTACTACGGCAAGTTCATCGAAGACACCAGGGTCCTCAGGGTGGGGCGTACTCCGTGCCTCAGCACATTTAAGTCCGACTTGACTCATCGCGGGAATATCCAGCTCCCCAATCTAGACGACATTCCTGAGTTCATTCCTCACTACACCGCGGAGAAAGTCGAGACCACCCGGTACGGAAACCTCAACTACATCCTTCCTGAAGGCCGTAACGACGACGGTCTGATGTCGACGATCTACGCCAACATATGCCATCGGGTGATGCGAGGAATGCCGGCTGTGGACGATGTTTACATGCCATCCCGGGAAGACATGGAGAACAGAAGCTCGAGAGCCGATGCCTGGTGATATTGCATCGTCTCCGGTTCAGAGTATAATGATTTTGAAGTAGTACACAGGTATTCATGAAAGAGGTACACCATGGATTCCAGGAACGAAATCATAAAGCTCGCCGCCCAGATCATTCTTGAGAAAGAAGCTGGTTGGAAGCCTTACGACATGATGAAAGCAATTTCGGCATTGAGCCGTTATGCAGTGGGGGCAAGCGGCCAAGCCAGGGTGCCAGGTCAGATACCTCCTCAAACATACGACGTCCTCAAAAGGTTTACATACAGATACGGAACCAAGCCTGGATTCTTTGACAAGTTGGTTCTGAAGGCATTAAGCCCCAGTCAGAATCCAGGTGTTACGTCAGCCAACCGACCGATCATACCTAACGACTGGGTGCTCAGGTTCAAAAAGAGTTTCTTGAACAACCCAAAGTCTCCTTTATACAGAAATCAAAGAGTACAAAGCTGGCTGGATGCCGGATTTTAGGAGGAAGGCAATGAAAAAGCATTCATACTTGACTATGGATCTGGCGCCATTTGGAACGAGCAAAGGCATGGAATCAGCAATTGACGACAGCAACCCTTTCTGGAAAGCAACTGCCCGGACGGCTCCGGCCGCACTTCTTGTTTCCGTCTTGACGGAAGTTCTGAAAAAGAATATTAACGGTAGAAATACCGCAAACAGCGGAAAAAACATTGCCCTTAACACAATACTTGGGTCGTTTCTTGGCGGAGGATGGATGTCCATCGTGGCTAAAAACCAGCTCAAGGAAATACTCAAGAACAAAGGCATGAGTATACAGAAGGAAAGTGCCATCAAACTGGCTGCTCAGACCATCCTCGAGAAAAGGGCTGCCGGCCTTCCTTCCAAAAGGCTTGGACAGGGCTTGGACTGGTACTTCGTAACGAGGCACATGGATTACAACAACCCCTTCAGGAACAGCATCCTTCCTACGAAAAGAATGAACATTGCCAGGCCCGGAGCGACTGCTTCTCGCTCGATGCCCATGAGATCCTCTTCCATGCCCAGTGGCATGACCAATGGCATCGCTTCAGGTTCGGCATCAAGGTCTTTGCAGAGATCGAACATCATGTCGAGGCTGTCTGCAGCATTGCCGTTCATGAGGAACAGACCTTCGGTAGCGGGGTCGATAGGAACCACTCCTACCAGGCCGGGCACAGCGGCAACGCAGCCGGCAGCAGCAGTAACAACCGGCACCAGCCGCCCCACAGCCCTGAATTTGCCCGGAGCCAGGAGAAAATGAACCCGGCATTGGTGAAGCTCGCAGCATCGGTCTTGCTGGCCACCGGCAGCTCTTTGGAGAAGAGGGCCGGCGCCAAGCGCTTGCTCAGGCTGGCTGAAGCCTACCGAAAGAATCCATACTCCATGTGGAGTAATCCATCGGATCAAGCACTGGCATTGAAGGAATCTTATCAGAGGGCCATAGACTCGTATGTAAAGAGAATGAACAAGAAAGGCCTTTCAAAGGATGTACTGAGCAGGATGCTGGGGATCATCATACCCAAGGGGTATCTCAAGAGGGTCCTTATGCCTGGCTCTATACCGGGTGAACTTTTAGGTCAGCCTGTCCATCCTCCTTCTCTCATCCAATATGTAGCCAGGGCAGCAGCGAATACCGGTCCATCTGTTCCCGGGAAAAGCATGTCAGCGTTAAAGGAAATATCAAGCTTGTGGCCGCCTTCCTGGAGAATCAGAATATGACCCAAGTGCAAATTCTGGCAATGCTCGAGAAGATGGCCTCGGCCGTGGATGACCAGATCAAAGGGCAGAAGGTAGAGACTAACCCTTCGGAAGCCCAGAAGATGTCAGGCAACTACCCCAAGGCACATATCAGGCTTCACGGCTTGGACATCTCCATCGAGAACCCCAAGGGCTCAACACGCCGCGGCAAATCCAAGGACGGCAAAGAGTGGTCTAACAAGATGCACCACCACTACGGCTACTTCAAGCAAACCGAAGGCAAGGACAAAGACCACATCGATGTGTTCATCGGCAGCAAACCGGAATCAGACACAGCGTTCGTGGTGAACCAGGTCAATCCGGGATCCGGAGTCTTCGATGAGCACAAAGTGATGATGGGCTTCAGCACTCAAGACGAGGCGGAGAAGGCCTATTTGTCCAATTACGAAAAAGGCTGGAAGGGCCTGGGCTCCATAGAAGAGGTATCAGTGGCCGACCTCAAGGTTTGGTTGAAGTCCGGCAAGACCAAGACTCGGTTCAATCCGAAGAGCCTGGCCAAGGCAGCGGCCTGCCGCCGAACAATGGAACACTTCGTTTATCGTAACCATTGCGCTTGCCCCCTTGCCAGTTTCGAGTATCATAAAGGCAGAATGAAAGGAAGAACTTCATGAACTCTGAAATCATAAAGCTCGCTGCTCAGACCATCCTCGAGAAAAGGGCTGGAGCTGCCAGGTTGATGAGGCTCTGGAATCTCTACCAGAAAAAGGGTGGCTACAACGCTATCCCAGACATGAACACAGCCTTGCAGAAGTTCTGGCGGAGAATGGTGCGGTACGGCGGCGGAGATCCGGCTTTGGTGGCAAAAGACTTTCCAAAGGCCGAGCCATTCATGAACAGGTATTTCAGCAACATCAAAGGAACGAGCGGCAGTGATGTTGATTCCATAATACCCTACCTGGCCAGAAGGGCCATGGCCGGCAAGAGAGTTGGGAACCAGAGGTCGGTACTCCAGGACCTCATAGACATAGGTGAAGTGAAGCTGTGAAAGCAGACAAGCTTTCAGTAGGAGCATGATGACATTCACACGGCAGTTTGTAAGTGAGCTGGCAGAGAAGGCCGTAAAGGCCTACATCAAAGACGGCAAAACCCTCAATGCTGCCATAGTCGATATAGCAGCCTCTTACGATCTCAACGTGGAGCAAGTCAAGAGGCTCTGCGAAGCCGTGAACCTGGCTACGAAAGAAGCCCTTGGTTCTCCCAAGGCAGTGTTTGATCTGGCTGACAGTACGATCATCATAGATGAGCTTCAGCCGAAACCGGCACCCGATACGAAGGAGGCCTCGATGAGCCGCCATACCGAGCTCAAAAGCCTCGACGGGCTACGTAATGCTATCTTGGCAGATGGTGAAAGCATAGCCGCTTTCGAGGCTTCGCTGGTCGCACCGACCGAAAAAACAGCATCAATAAAGGTAGAGCAGACCCAGGGCAGCGCGGTCAAAGCCATCTACGACGGTATCTGCGGGATGATGAACAAGGTAGCCCAGGAATGCTACAACGCAGAGATTGATGCCGAGGTGGCATCAGGGCATTTCATCAACACCTTGGTCAAAGAAGGCAATGCGAGAGGAAGCATCAACCATTCCTATTCCGTGCTGTTGAAGCTTGCCGACAACCAGAAGGATGAACTGAGGATCAAAGCCCTTTACCGCAGGGCTTATGAGAAGGTGGCATCCATGTCGGCATGGAGGCGCCCCATAGAGCCTTTGGCCGAGATAACTGTTGACGGCATACCGAACGCCAACTCATCTTTGTTCAAGAGCGTGAAGGGCCTTCTGAAGTCGGCGGAAGAGATCGACATCAGGCGCAGAGTGGTTCAGAAGCTGCAGGAGAAAAAAGCTTCGATTCTCAGGGTCCTCATAGAAGGCAAGGACGAATGAAACAAAGTACGCTGAGGAAGGTAGCGCAGCGACTGCGCTCCACCTTTGGGGAGATCAGGCCTGATGTTGCTTCCACCCCGGGTGCGGGTGGGATCAACAATCTGATGCCTGGTTTTGTCCAGAGCAGCCCTTTGCTCAGCATACCGGCGTCTTTTCTTCCTTACATGTTGTATCAAAAAATCCCTGGTATCGGACACTTGGCAAGGATGCCCCAGAATATTGTAAACAGCAGATACCAGCGTTTGGTCAATGCTCTCCCCGGTCATGGCACTGTTGGAACAGCAGAACTTGCTTCTCACCTCAGGTCGGCCCCCAAGTTCAGCAGGCTCAGTCAGATCGCCAAAAGGTATGGCAGGGCTTCGAATGTAGCCGGAGGCATTACCTATGGAGCCGTCACTGCTCCTCTGTTCGCTTATCTCAACTACGCCATAAACAGGCCCATTATAGCCAGGCATGCAGCTCAGACAGGGGCTGCCATGGGCGCCAGAAATCCGTTCATCAAGTGGAACAAAAATTACGGCGGTCGTAAGACAGCATCGCTTGGAGGAGATATGGAATTTTCAGACATCAGAGAAAGAGCCCTGGCTGGAGCCATATCCCTTCAGCAGGGTATGCAGAAGGAAGCTTTCAACCCTCGTCTCGGATGGAAGACATACGCGGCACTGGCTGCCGCGGCATTTGCTGCTCAGCAGCTCGGCAGGGCTTACCTGATAGCCGAGAGCAAGGTCACCGAGAAAGCATCACGGCAGAGACACTGGGACGCTCTCACGGCCAGGTATCCGGAGTTTTTGAAGGATCCCAGGTACGAGATTCTCTACGAAGACATTCACCGCTTGTCTCCCAGCCTGGCCAGCATACCGTCAACAGCCTCAGTACTGCTTCGCAACGCAGTCGACTATGGTATTGACGGCCTGGACATCAACACAGCGAAGGCCCTTGTTGATATACAGTCCAGGGATCCATCGGCTGTCGCAACCAGCATGAAAATGGAGCCCATGAACATCGCTCCAGCCCTTGCGGGGGCAGTGAACGAAGAGAGACTCATGCAGGAACCCGACACTTTCAAGGCCATCTTGGGCGAAAGGCCTGGCCTCGAATGGAGCGGAAGGTACTGATGACGATGCCAACCGATGGCGGAATGATCAAACTGGTCAACGTTGGCAGCCATGACCCTCTCGGCAGCCCCAGGATGCATCTTTTGCTTTCCAGGGAATCGATGGCCAAGATGGCATCAGCCGATCTGGACAGCACTATGGACCTGTCTGTCATGCCCGACGAGCTTGCCCAGTTCTGGCATGACTGCGACCCCGACTTCGACAAGCATGTCTACACTCACATCAACATCGTGTCGGCCTTCGAGTACTACGGCCCCAACAACAACGGGGACAGCTTCCCAGAGCAGAACATCTACTATGATGGTTACTACAGGACTTTCACCAACGCCCATCCCTTCCTGCTTCATAACAACAGCGATCCAAAGCTGAGTATTGGCAAGGTCATAGCCACGGGCTACAACCTCAAGATGCACAGGATCGAGGTCATATCCAGGTTGGACAAAGACATCAGCAAGTCGATCGAGATCATAGCCAGGATCAGAAGCGGCAAGTTTCCGGATGTCAGCATGGGCTGCGTACCAAAGGGATCAATGATTCTATCTTCCGATGGTCAATACGTTCCCATCGAAACAATCTCCTCTGGTGACAAAGTGATAACGCATAGAGGAGTACCGAAATCCGTCACTACAACAATGGTACGTAAACACCGGGGCAATATTCATCATATCAAAGTATATGGAAACCGTGATCCTCTCATTCTAACAGACGAACATCCCCTCTTGGTTCTGAGATCTGACCAAATTCTATGCAAACCATCTAGTAACGACATAAACCGCGGACGTCGTCAGCAGGTCTGTACTCCAGATAGCCCTTTTATTAAGTCAGGCTGCGTTTCCTGCAAAACACAAATAAAATATAGGCCAGAATGGATCAGAGCTGATGAAGTAGATATAGGTGATCGCCTACTAACGCCAGTACCTACTTTTGATGCTGCAAGGAAATTCTCTGTCGACGAAAGCCGCCTTTTGGGGTACTATCTAGCCGAAGGATGTCCTCTCTATACAAAGGCTGGAACTCCCATGGCTGTGCAATTCTGCACAGGTTTGCATGAGACATCTATACATCAAGAAATACTGTCTTTAGCAGAGCGTATGGGGTTCACTTCTGTCACAGAGCGTGACATCGAAGAGCGAAATGGTAAGTACATCACCATTTATGATCGGTCTTTTACCGAACTATGCATTGAACATTGCGGTGTTGGCTCTACCAGCAAGACGTTGTCATCATCGATTATGGGTGCTGAGGAAGAAAGCCTCCAAGAGTTTTTGGGAGCTTACGCTAATGGAGATGGTGGTTGCTATCAAGGTTCCATCTATCTATCAACAGCATCCTTCCAGCTTGCAAAGCAACTACAAATCATATTGCTTAGATGTATGATGATCTCTTCTGTTAATGTCATAGTTCATAAGCCGGGCCCACGATCTCTGGTACGCAAGCAGACTATAGAGTATCAGATATGGATTGGAACCGATACAGCGTATCGACTTCACCGGTCATCACATATACTGGGAAGATCGAAGACAATAAACAACAAGAGATTCTTTTCCATGATAGACGATGTCCTGTATCTCATTACGCCTGTTGAGGAGAATGAAGTTGTTCCATATGATGATGATGTCTATAACTTTGCTGTCTCTGACGACGAAAGTTATCTATTGGATGGCATCGCTGTTCACAACTGCAGGGTTCCTTATGACGTCTGCTCCATCTGCGGCAAGAAAGCCAAGACCCGGGCCGAGTACTGTGACCACGCGAAGAACCATCTTCTTCAGTTCCATCCTTACAACGACATGGCGAACCGGGGAAGGATCACTTGCGTTCACAACACAAAGCCGACTTTCTTCGACCAGAGTTTCGTCTTCACCAGAGCGGACAAAGGAACCAATGTCATCCAGGAGCTCAACAAGGCTGCCGGCATAGGAACAACTGTATACTTCACCGGTTTCTCTGCCGATGCAGGAGCACTCTTCTTCAAGGAAGCAGCCAAGAGCAAGGAAGCTGAAATAGAAAAAGCTTCCCCTGAAGACATAACCGCCGATGTCTCCGTGGAAAGCAAGGACAAAAAGGAGTCCGAGGGCTACCAGGACGCCATTACTCCGGAGCTTCCGATGGAGACATGCGAAGCACTGGCATCGCATCCTTTCGAGGACATCTTCGATACGGCTGGCTTGATGGGGATGCACGTCATGCCCAAGGAATACGCTGTCATCGATGCGCTCAAAAGCGGTGACAAGCCCAGGGCGATCGTGATCAAGAAGCACGTTACCATCATGCTGTCCCCCAAGATGGCATCGGTGAAGAACGTCCCCATGCGGAGAGTAGCCTACAACTACAAGGTCGCCCAGTTGCTTGCTCCATTCCTGCCTGTCCGTTCTTTTTTACCTCGCTTCGACCTGACAAGGCAGAAAACAGCTTCAATGGAGAAAGTAGCCCATGGCGCCCCCATGGTTTCAAGCGACTACGCCAAACATGTGGTTGCCACCTTCATGAACACCGACTGGCAGAATGAGTTCTACAAACGAGCCGACCTCGTAGTTGCCTGTCAGTCAAGAATAAAGGAGTACGCTGAAGGGAGCTACAACGATAAGGAAGATCCCAAAATCGCAGCCGTCCGATTGGGCGGTGCATACAAGTCTTTCGAGGGGTTGCGTCCCATCGGAAAGTAAGTACTTTAGTTGAAGAATGAAGGAGGTTACAATGCCTAGACCGAGTCTACTGGAATCGCTGATGGCTGAGCCCACCGTCAAGGTGGCGGCCGATCAGAGGTTCGCAGAAATCAAGGGTCTTGCTGAGACCGGCAAGAAAAGGGACGCGGCCACTGCGCTGGTCAAGATAGCCCAGCTCAGTGACTCCGACTTCAGGGCCATGACCGCAGATCAGATCACGTTTATCACCGGCTTTGCCAAGAAGGCGGCAGACACAACTGCCGTTGACGGCAATATCCAGGACAGCGAGAAGACCGAGATCGGTGCCGTCACCCCGGGCCCCGTCCAGGATGATCTCGCAGGCAACGCCACCGGTGAAGCCGTGGCGACTGATGCCAGCACTGCTCCCCTTCCTGCCAATGGTGACGCCAGCAGCGACACCGGATCAACATCAGGGGAACAGCCCGATGAAGGAACCCCTCCGGGTGCCACCGGCAAGAAGAACAAGACCGATGCCCCGGATGCCACTTCCTCGAAAACCACTGAGATCATGGAAGCCGTCAAGAAGGCTGCTCTTTTGGAAGGCATGGAAGAGTACTTCCAGGAGACCATAGGAGTCATCAAGAAGAAGGCCAGCCAGAGGCTCGAGACGGCGATCGACACAAACGAGAAGATAGCGGCTCTCTGCCGCAAGCATGGGCCGGAGACAGTCAAGGCTGTGCTCGAGGCTGCATTCATGAAAGGGATTTCCGGTTAGCAGGTATGAACTCTCTTATGACCGTAAGTCAAGACTCATTTCCAGGACACAGGAGGTAAAAAGATGTCCGACATGAAGAAGATCGCTCAGGCCCTCAAGAACGACCCTGAACTGCAGAAACTGGCCGCTGTTTACAAACAGCAGGGCCGGGCGAAAGCCAGGGAAGCTCTCATCAGGTTCAACAAGATCGCCATGGGCGAAGAAGTTGAAGAAGAAGTGGGCGCCGATGCAGCCAATGACCTGATCAACGAGTCCATCGTCGAGCAGGCCGAGGAAACCCCCGAGCTGGTCCCCGATGACATCGCTGCCGAACTCGTTGGCGACGCTTTCGGCGGAGAAGGCGAAGGCGGCGAGGAAGAACTGGACGACGAGACCGTCGACGCGCTCATCGAAGAGCTCGGTGGCGAAGAAGCCGTTGAGACCCTTGTCGGAGCCCTCGAAGAGAGCGATTCAGGGGAAGAGGAAAACCTTGAGGAACTCCTCGGAGCCCTGGGCGAAGAAGAGGGAACCGAAGACGAAGGCATCACCGAAGAAGACGTCAGAACCGCACACCTCCTTCGCCTGCTCTTCAGGGACTAGCCATGCGGAGCCTGGTGGAAGGAATTGAGAGCGATGTCAGGCGCGAGCTTGAAGCCTCCACCGGCGTTGGTATGTCTGAGCTTGTTAAGGAAGCCACTGATTGTGCAGATCTTCTTGAGAAAATCGCCAAGTCCGGAGACGATGCCGTTGACCGGGCTCTTCTCGAAACATTCAGGGAAGGCTCGAGCAACAAGAAGCGTTCTGAAGAGGTTGAGCAGATCAGGAAGTATCTGAACAGGGCCGGCGTACTGATGGAAGGGCAGTCATGAAACAGATAGAACCAGAAGTCCTCATCAAGACTGCAGCCACCATGAGAAAGCTTGCCGAGAAGATCGGTGCTCTTGAGAAAGAGGCCAGTGACTACAAGTCTTTGGTAGATGGGATCAGGATATGCGAGATCCTTGAGAAAAAAGGTCATCTCGGATGCGACGACTCAATCCCCATCACCAAGAGGGCTCAGGCTTTGATGGGCCGAAGCGACTTTGACAGGCTTTCCAGGCTTGCCGAGCATGGAGGCAAGGCATACAAAACAGCGCAGATGGACGGGGATCAGGATCGAACCACAGATAAGCGTAGCGCCGCTGAAGTACGGTTTGACAATCTGGTTCTCTACGGAAGCAAAGCAACTCTCGAAGACCAATAGGAGGTCGATATCATGATGAAGATCGTGAACAGGAAGAAAATGTACGAGCTGGAAGGCGTCAGGATGAATGACACCGATGCCGACCTTCTCGAAGGCGAGGGCGGCATCATCATAGCCGATGCCGACGGCGAAGCCGTCTTCAGCCTGGGTGCTGATGGCATCACTCCGGGTGAGTATCCCTACATCATCTGGGTCAACCACCAGGACACCGCGACCAGAAGCGACGTGGCGATCACGGGCAAGGCCACCATGGCCAAGGTTCCCATCGAGCTTTGGACCGACATGTTCAAGACTCCCGCCGGCGACCCGTACTTCTCGGGCATGCCCCTGGCCTGGACATTCGACCAGAGCGCCGTGCGTGCAGCCGCCGGCGACACCGCCGATTACGGTGTGCTTTGCCCGGCCATAGAGCTGGTTGACGGCAGCAACATGGCCTTCGTGTACGGAATCGTTCTCGTCCCCGCGGTGGCCGGTGTGGAGAACGGTATGATGAAGGTCAGACTTTCCGACGTGCCCTCCCAGATGACACTGACCTAGAGCGGTGAATGCAAGTGAAACTCAGGCTTTCAGATACGGAAGGAGCTGAAAATGCCAAATGATCCCAGCATCGACAACAGGATCTACAACACTCTCTTCGCGGAGAGGATTGAGGATCCCAGTGAAAGGGTCAAGATAGCTCAGGAACAGAGCGATCTTCTCCGCGAGAACATCCTCGAGAATTCCATCAGGGATGCCGCTTTCGAACCCGACCACAACCCCATCAGGATTCAGGAAGCGCTCGAGAACGACACGTTCTACGTTCTTGACAGGTTCGCACATGAGTTCACCGCCGTCGACACCAACCTTGATGGCGACCCCAACGGTGAATTCATCAAGAACAGGAAGTTCGCAACTCCGATCAGACCGATCAAGTCCCCGGAGTACCACAAGAAGGTCGACGAGCTCAGGATGCTCGATGTCTCCGTGAAAGACGAGTTCAAGGAGAACATCGCGCTCTACATCGCCAAGGTCCAGGACCAGATGTGGCTCAACCAGATCTACGCCGCCGCCGACTACACCGGTTACCACGATGTCGCCACCATCAGCGGCCTGAACAAGCGCACGCTGATGCTCCCCAACCAGTACATCGATGGCGGTGGACCGGCACACGACGACCCGCAGGTTCGTGAGCTGCTCTCCGAGATCACCATCATCCACAAATGGCTTCTGAACGAAGCCGAGACCATGGACGAAACCGATCTCAACATCGGCACCTGGGAGACCATGAAAGAGGGCTGGAAGTCCACCACCCTCTTCGGCAGGCGCCTCATCGTCACCAGCATGAAGCACTTCCCCAAGAACCGCATCGTCTCGCTTACCGCGAAGAAGTTCTGCGGTACCAACTACGTGCTTCCCGATGGCGACACCAAGGTCATGATCGACACCGACCTCGAAGACATCACCATGATGGGCAAGAAGCTGACCGGGTCGGGCGTTTTCAACGTCTACGCCTGCGCTTACGTGGACGTCGAGTTCAGCGAATAAAAAAACGGCTTCACAGGGGGGGCTTCTGCCCCCCCGGCCGTCTCTCAGAGAGGAAACAACAATGTCAGTTGAACGCATGAAAAGAGTGGGACGCACCGACAGACGCTCCATGAGGACTCCGGTTGCCGATCCGCCTGCACGTCCCAAGAAATCCCTGTATCCATCGAGCGTAACCAGGTTCAAGTCCCGGCAGGAAGAGATTGATGCCGAGAAGAACGAGACAGCCGTCGTTGAAAAACCTTCTTCGGCCAACTACTCCGTTCTCAAGAGGGCGAAGAGCCGTGAAGAGATGAAGGCCATCGAGGAAACGATCGAGAAGGAAGAGGTTGACGAAGCCCAGAAGCTCAGGAAGACCACTTCCATAAGTGACCTCGCCGGCATCGTAGACATGGGCGCCGACGAAGAGCGGGAAGAACGCCAGGCGGAAACGGTCGCTCCGACAGAAGCAATCGAGCCTGAAAAGGAGCCCATCGCTCCCGGGGAAAACGATGGCATCATGGACACCAGTGAGCATTTTGCCAAGCTCACCGTAAAAGAGATCAAAGCTTTTGCGGAAGAGTACGCCATCGACATCGACAAGCAGCTCACCAAGAAAGCTGACATCGTGGACTTCGTCACCAAGGCTTTCGAGGCCAGGATAAAGGAAGCCAACGGCGCAGAGCCCTGGACCGAGCTGCTGCAGAAAACCATGGATTACTACGGAGCCATCGTTCTTACGACCAACCAGTAGGGAGAGCACATGCCGGCAAAACGACCTGACGATCTAGTCGGTCGGCTGCGGTCTCGCCTCATGGACATCCCCGATTACAACAACGTGGAAGACGGGGTGGCTTTGGGTGAGGAAGTCATGCACGAAGCGCTGCAAGACGCTTTGGAGGACTTCAACATCGAGACCACTCCGACCACATACACGCTGAAGACGATGCCTGCCCGTTCCATACTGCTGGACTACGCTTTGGCAAGGGTCATAGAGAGACTCATCTTTGTGCTTGTCCATAACGATCAGGCGTATGTAACCGGTGGCGAGATCATGCTGGACTCCAGCCGGAAAATACAGGTTCTCCAGGCCATGAGGGCAGATATCTACGCCCGGGCATCCAAGAGGGCCGAGACGTACAAGACAGCCCAGAGCATCAACAGGCAACTTGTATCTGGGTTATCCATAACATGAAAGTCTACGACGTCAGGGTCCTTCCGCTGCATGCAGACCATGTAGAGATAGAATGGTGCATCGAGGACATTGCTCCCGGTGAAGCCGTTATCACTGTCTCAAGGTCTGAATCCCCGGAGGGACCTTGGACGGAGTTGGACTCAGTACCGCTCGGCGACAACAATTACTACAGAGACTTTTCAATTGATCCTACTCAGTATCTTAGGCGCCTTTATTATAAAGTAAAATGCTCTGTAACCAGTGAGACAACTACTGTTTCGCACGAAAGCGATCCAACCACATTTATGATCCAGCCTATCAAGGCAGCCCTCCATATGGTTAAAAGACTCGAGGCTCTTCTCAGGACTGTAGGAGAGCCGGCTCACTTTTTCATCCGAAGGACCTGGGGGCCTCGTTGCCCCGTCTGTGGACGCCGTGGCGGCGCTACCTCAACCTGCGATGTCTGTTATGGCACGGGAGTCGCTGGAGGCTACTACACGCCTATTTTTGGCTTTATTGCCAAGTCCAACCTCAACAGTACAAGAATGGTTTACGCCGGCGTAGAGATCCCCATTGATTCCCGCAGAATGTGGACGACCAACTATCCTCTCCTCAAGGCCAAGGATCTCATTGTAGACAGCATGGGGATAAGGTGGGAAATAGCCCCTGGCATCAATGTGACCGATATGAAGGGGTTTCCTTTTCGGCAGATATTCACAGGCAACAGGATCCCCAGTGATGACGCCACATACAAGCTGAGCGTTCCTTCTTTGTATGATGCCGTGCAGAAAAGAGAAAACAGGGGATGGAAACAGACAAGAGACAGCAGCAAGATCATACCAGACTTCTCGCGTGAAGAAGACTGATATGGCCACTGGCCTTTTGTTCCAAAACGAGTACAATGAAGGCGTGCCCATTGTAAGCAGTTGGGCCCTGCGGCCCAGAAAACGGAGGTAGAAATCATGAGTGACCGGGACATTTACGCATCTCCACGGTTCCCTGTTGTCAGGGAATCATTCATTTCCAGAAACCAGAGCAACAGGAAAAGGCGGGAGCAGATCGATCTGATCAGCGCCAGCCTTTGCAGTGCAGACGTCGACATGGCCGATGCCGTGGAAGTCGAAGGCGAAGGAATGGTGGTTCCTCTCACATTCAGGTTTTTCAGCCCGTCTCCGGATTACGACGGCACTGAGCTCACCATTGAATGGGGAGATGCCTCTGTAACATCCGCAGTCTTTGATGACGCGATCATGACCGTTACTCATTACTACCGGTCATCCGGCGTGTTCCCCATAAGGATCCGCGGCGAGTATGCCATAGTGACCGGCATCCAGATGAACATCTCCGGGGAAACCCCGGCAGTGGTGAGGTTCGATCTGGGAGTCCTGACAAAGCTTCCGCTGCTGGAGACCCTCCACGTCAACGGCACCCGGACAGTGATCTCCGGAGGAATGAAAGCCCTTGCGGCTGTCAACGAAGGAGCCGGCATCATCTCCCTCTACCTTTCCGGCATACGGTCTTTCCTCGGCACCACGCTGAGGGGAGCAAGCGAGGTCGAAGAACTCTGCTATCTCGACTGCTCCAACAGCAACATCCGCGGCAACATCAGCGAGCTTGCCTTGCTTGAAGGTTTCAGGGAAATCGACCTCGAGGGAACTCAGGTGGTGGGTAATTTGACATCCCTTGGCGGAACGGCATCCGCAGCCCTCACAAAGCTCAACATCGTTGATACCGCGATCGAAGGCGACATTGTCAACCTCGCAGGGTATACAGCGATGACAGACCTTCGAATGGATGGCAGTGCCATTGAAGGCGACGCTGCCGACCTTGCCACATTGGTAGCCATGCAGTTTTTCTTGGCTCATGGCTGCGTTACTCTCATCGGTTCGGCAGAAACAATGACGGCAGCGATGGATGAGCTTCTTGTCCTTGATCTTGGAGGCACTCAGGTCGAAGGAGATCTCGCGGCCATCATTGCTGCAACCCCGCTCAATACCTACCTGGACATCTCGGGGTCCCTCATCGAAGGAGACGTGGCGGATCTCATCGACATGGCGGCTGCGGATGGATACATTTTCGTCCTCGACGGATGCGCTGTGGATGCCTATACCGACGGCGGTGACTGGAGCGGCCACGGTGGATGGGACATGAGCCTCAAGGACCTCGGCCTCACTGAAGCCATGGTCGACGATATCCTGGAAGACATGGCCGGAACACTGGCCGTGCATGCCAACGGAACGCTTACCCTCAACACCGGTAACATCACCACGGGTGATTCAGTGACCATCGACGACGGTCAAGGCATCGAAGAAACCTTCGAGCTTGATGAAGGTACTCAGGCTACTGGATCCATCACTTTGGAAGACCTCGTCGGTAACAGAGCAAATCCCAGTGATGGTGAGATCCTCACCATAGATGACGGAGTCAACGACCCAGTGGTGTTCGAGTTCGATGACAATGCTGCTGTTGAGCCAGGCCATGTTGCCGTAGCAATCACTCCGGGATCATCGGCCGTCCATTCAAGCGGTACGATCAATTATGGCGCTTACCAGAATGCCGATACTGTTCAGGTAGAGGATGGTCTTGTGCCTGCGGTGGTGTTCCAGGTCGATCATGGAGACCGGCCTACTGGCCACATAACCCTTGCTGATATCCCGTCGGCAGGAGATACCATTACGATTGATGACGGCGTCAACCCAGCCCTGACATACGAGTTTGATGACGGCGGAGGCATCATCCCCGGCCATGTTGAAGTACTCATCGCCGGTACTCTCGCCGGGACCAGAGACAACCTTCAAACAGCCATCGATCTGGCTTCTTCATCCGATGTATCGGAAGTATGGGCAGCGTCTGTTGCTGGAGACGACACCATCCAACTCATAAGCAACTTCCACAGCGAAGACGGCAACGTGGCCATCACTTGCTCCGGCGTCAACATCAGCGTCGTAGGCCTTTCCAACGGAGCGGCTCCAGGGGCCAATGTAACCGAAGGCAATGTCCTGATCGCTGTTGAAAGAAGCAAGGCAGATGCAATTGACGGAGCTGCTGTCATATCAGCTCTGAACACGGCGATCAATGCCGCTGGTATCAGTATTACATCGGAAGTAGATGGAGTCGACGACGAACAGCTCAACATCACGCACGACGTTCCGGGAGTGGCCGGTGACGTTCCCATGGTTGAGGTCGGTACAACCTTCGATGTAGTCGGGTTGGCTGGAGGAGCGGACTCGACGATCGGAAACGCTACTTGCGTTGCCCTCAGAGCTGCGATTGATGCTGAGGCCGGCCTGGGGCATCTTGATTTCGATGCAGCCGGAGGTCTTCTCAATGTCTGTTCCCTCAAGAACTCGGCTTACCTCGAGGCAGGCAACGTACTGATGACAACCACGAGCGCCAATCTTCAGCTCGTTGGGATGTCCGGCGGAGTGGATCCCGGGGACAACGTGGTAGCCCCGAACATTCCTGTGATCATGACCGCCAACGAAGAGGAAACGACTTCAAACCTCTGCGATGCCATCAACCTCTCCGCGCTTGACATTGATGCTCTTGTGCGGGAGCTGAGCCCGTTGGTCATCGACCTTGTCAACCAGCACGGTGGAGCAGCCGGGAACGTGGTCATTACTGAAGCAGGTACTTCCATCACCGCTACCGGAATGGAGAATGGTACCGACGACGGTGTCGTGGATCCCTGCTACATCGACCTCAGCGGCAATGCCGTGCCGAGTGCGACAGGCTTGGCCGCTATGGCAGCCCTTGAGATCAATGGCTGGACAGTCGTCGTCGAAGAGGCTTAGGGATAGGAGATCCGGGGGTGACCTGCAAATGGTCGCCCCTGGATCCCTGATCGTATGGACCAGCGGAAAGGTAGTGCTACCAGATGCCTGTGATGACCAAGGAGACTGTCAAGGAGGACTTTGCGGATTTCCTCGAGAGTTTCTTCCAAAGACAGAGGTCGATCGAGATAGGTCCGGGGAAGACGATGGACCTTCTGGCAATTCCGGATAGCCCGGAGAGATCCACTCTGTTTGTCAGGTTCGAAGACTCTCTTTCCCAGGAAACCCTCAAGCAGCGCTCTGCGGTTCATCTTGTGGTCGAAGCTCTTCAGCAGAGAGAACGATATCAGGCATTCCATCAGAACCTTGTACACCACGACTTTAGAGAAGCAAAGACTTCATTCATGTTCTCCGATCTGAGCCCGATCGTTATCCACTGCCTCCACCATGACAAGTTCATCGCCGAGATAGTGGCCAAGTACGTACGCATGATCTTCCGCTTTCACAAGGATGAGCTTTATGCCCTCGGAAGGTACAGAAGCATCACCTTTGACAGCGAGGGAAAAGCGAGTACAATAAAGGATGAAAAGGCAGGAATGGAGTTGGTGGATGTACCGGTGCTGCTCAGAGTCGAGACAAGCGAACATTATGTTTACCATAGAGACGCTCCAGTCGTCCGAATTGAAGTACGTGGGCCTTAGGAGGATACCATGAGTGATTACCGCAGACCGCATATGTCGATGGAGTTCATTGACGCCTCCACCCCCAGGGTGAGGTTTCCGTCGACTCTGAGACTCCAGCTTGTAGGTCACCTGGCCCAGGTTGAAACTGGAGCCTACATCGGTGACTACGACAGAAGCTCTGACCTGGTGGCAGCGATTCCGGACATCATGGATCAGGCAACTGTGATACCGAGCAAAGTCACAGTAAAGATCGTTCTCGACGCCAACGGCAAAGAGGAAATCATACCTGACGAAGACGGTGACAACTGGGAAGTGACGGGAGATTCCATCACGATCAAAGACGGAATCGTGGTCGTGACTTCCGACCAGACCACAACCCCGGTCAAGGACGAAGTGGAAGCTTCCGGAGATCCGGCCTACGACTGGAGAGTCGGAGCCTCTGAGTTCCAGGATTCCAGTCTGGCCGTAGGATTCAGCACTGACACCGACGCCAAGATAGGTGACTACCTGATGCTCAGGCAGTTCTCTATTGGCCATCCCGCTGAAGGCGTTATCAACGCCGACACATACGTAAACGGCAGCATCGTCCACATAGAGGATGGAGAAGGCCATGCCGTCACCTTCCAGTTCGACCACGGCAACCGTCCGACTGGATTTATCCTCCTCACCGGCCTTCCTGCGGATGGAGACACCATTGTCATCGATGACGGTACCGGTGACCCTGCCGTAACGTACGAGTTCGATGACGGTCTCGGCGGTGGAGTGGGACCCGGCAACGTAGCGGTTCTCATCGGACTTGACATACCGGCTACAGTGGCCAACCTTGCCAACGCAATCACAGCGCAGCATGTAGCGGCATCCGATGTCTTCGTGGTCAGCACCCCGGGTGGCGGGTACGTCTACGTGGCGAACAACTTCCACTCGGCTGATGGCGATGTCGCCATAGTCGCAGCCGGCGCCAACATCACCGTTGCCGGCCTTACCGGTGGAGGGATCCCAGGAACCAACCTCACTCCCGGCTATACCCTGGTCGCCACCGAAAGAGATTCATCAGATGTCAACGATGACACCTTGATGATCTCCAATTTGGTTGACGCCATCAACGCATCGACACTCGAAATCGACGCACTGGTCAACGGCGTAGATTCCGAACAGGCCGATCTCGAGAACCAGAACAACTCGGCTGCAGGTAACATCGACATCACCTTCACTGAAACCACTGTAACGGCTTCAGGCATGACGGGCGGAGCTGACGACGGAGTCACTACAACGATCAAGAGGATTACCGCGGTAGCCGCCAATCTTATGGTCGAAGGTACATTGCCGTTGGCAGGAGACAAAGTAGGCGGCGACTTCGACTACTACAAGATCGTAGCCCGGGCAGCCAACGGCGTCATAGACGAGACGGACATGAGCCTTTCCGACGACACCGTTGACTTCTCGGAGATGGAGCTTGTTACCGGTTACTCCATGGTGGTTCTCTACCGTGCTGACGGTACGGCAAGCGATCCCATCTACGTTGCTCTCCAGGACGACGGTTCACTCCTTCTTCTCGGCACGTTCTCCTTGCCGGCGATGATGAACCTTCAGTATGTCGACTACAAGATCGTTCTTCCGGCCAAGGGAAAGGCTTTCGTCGGTTACTACGCCCTCAGGGGGGACCTCAACGAAAGCCGCATACGGGTCACCCGGTCCAATCTGCTCGACACCATGGGCGGCAATCAGGCGATCGTGCCCGACAACCCCATCGCGTTTGGGACTTGGCTGGCGCTGCAGGTTGCCGAGGAAGTCTTCATCTCCTGCCCCGACGAATCCGACCCCGAAGCTTTCGTCGACAACTCCCTCTGCGATGAAACCGAGTGGGCCAAGACATTGACCTACCTGAGGACTTTCAACCGGTACGAAACAGCCTACTCCTTCGTATCACTGGTTCAGAACACACAGATTAACTCCCTCCTGGAACTGTTCGTGAACTGGATGAGGGATCCCGACACCGCGAGAATGGTCTGCGGATACGGTTCGTTCCCCAGGATCTCGGAGAACGTGGCCGTTGACACCCAGGACGTACCGGGCGGCCAGGAAGACAACCTGGTCTTCACCGATATCACTCAGGACTTCGTGGACTCAGAGGTTATTGCCGGAGGGTATCTCGAGCTTTCCGATGCCGATGGAGAAGTGGTTGACCAACTGAGGATCAAGACAGTGGCAACCGACGCTCTCACGCTCTACAGCAAGACCCCCGACGTCGACATGACCGACTGGACTTACCGGGTGGTCAACGCTTACTACACAGCCTACGACGAAGCATGCCTCTACAAAGCCTATGCCGAAGGTTACGCCAACAGGGCATTCCGTCTTGTTTGGCCACACTTCCTCAAGGGGACCTACAGAGGGGCGACTCACACCGTTCCTTCGTACTACTGGCAGGTGTACTGGTGCGCAAGGCTGGCAGCCTCCAATGACGTCGGCATGCCCCATACCAAGGCCAAGGTCAACTTCTTCTTCACCGGCATTGTGCTGCCCGATGACGGCTTCAAGGACGAAGCCACGCTCGACCATCTGATCTCGGGTGGTATCGAGGCTGTGTGGCAGGACACCGAAAACTCGCCCTTGTACAGCATCCATCAGGTCACCACTGACATGTCATCCGTCAATACCATGGAGCAGAGCATCGTTCACCAGTTCGACTACGCTGGTACAGTCCTGATCACCAACTTCGACTCGGTTGTTGGAACCCTCAAGCTGGATGCGAAGGGCATGGCCCTTCTCAACACCATCTACACCGCTTCGAGGAACTTCATCGTCGACAAAAAGGGCGCTCTCCAGAGCTTGACCATGATCAAGTTCCAGGTCGACGAGGATGACAGGACGCTGATTCTTCTGGAAGTGGAGGGGTTGGCAACGCCGCCCTTCAATGGTGGTCACATCAAGATCTATATGGTGTAAGGAGAGAAGCCATGGGTAGCAACCTGCTGAAGGACTGGGAATACAGGAAGGGCTGGGTAGGCCATGACTCGGCGGAAGACTACCTGGGCAAGCACATCAATGCCGAGTCATCGATTGTTTGCGTAGGTGATCCAGTATTCTCGAACAACACCAATCTGGACAGCATCAAAACCGTTGGTCTTGTCCAGCAGTTCGGACACCGCGAAGGCAAACAGATAGGGAGAGGCTTCGAGATCGGTTCTCGTGGCAACTTCCTGGTGCCGGGCCGTGGTGCTGGATCTCTTGCCATCGGAAGGATGCTCTTTGCAGGTCCCAGCCTTCTGAGAGCCCTCTATCCCGATGTTACCGATGAAGAGGCTCAGGCATTCTTCAGGAAGCCGGGTTTCGGATCAGCTTTCTTCAACGTCAACTCCGAGTTGTTCAACAATCCGACAGGTCTGTTCTTCCTGATGTTCGACATGCGCATGCAGCTCTATGCCGGCCTGTTCTTCGAGGTGTGCTACATCTCGGGGCACAGCTTGAGCATGACGAGCGGAACCAACATGGCAGCCGAGAACGCATCGATCATGTACCAGGAGATCTATCAGGTCGACCCGGGCTTGATCGAAGGCTAGGAATGAATGATGCCCCCGTCGTTTGTATGGCGGGGGCTATCTATTCAGGAGGTAATGCCTTGAACTATGACAATATCAGACGCCGTGACGTGAGATAAAGAAGCGAGGCGGGAGCCTGTAACTTCCGCCTCGAGTCGTTCCTGAATCCCCCGAGATTCTCCAGAAAGGAGTTTCTTATGCCTAATGTACTTACGCAGCAAGAAGATGTCAAGAAGGCATCAACAACAAGACAAATCAAGGGCGTTAAATGCGAGGTCTTCTCGCGGATCGTTGGCTACTACCGACCGGTCCAGGACTGGAACAGAGGCAAGCAGGAAGAATGGAAAGAACGGCATAACCATTCCGAGAAGGACATGGTTGAAAGCTTGCTCCGCCTCTAACCCTTGGTTATATAAGCAAAGGCCTTTTGGCCTTGCACTCCCCGGGCGCCCCGGCAAAACCGCCGGGGCGTTCTGTTTCTCAGCAAAGACTCTTCTCTCCAAAAACTACTTTAATCAGGTATAACTATAAGATAGATAAGATAACAGTACAGGTACCTGGAAGCAGGTTGTCTCTTTTTTTTTACTTACCTCATTGACTCTCCCTTGCTTAACGACCATCTTACCCTTGCACTTTCAACACAGGGAGGGATTATGCCGGAACTTGGTAAGACCAGCCTGCTGGCGTCGGGGTTGCCTCTAAGGGATGCCCTTGCAGCCGTCAGTAAGGACGTGGCATCAAAAAAAGCAGAAGACACGAACACTGATGAAGAAAACCAGGCTATTGCCAAAATACTCACCGGACAGCGCGTTTACAGCGGAGACCAGATGGTTGCCAAAAGCACCACCATGGAGTTTCAGTCGCTCTTCGGAAAAGAGTTCACTGCAGCCAGGCGCTTGGCCATCACCAACTACAAAGATGTTTTTGATCCCGATACCAAAAACATTATCCCGGGGTCCAAGCTGGAGATAGATGGACAGGCCGAAATGATCTACATCATGGCCTTGTCTCTGAGAAAGATCAATGACGTTCTGGTAGAAGTCCCGGCAATTCCTGCCGCCGGATCGGATCCCAAGGCCGGTATTGACTTCGTTGCGAAGCTGAACGACACCGCCAAGGTCATCGCCGATGAATGGCATCCCGAGCTCAAGAGAAACGCTTTTGCAGTTCTCGGCGCCTTCATGAGCAAGATCGAGTCCCTTTTCAAGGTGAAGGCACTCGATTTTTTCTCCGAACCCCGTACGGATTCTACCTTGGAGAAGAATACCGCGGGGGAAGATCAGGGATAGACAACGATCTCCAGCTCAAATTTGCTGTCTTTGCCACGCAGAAATACCAGGAGAGGGAGTATGTCAAGGCTATGTCTGCAAGCCCCAGGATGACTCCAGAGCTGGAAGCGACAGTCAGAGAGAAGTTTATGCCATGGACTTCTTACATTATATCGGCGACAGAGCTTACGAATGCCGTGCTCAATTCCAACCTCATGGGAAGAAACATAAGGATCAAGGGATTGAACGCACCGCTTGAAGGTGGACTACCTCCGTTCCAGAGGCTTGAACCCGGAGAGGCTTCGCGTATAATAAAGGAATGGAGAGAGGAAAAACCAAGTGGCTGATACCTACCCAATGGGCTCAGAGCTTAATCGGGTGAGTCAGGATCTTTACAGTTCTTCCGCGATGGCCAACGACCAGATGGCCCCGGCGGAAAACATCATACGTCCCCAGAACCCATATCAGAGTTCGCGCACCGAATCATACCAGTCCAATATGATGCCATCCATGGAGCTCATAGGAGCTTTGGAGGCTTCCAGTGCCATGCGCGAAGCAGCGCTGGCAAGGCAGGACAAAGAACTCATGCTCGAGCTCACTACAGGGTTGGCGGCAGGAGCGGTCAGCGCTTTCGCCGGCGGAGGTATCTTGTCTCTGCCCATTTTTGTTGCTGCCGATGCTTTGATGAAAGGTATTGCTGAAGATCTCGGTGTTCTTGACCAGCCGCCGGTGGCAACATGGGACAGCCAGATGGAGGGCTTGATAGGTTCTGCAGTGCATCAGTTCGCTTACGAAGGCCCCCGCACCTTTGGTCAGTCGAGATCCATCACAAGGGCTGATGCCCAGGGTTACGGTGAGGACATCTATGCGAGAATGCAGGAAGGCGGATTCCAAGGCGTAGAATTTGGCCGCATGATGCAAACCATGAGCCAGTTGGGCGAGTTTGACGACCTGTCATCGCTCGACGACCGCATAGAAAAGACCTTGGCCACTCTTGAGAAGTTCAAGGAGTTCTTCAGACAGACCGGCATGGGGATCGAAGAAATGGGCCAGTACGGTCAATCCCTTATATCGGCCGGTACCGGTATCACCTTTGGTGAGATGGGCGGCTTCATCTCGGGTATCCAAAATCTTTCTCAGGCTTCTGGAATTCCGGGAGAGCGGCTGCTGTCCGAATCTCTTGAAGCGATGGGACCATGGAACGGGATGGGTTTAAGAAACATTGACGTGGTTACATCCATCGCCACCAACATAGCCAACAGTGACATGGTTTACAGAGCCTCTGGATCTCAGACAGCATGGAACCAGGCAGGTGGATTCGAAGAAGTAGGCCTTGGTTATGAAGCCCGGGGAGCTGCTTTCATGGCAGATCCTTTCATGCTGGGATGGATGGGTGTTTCGGGCGCCGGCGGGATGGACGAAATCCTCTCCGGTGAAAAAAGGCCGGAGTCGGTCGGGACTACTCTCGAAGGCATGTCAAGAGAGGACCGTCTGCTTGCCCGTCATAGAGGCGCCATACAAGCCTCACAGATGCCTGATCAATGGGGGGACGCTTATGTAGGCCAGTTGTTGGGAGGCCTCGAGAGACGGGATATAGACGACCCCATTGCCCAGTCCATTGAGCTGGCCGACCAAGGCATTTACGACAGCCCTGCTGCTGCCCTCGCCAACATTGACAATTACAGAGCACGGACCGACCCTTCGTACGATATACGTGCGACATTGGCTACCGCTCAGGGAGCCTTCCATAACCGGGCTTTGCGGGAAGAATCCATGATCGCCCGGGACTTGATGGTATCATCGGCCATGAGCACTGTGTCCGGGGCTGGATTCACTGCTTCTCAGTTGGATCTTCAGGCTGTAGAAGGATCATATGCTACCGATCTATTGATGAAGATGGCTGATCCTGCTTATGCTGGAGCAGCAGACTATCTTCCCGCACTTCAGGCTGGTGAAGCAGGAGCAGCGGGATATATGGGCAACAATTCCATGGATGCCGTAATGCTTCTCCGCAGCGCCAACAGATGGGTATCAGATGGAACGATGACTTCAGATGAAGCGATGGAATTACTGCAGCCGTTTGCCGGCGTTGGATCCACCAATACCATGGGTACAGGGTTTGGTGATACCAGTCAGGCTCAGTCCGTGATCAATGGTTTCGGCGTTGAAGACGGCCAGATTGTAGCGAATGTTACGAGAGAAAAAAGCGCTTTTGAAGTATATGCAGATATGTGGCCTGGTCTGCAGTCCGGACAGTTGGCAGCAGGACAACCATGGTCTGAGCGGGTGAGAAACTCCTCTATTCTGAGCACCATAGGCGGAGCAGGGCGTTGGGTTGATTCACAGGTTACTGGGTTAGTGAAATGGGGAGTAGATGCTAATGATTCTGTAATGAGAATCCTTGGATTGGAACAAGGGGCAAACAATGTTCAATCTATTTTCAACAGTCGTTTTACATCTACTGAAACAATAACGGCAGGATCCGCTGTCAATTATGTTCTAAATGGAACGGATGCACCGCTTGGTGAAGTTTTGGAAGATCTGAATGACCGGTCAGTGGCTCAAGAGCAGGCATTTGCTCCTGGTGGTTGGTTCGGAGCGTCCCGTGATGATGCTCTTATCCTTGATGCTTTGAATACCAGAGGTCAGTTGGGCGTTATAGGTAACGATGAAGGCGCCGGGTTTGCTTTCACACAAGCGCAGAGGTCCTTGGAGTTTGCTCAGCAGCAGTACACTCCGGAAGCCATGCAGAGCGTTTCAGAAATCATTACCTCAGGCGATCCGGAATGGAATGATCTCAAGAGAAGAACCATAGATTCGAACAACGCAGGAGCATGGGATGCCGCTACCAGGGGTAGAAGCTCAGGCGATCCAAATGAAAGATTCGCCGCTGTAGAAGCCTATGTACAACAGCTTTATAACAAAAGCTGGGATGCATTGGATCCCAATACGCAGAGAGCTGTCAATTACTACATCGGTTCCAACTTCCCTGAATGGGGCAACTTCGATGACGACGTAGTGGCTGCTGGAGCAGAAAATCTGGCGGCAACTGCGAGACAGGCCGTTGACCAAAGCACTGAAGCCAGACTGACTGGAGTAGATCAAGGCGCAGTAGCCCAGTTTAACCGTACCACGCAGGTCATGGGGCTCAGTGAGGATCAGGTCCAGGAACTCAGTAGATATGGGTTTGCTTACGAGACCATGAATATTCTGGAATCCAAGAGCAACAGGACTGAAGCAGAAAATCAGCAGTTGGAGCAGACCAGGGCGCTTGTAAACGAGATGGAGCGTAACGAGAATTCTTCGTTCGACCAGGGGATCCATTCCGCTTACATAGACAAAGGAGCCGCTATCCAGGCTCTTGGCGGTCAAGTTCTTCCAGGAGAAGGCTTTGCCGGGGCTGTAGTGGCAAGCAGCTCTGCTGACCTTATACAAGCTCGTTCTGAAATAGTGGCGGGGATCACAACATCCAATTCGGGAATAACAGAAGACATGGCGAATGCAATGTTCGCGCCTGGAGGGTACAATAATCTGGACGCCAGCGCAAAAGCAACGATTGCTGCAGCAGATCTTCCTTCCGGCTTGATGGACCTTTTGGAAAAAGAAGGCGGATTTATTACTCATGCCCAGGCCCAGGAACATTTCAACATTCAACTGCAGCCCAGTGAGAACGTAGAGACGCCTCTCAGGCCAGGCCAATTCAGGCTGACAGAAGGACCGGGAACCGATGGAGCGCCCAGAGGAACATCTCGCGGTGATGCTGTGTTTTCGTACATAGTGAACTGGGACGAAGGATTTCTCCCGGGTTGGTCACCTCCTACTAATGACAGCGGCGTTGGCGGAGCAATGGGAGTAATAAGAAGATTCGTGGGAGGAAGTTAATGTCAATATTTGGAAATATAACAGGCTTTATAGACCAGCAAGTAAGCAGCATCTCTGTACCAGCCGGTTCCAACCTATCAGAACTGCAATGTAAAGATGCGATTATTGGCAGGCTGACGGTTAGACAATCCGCTGGTACTCTTGTCAATGACACTCTTACTCATCAGGACAACATAGACGCCCTTTTTTCATCACCTCCTATACTTGGAATGCTTTTTCAAACAAGCGAATATCGGCATTCAAATTCCGTTGGTAATGGTCTTATGTATGATTATCTTGTTGACCAAGGGTTAGAATATATAATAACGGACCAGCAGATAAGGCAAGATAGAACTTATATATATCCAAGAGAAGCTTACACTGTCGAAGGTGGATCCTTGGGCGGCAGCGGAGGCCCTGGAGGCATAAGAGCCTTGGATCCCGAGCTTATTGCCGGTAACCTTTATGAAGGCCCCGAAGTCGACCAGAGAAAATTCGACATCTACTACGCCGTTCAGGCCGGTTTCCTTCCGGCTCGTCGTCCCGGTATCCACGGCGGCATCGCCATGCATCCGGAACGCTACGCCACATTCAGGATCATGAGCATCGATGGCGAAGTCATCTACGCCACTACCAACATATCGATAGAAGACATTCAAAGCTCCAGGAAGGAAAGCGTCAACTTCACACGCTCCACGGAAGGATACGTAGGATCGTTCAGTGAAGAAGGCCCCCAGGTATCCACCGTCTCCGGTAAACTCATAGACTGCCAGAACTTCGACTGGATGCGGTCATGGGAACAAGTCTACGACAAACTGGCTCGAGGCAGCGTTTTGGCCAGAAGGAAGTGGAGAGTCTACATTCTCTACAAGGCGACCATCATCGGCGGCTATCTTCTCAATTTGAACCTGTTCGAAAACGCCGTCAGAGAGCCGGAGGTTCCATTCAGCTTCCAGATGTACATAACCGATCGCATCCCATTGCCGAGAATGAATGTCTATTCTCAGAACGGACAGAACTTCCAACGGTTCAAAGGAACTTCCGAGCAGTTCTACGGGCAGATCGGAAAATTGGTGGGGTCGGCCGACACCCAGGGATTGCTCCAGACCGGAGTAGAGTATGCCCTTCCATCGAAGCCGTTGGATCCGGAAGGCTCCGCCACGGATGCAGAAGCAGCGGGAGAAGTGGTATCCGCTGCTGCTTCGGATGCTTTGCAGGGAGAATCCTGATGAGCCAGGCTGAGTTTAGTCCGAATATCCGGCTCACTGCGCTTTTGGAAGGAGTGCCTCTACCTGTTCTGATGGCCCAGTTTTCATTCAAAGTCGATTCGCCGGCCGTCATCAGCCTGACTCTTCCGTATGTTCCTCTGTTGGACCCCATTTCGCATCGTGTTTTCAAAAGCGTGGATGGCGGCGTTGATGATCAAGGCCTGACCATTCTGAATGACATCGACCTCAAGGGAGTTCAGCCCGATACATACGTTCAGATCTTCGCCTATGACGATTTGACTGATATAGACCAGTTCGTAGTGGAAGGCCGTCTGTTCGGGAAAGTCACTCAATCCCATGTGGGCCCCCAGCATCTCATGACTATTACAGCCGCCGGGAGTGCCAACTTCATGAGCGAGTGCCATCGTTACATGGTAGACCGCGGGAGCAGCATGGGGCTGGAAACCTCCGACTGGAAAGACCAGCTCGGTACGCTTTCCTACAGCGACCTGTCTGCCAAGCTCAAAGAAAAGGGTTTGGCCGAGGGTTTGATGGATATCCTGAAAGATGCCGGCCTGAATACCACCGAGCGGCTTCACATACTCTGGAGGCTTCAGCGCCTCGAGAGAAGGATCAACATCGTATCAAACCCCAAAGCTCTGGGGTATTTCGAAGGCTCAAGGCTTGAAAAGATCCTGGAGAAGACCGTCAACAAGATGACCGGTACGGCGCCGGTGTCCCAGCTCCTTTTTACTATTCTCCAGCTCCTCGATTACGAAGTATTGAATATCCCCTGTCCGTCATTCCTTAATCCCAAGTTCGACAGCGAAGAGAAGACGATCAATGAAGTAGTACTCGAGAATCCATACGATGTGTTGGTCGGTGACCTTCTCATGATGCCAGACATAGGGCAGTTGTCGCCTCCCCCGAGGTTCAACGTGATCTTCACGTGCGACTACCAGGATTGGCAGCACAGCATCGATTTTGGAGAGATCCCCACGAGGATGATCGCCCGGGTGGGAGGACGCGGAGGCCTGCAGACCAACAGCTCTACTCAGACCACCATAATCCTTCCCCAGGAACTCGAGGACGGCATCAAGGCGACCGAAGGCGAGAATGTCTCCGAGAAGAAGAAAGGCCGTTACTTCAATCTGCCCCAGGAGCGTTATTCAGGAGTAGTCCACCACAACGCATCGCTCAACCGTCCTGAGTACGTGGGCGACATGGGCAGTGAATACATCAAGCAGTACATGGAGCTGCAGTATTACAAGGCCCAGCACGTCCATCACACTTCTCTTTCAAGCAACTTCCTCAATTTCTCGGTTGTCCCCGGGTTTCCATCTCTTGTCCTCGCCAGGAACGGTCAGCATAAAATCGGACGTCTCGCAGGGGTGACGATGTCTTATGTCGCTGGCAGCAGCCAGAGGACAGACTATCACTTCGACGGCATGCGGCCTTATCAGGAACCAGTCACCGCAAATGAAGGCGGCGCCTGGCTTGAACACAGGTTCTTCGCTCCCGAGCATATCGGGTCTTACCTGTACCCTCGGTTGGTCGGCCTGCCCTTCGAAGACGAGATACCCAGAAGCAGGGAAGCTGAAGATACCTACAGCGACCTTTCCATCCTGGCCCATCTTCTGGTGGCAGACATGAGCGATGAAGACCTACGGGCCGCCAAGGCCGATCCTTTGGCGATAAAGAACGCCACCGACAAGCTCTATGAGATGTATAACCTGTCTCCGAACAAGTTCGCCTTTGCCCGGGCATATGGAAGAAGAACACCCATAACGAAGAACCAGTGGCTCTCTGATTTCATGAGATGCAAGTGGTCTCAGGACGGGAATATCGCCCTTGGCGGGGTGAGCATCAGGACATCGGCGGTGTCCCTCGAGGACATGGGCGACCTTGAAATAGGAGACAAAATCCCCGACGATGCCAAGATAGCCGGATGTTACATCAGGGAACGCCAGGAAGTCTATTTCGAAGCATATTCCTTCTTCCAGGAAAATTGGAATGTTCCTGTGGACGTAACGTATTTCGACGGCGAGGTATTGAACAGCGACAATATAGACAACCTCGTCAAGGAAGCCACCAGGAACCTCTTGAATGGCTCAACCCAGGCTGAGGAGCTCTAGCATGGCCAGAGACGAAGATCAGCTCGCTTTGTGGCAGCAATGGCAGGGCGGCGACGAAACAGCCTATGAATCCCTGGCAGAGTCCTTGGATCCATTGATCCGAAGCTACATCAGCCGTTTCAAAGGATACCCTGTACCTATGTCCGACATCAGGGGAAGAGCGTACATCCTCGCCAGAAGCGCCATGGAAAAGTACGATCCAGAGAAGGCCAAGATCAGCACTCATGTCATGTCCAACCTCGCCCCGCTGCAGAGATACGTGACGTCCAGGCAGAACCCGACCTATCTCCCCGAAGGAGTATCATCTCTGTTCGGTCAGGTCAGTAAGGCCAACGAAGACTTCTTCACCGCCAAAGGCCGGTATCCGAACATCACTGAGCTTTCGAAGGCAACCGGTATTGATGAAGACACGGTGGAGCGGGTCAACATGGGCATTCAGCCGACTACTCTCATCAGCTCGATAGCAGATGAAGCTGAGACCGAAGCCAATGTCCATGAAGCCATCCGGTCCCGGAACATGGACAATCTCCGGTACTACAGGGCGGAGCTGAGTGGCAAGGAACTCAAGGCGTACGATCTGTTCGTACTGGCCATGAACCGCGGAGAAGAGATGAAGCCGGCCGAGGTGGCGGCCAAGCTCAATGTGAGCATCGAAGACGTTTACAAATGGCGGAAGAACTGGAGCGCGAGGCTGCGGAGTGTCTGAGGAACTTGTCTCAACGGAGTGCCAAGAACCAGTTTTGCTTTGCGACGGTCCACCGGTCGGGGGAGACCTTCGCAAGGTAGCTGAGATGATGACCAAAGTAGCGGGTGATGCCTGCTTCTATGGCTGTTTCGTGGCTTCCCTGTACTCATCAGCCACCACTCGGTATGCAGGCATACAAGAGGCATTGGCAAGTGCGTTGAACGGTGTCATCACTTTGGGCAAGATCATGCTGAGACAGCCTCTTTTGTGGGCGGGAGAATCCAAGGATTACCTCGAGAATCTCATCAACGATTTTGTCTCATTCGCTTCCGGAACTGTAAACCAGATATCCGAAGCTGCGAAGGGGAAATCTTTCAGCGACATCATGTGGGTCATGCTGAAAACCATGGTATGCCGTTATGCCGAGACCATTCTTCTCGCTGCAGTCCAGTCTTTGGTGAACAAGATGCAGACTGAGCTGCACAACAGAACCATCATCCTTGGGAATATCCGCAATCTGCTCTCCACCCTCGAGGGTGACATCAACGATCTTTCGGAAACCGACTGGTGGAGAGAATTCGTGAAAGCCGTAGTGGCTGCCGATCTCAACTTGAGGGTGGCAGAACAGGAAACCTACAGAGCCCATACCAACGCTGCTTACGGCAGATGGGACAACAGCCAATTGGAAATGGTACAGTGGAGGATCCTGACGGCCATCCAGAAGCTGGCGCCCCGGGGGCTGGTGGGTGACCTTCTCGACATGTTCACCAGCTTCATGAAAGACCATGCCTTCGACCCGTTGGATCCTGCTTTCTTTCGTACCAAGCTGTCGCAGACCCTGGATTCCATAGACAGACTGGGCGATACCCTCACCGATCTCAAAAAGTGGTATGACTGCCTTCTGAAAACGACAGTCAGGCTGCAGTACTACAAAGAGCTTATCGTCCATGCAGAAGGCGCCCTGCAGTTCCTGCAGTCGAATCAGTACACCGGTCTGGCTCTCGATGTCCTGTTGAGCGACAATACCCTGTGGTTCGTTGGAACAAGGATCAGTGACATCAGGGCCGACATGAGGGACGTCGTTGAGAACAACCGCAGATCGAGCGCTCCCATCCACTCCGCCGCATGGCGTAACGAGCTGCAAGGCTTGTTCATGATGCTCAAAACACTGGGCCAGCTTCCTCAGCCTTTCGGAGTGAGTTCGTACGCGACCAACCAGGAGGCTACCTCCGACCTGGCGTACATCATTCATCCCCATACGCCCAACGACGGGTTGAAATCCTTGTCCGAAGTCAACTACAGTGTTTCGGAGATCCAGCAGATTCTTTCCAGGTTGATGGCCACCACGGCCGACCTTTCTTCATTCTTCCTGCGGCATGACCAGTGGGCATTCGAGCTCAACAGGATCAAGACGGACGTGAATGCCATATCCAATCGGGATGCCCAGATGGAGAACATGCTGAACCGGTTCTCCGGGTATGAAGACGAAAAGTACGATTACGTGATTACGTGGCTTGCAAACGCCGGATGGAGCGCACCGTTGAAGATGCTGGAGTCAGGTTTCATCCCTGGCTTTCTCGAGATGACGATTGAATCGGTAGTAGCTGGAAGCACTGTCGCCCAATGCCTTTCCGGAGTATTATCCAACATGGGGGAAGACGAGATAGCTCCGGGCGAATCGAAGGGTATAAGGAGACAGGTGGAGCAGCTTTATCAGGATGAAGCCGGAGCGTCTTTGGCCAGAGCCAGGTCGGCAACCATGCTTCCGGCTCTGCAGTTCCAGGCACTGGCCGGTCTTCAGAAGCGCTTGGATGAGTTACAGGGCAACATCGATACAGCTTTGGAAATAGCCGAGAGGGTGTGCTGATGAAGGACATCATCTTTGTCCAGAAGGTGATCAATACCGACGGCACCATCACAGCAGACATGAGTATTCATCAGACATTGGGCATGTCATCCTACGGAGAGGATGTCCTGGACCAGATCATTGTTAAAACACTGTTCACCACCAGAGGCAGCGACAACATCATCCCCTACGGCGTGAATCTGATGAACCTCGGCAAAGGCAGCAAAAGCGCCGATGTCAGGGCGGAGATAGCCTTGTCTATAAAGCAGGCTGAGTCTCAGATAAAGGCGATGCAGAGAGGGCAGGGCTATCCGGATGACATGCTTCTCGATTACCTCGTACTCAGCCCTGACGAAGCAATAACTTACAAGGAAGAACAAGGGATCTGGTTGATACCTTTGAAAAGGAAGAGTGTATCAGGAAGGCTGCGGCCCCTCACTCTTTCTTCGCCCGGAAAGGTGATAGCTGCAAATGGTCAATAACATCATCAATTTCATTGTAGGATGGCTTAAAGAACATCGGCCCAAGATAGCGTATGCAAAGGGCACAGGCGTCTTCGACTTGTTCATCCACGCCGTTGCCGAGATCCTTGATTACGTCTACAGGCGCATAGACGCCATAGCGGCTGCCACCAATCCAGCGGCTCACAACGACATGTCCGAAACTCAGCTCGATGCCATAGGAGGCATGGTCTTCCTCCCCAGAAACACCGGGGGCTTTGCCCGTACCGTACAGCGCATCTATTTCTCTTCACCCTCCAGAATCGTAATTCCCGTCGGGTGGAGAGTGGGAATGGATCTGATTTTCGCCACGACTGAAAAGCACGAGTTCAGCGCATCTCGTGTCCAGTCTCAGCGCATCGGCAATGAATACTACATCCAGTTCACTGTTCAAGCCATAGCGCAGGGCGACCAGTACAACGTCGATACAGGAATGATATCGGACATCAAGGATCCGCTTTACGCTCAGTGGACCAGGACGACCAACATCGTTCCGGCAACCGGCGGAGTTATACATGAAGACAACGAGGCTTACCACGCCCGGATGTCCGAGAGCGTCAATACCAGGGACCTTCTTATCACCAAAGGCAGCGTCCGCACTACCCTCATGAGGCTTTTCCCGAGCATCGATGAAGTACATGTTGAAGGCAAGGGAGACCCCCACATGGAGAGAGATATCCATTTCGGCCTGACAGGGCCTGGTGGATTCGCCCCTTACTTCGCAAGTACGTTCATACACAAGATCAGCGGCAGTATTTCATCAAATCCCAACGAAGCCTACAAGTTTTCTTCCGAGGTCGACATCGATGAGATAACCACTGAAATGCTCGAGAATGTAGCTGTTGAACTAAGCACAGACGAGTATCGACAGATAGCCGTGCTTGATCAGATACACTTCACCCATTACTCCAGTCGTCTTTTCTCTGATTTCTTCCCCAGCACCAAGCGCGACTTCAAGCTTCCGGACTGGGTGGTTTCCGACAGCGGTCTTCCTTTTGGACAGAAAAGGTATGATGATAGCGTATATGAGCAGCAAGGGCTCAGAATGGGCAAACCCGACTCCACAACCAGTGCGCCGGTATAGGAAGGGAAGCGATGCCAGAGCAAATCCTTAGCGAAAGCGGCGTAGTTACTGGGTATGAAGACGATGTTATTCTTGATCCATCTACGGTGCCAGAAGAACATCGTTCATCCATCTGCATCCGAAGGCTTGCCGGTAAACTAGACCCGGGGACAGGCGAGCCGACCTTTGATAACACAGGCATCAGCGGGACTTTCCGAAGCAATGATGACAGGACAGACCCTTTCATAGCTTTCATCACCGCCAATCGCAATGCCGTTGAAGACGGATCGATGATCTCCCATTATTACGATGGTTCCGGAATAGCTATAATGACAACCACCGCCAAGGGTGTCGCTGATGGCAAACCCAATATCTTTGTCGTGGACAGCTCTTTGGCCCGTAAAGATGTCGTGCTGGAGAACGTACTGCACACCGGATGGGGCGATTACGCTTATCTGGCTGCGATCACGAAGGAAATCCTGCCGAACACCAATTACAACTTTACCCTTATTTTCAGGGACAGCGGGGCCCTCGAGTTCAAAATATGGGAAGCCGGAACAGGCGAGCCGGCAACTGCCGACATCTCCTATGGAGCCCACAGCCTTTTGAGCGCCGGCGAATACTGGGGTGTAAGCCTCAGCGAAAGCGGATCATATCAAGCCACATGGACAGCCCTTCATCTCCACAACATCGATCCCAGCTATTCAGGGAACTACTACAAGATGAAGACCGCCGGTTTTCCAAGCCTGTTCAATGTCGTAGTGAATGGATGGGGTGACCGCTTGAATGATCCCGGGGCGTATGGGATACGCCTCTACGTCAAGAACTGCATCACTGGAGCTTGGGTTTTGCAGGACTCACACACCTTCGGCCCCGGCGAAATCGAGAACTGTTCCTTGAGGGCTGACGACCTTCCCATCACTGTTTACTCGGATCTCGACTCCACTGCGCACATTATGGTAATGAGCACCCTTATGAGCGATTACGCCAGCGGATACGATGCCAGAATCATCATAGACGAAGCGAAGCTGGAATCATGGAGTGACAGCCGGGTTCATGTCGGTGGATACGGAGACGCCTACATCCATGAGAAAACAGGTCTCGAAGAAGTATATGTCGACCTCGAGAACATCGACATTCAGGAGTGGTTCAATTCTTCAAACTCCAAGATAACCGGAGACCTTGTCCTTCCGGTCGCTCTCATCAAGGGCATCGAAGTCTTGGACGGCAGCATGGAGCCAACGGGTGTATTCCTTGACTCACTGACAGACTGGACCTTCCATGTTTCTGAGTCAGCTCTCAGAAACTCTACAAGGGAGAACAACTACTTCTTGTTCACTCCGGTCGGGATCAACGTCAGGATCCACTACTTCACTTTCCCTACGATACTTCAGGCTCAGTCCGTTACCGAAGAGCTTGCCAGGGAAAACGTAGTCTATGACTTGCTTATCAAATCCATGACTGTGTATGAGACGTTCCTGGATATCACGAGAGTCTCCGACAACATGCCCTATGAAGACCGAGACTTTCTGGTGAACTGGATCAATTCAGAGCACCATGCCGAGTTGTCCCATAACAGCATTGAGATAGCTCTTCAAGGGAATGAAGGCGTCAGAAACGCAACTGTCAATCAGATCAGAGTGTTGCGTCACAACCAGGACGGAAGCGTTGACGAGATCATAGCCGACGAATCATCTGGTTGGGCCATTGCCTTGGATTACGAAGAGATAGAGCAGTTCCTCACGATAGACGACACAGTTCACATTCTGTTCACATAGGAGAACGATGCCCAGGCTGTCTCTTACCGATAACGACTACTTAGCCCACCGCGGGACTATGATCGACAGGCCCCATCCCATTTGGGGGGCCATTTCTGATTTCTATCAGACGATCAGCGGTAAAGAGCTTCTGGACGTCATATGGGCTTCTTACGACGTCATCAAGAGATCCCTTCTGGAGGAAGCGGATTTCAGGGAATACGACCATACCATGTGGTCCAAGAAGTATTTGTCTGTAAGGTTCTCCGCTGTTCCTCTGCAACTGTTCTTCGGGGAGGCAGCCGAGTTCGAGGAAATACCAGATGGAGCCGTTCTCTGCCTGCCTACCGGAGTGGCAGACCAGTATTACCTGCCGTCGGGATTCAGGAGCATCAACAGGCTCCAGGACTTCCTCAGAAGGCCAGTAGTCAATCTCACAGGCAACACTGATACCGGTCAGTTCGTTACCGACACTTCAGTAGTGGACAATGCCAAAGGCACCATTACCTTCAATGCAGATGTCGACTACTACGATACCATGTGGGCTACCGGTTACAAGATGAAGTCCATCACAGAGATGGTGGAGCGGTTTGGCAGCTTCGTTGGTTACGATTTCAATCCCAGATGGGAAGGCTGGTACGAAAGGGACATCTTCACCGACCTCTTGCTCCTGTTCTACATTTACTACCACGGGCCGTCTTACGCCAATCTGGAGATGGGTCTTACGATACTCAATCACTTCCCTTACTGTCCGTTCAAGGCCAGGGTTTTGAATGTTGAGCCCACCGAGCTTACAGTCGAATCTCTCCGCAATGGCGAAGTGAGGGTCATCAACAATGCCACCGGAAGAGATTTTCAAACTCGAGTCGCCGGTACATGGACTCCTGTTGCAGCAGGCGATATCATAGAAGACTTTGAAATTTTGACCGATGCCATAGAAGTTCTCTCAGTCGTTATCGATGCCAGCATTCTGGATAGAATACCGTATTCTTTCGACCAGGCTCGCAACATGTTTTTCGTCAGGCTGAAGAATGACGACTACGAACTGCTGGAACCAGCAGCCTCGGCAATCTTTATCGAGCGCATGAGAGCTTTCGGGACGAATCACGACATTGTGATGTGGATGGACATCATACCAGAAACCGAAATAGTGACATCGGCATTCAGGCTTCCATTGCAGCCGGCTGTCCGCCTCGAATCTTCCAACGGTAGAATGCCATCGATGGGCGAGATAAGCCTGGAGACATGGCTGTCTGTGTTCCCTCCGATGCCTGCAGCCCGAATTGCCACAATCTTCAGCAGAGTCCCGACGATCATTCCGAGCACGAGGATCCAAACCAGTTTTTACCGGGCGCCCATGGCGCCTGCAGCCTTGAGAATAGAGACATCTCATGAATAGGGGGCCCAGCCATGGGTGAAGTCATTCAAGTCACCAGAGATCTCACAGAACCTTACAACAGGATCAACGTCTACAGGAATAAAGGGTCGGCCAGTTTCTGCGGCTGCGGAGCCCGGGAGCGGGATGAAGAAACAGACCTGGACAAAACCTACTTCATGACGGCCTATCCCATCAGCTCATCCGGCGGTCGCATCAGTCACGTCAGATTCAGGACGGGAACGGTAACCGACGCTGCGGCCAGCATAAAGGTCGGTTTTTTCTCCCAGGTAACGACTGGAGACGATATCGTTTATTTCGCTGAGCGCACGCTTGCTGCTCCTCACGACGGAGTGGGCTGGGTTTCCGACACCTTCTACACCGTAGAGCTCGAGACTTCGATCGCTTTCCCCGGAGCTCTCCAGACCAGGTACTACCTGTCGTTCTACAGCCCGGATCCCGGAGTACCCATTGCCTGTAGTGCCGATTCAGGCGAGCAGAAAGGCTGGGTCGAGAACGGAGACTCGTTCATCGTTCTGGGCCCCATCACTCCGGCTACCGCTCATGAAGTCTCGGTTTCCTTCGAAGCATGGGGTCAGCCTGCAGCCTGGCAGATAGATTTGAAAGGCGGCGCCATTGCCGAGCCCACGGAAGACTGGTTCGGCACTGAGGAAGGCGATTTCACATTCCTCGCCGGCGATCTCACCAACATCGAGACCGATGGACCGGTAGTCCTTTCCGCGGGGAACGGCAGCTACGTGGCGGTCGACTTGGCCAACGGCCAGGTACCGGGAGCAATAGAAGGAGAAGAAGACGACTTCCCTGACTATTCCAGCACTGGCGTCAGAGCGATCAGGAGCATTCACGTAACCGGCGAGATGATCGATGCCGATGGCATTCTGGCAGTCCTGGTCAGCCGAGAGGACTCTGTAACTCTGCCCGGGGTGGGAGCAGACTGGGAGAACATCGGCTACATTAAGCTGGATGTCGCCGGCTTGTTTGACGAAACCATCCCCATTCCTACTCTTGGTCGGTGGATCAAGATCGTTGAAGCCAGCGATGTAACTCCCGGGGACATTTTACTCAACCAGCTCTCTGTCGAGATCATCACAACCGCTGTTGATGACGGCGAGTATCCTGTCGACCATGCCGACGTCGTGCATCCGGTGTGGGTCAATTCAACACCGATCGAAGATACCTTGTATCGCTGCTGCTTCAAGAACTCCTACGGCGCCACTTCTCCGTTCAGCGAGCAGATCACCAACAGGATGTACAGGGACTGACGATGAAGAAACGGATCGTTCGGACAGGGCTTGTCGGCAGCCTCAAGGATGACTTCGAAGGAGCAGGCGCAGCGTTTGAGACCAATCTCAAGCGCAGAATGCGTATGCTGTGCTCCCGCCCAGGCCCTCGTTACGATCCCGAGGCCAAGCTGGATCTCTCCATTATCAACAAGGTTCCTGGAGCCGGTATATGGAAATTCGATCTCTCGGACGTGGGAGTCGTGGTGTTCGATGATTACGATTTCTGGTGCCCTGAAACCCTTGTAACGTTGAGCCACCTCATCACAGTACCTCCTCAAGGTCTGCACTACGTCATCATCAGAAAAGTGGTCACTGACTCCGTGGCCGGCACTTTCATGCCAGGCTATCCCGACGAAAGCGACTCATACACTGAGCAAGAAGTGTCGGTTCGGGTTGATGTAGCCCAGAAATACGAGCGGGGACCCGATGCCATCCCGGTGTACTGCGTTTCATTTGACGGGACTGCATTCACCATCGAAGAAGACTATCGGACCGATGTCTGCCTGATCTTGAACAGCGACATTTCGTTGACCGAAAGCGACATGACCATAGAATCGGTGTCGGTATCAGTTCAAGACTTGTCCGATCTGCAGGTCGCACTGCAGCCTGAAGCAGAAGGCGGCGGAGTCCTGCTGAGTTCATTCAACCTTGAGTCCCATCCCAGAAACCCATTGAGAAACGCTTCCTTCCTCGACATCATCTGGCCTACGGTCGAAAGAGACATGGTCGTGTGGGCCTATCATGTCAAGATAACGCCATATGCCGGTGCGACTCTCGATGTCAACAAGGCTTTTCATACAATGGTACTGGGACAGCCAGGGCAGTACTATGCTTCCTACCAGCATCCCATTATCCGAGGGACCAAGTACAACGTTGCCATAAGAGCCCTCAGTTCTTCTCTGGCAAGGGTCATCGGGCCTTGGAAGGAAACCATTGGCGGCATATACGTCGATGTATCTCCTGTGTTGCCCAAGCCTCCGACACCGGTACTGACTGTTTACGGCATCAATCCCCGTACTTATCTCTGGACGCCCATAGGCGACGAGCCTGCCGGCCTGGAGAGCGTCTGCTTCAAAAGGGTGTGGCGCAACAACGAAGAAATTGTCTACGAAGGCGGATACCGTTCGGTAGTGCTGGAAGCCGCTCCATTGGATCCAAGTGTATTTTACATCAAGTACAAGTACAAAAACAATACGTTATCACCGTGGTCGGACGGCGTCAGTGTCTTGGGTACGGATGGCGGAGTTGAAGGCAGTTCTTCTTCTCAGCATCTGACATTGGTTATCCCTGTCGATGCGTTGATGACGGAATCAATGCATTTAGACCAAGGCGAGCCTACAATTGCAAAGATAGGCACGATCAAGATCCCGAAGAACAGCCCATCAGGCAGCCTGGTTGGAAAGATTACGGAAGCCAGGATACATATGCTGGGGCTGGGAAACGTCGGTGTTTCTCAAACGCCTTGCCCATTGTCAATGGAGCTGATGATGAACCAAAGCGGTGTCGTAACCAGTCTTATGCAATGGGATAAGGACGATCATGGTGGTGATGTTTTTGACATGCCAACATTCAGCACGTCACCAACAAATCCTGCCTACACCGCCTCATTTGAGAAAACTGGTTTGGAAGTCATTGTTACTCCCGGAGAAACAGTAGAGATATACATTTCTTTTGAATCCGATGATTCGTATGGTTCCAGCGGACATCTACTGTGTGGTATACTCATGCTTGAAATGCAAGCCAGTCTTCCTGGTGTAGGCGGTATCGAATGAAAAGGATTCTCTGCAAGAGCCATGAGATAAAAAGCCTCACTGGGCTCTATGATGCCATCCAGGATGCCAACATTGCCAATGCCAAAGAATACCTGAGATCATTCGTACTCAAGACCGGCCTGCGCCTGGAAGGCGATGCATGGCTGGTAACGGCCAGCCAGGGTAGCATTGCCGTCCATCTCGGGGCATGTGTGTTCGGCAACTATGAAGTCTTCGTGGCTCCCCCCAATACTACCGTCAGCATCGTTCTTCCCACTCTGGAAGGGCCATCACTGCAGACAGAACCCTACAGCGTCATCCTCGAGCAGGTAGATGAAGAAACCCATGACCGCAGCATTCGTCCGTTACCTGATGAAGAGGTGATATCATCGCTTTCGGCTCCGACCCTTCGGAGAACTGGCGTTGTCATCAAGATCATCAATGGTACCGTGGAGGATCCCGAAACACAGATCTTGCTGTCCACGCTGACGTACAGCATGGGCGGAGTGATGATCAACAGCAGACAGAGCGAAAGCTGCATCAGCATTCTTTCCTACTACTCGAGCTGGGGCCTTTCTTCCTTGGCGCCCATTGATGTTCAGTCGGTTACTACTTTCATGGTAACCAATGGAGCCAATCCGACGAGTGTTCCCCGGGAATCCTTTGCCCAGCAGCAGGCTGTCATCACAGTCAAGTGGAGAAAACCCACCAACATCGGTCTTTGGGAAGTCAGAGGACCGCTCTACTACAAAGCCAGGCTGACTCCTGTCTCCGATGGTGAAGAAGAGCATCCGGAAGCCTCACTCGAGGCATGCGTGCCGTATGACAAAGAAGACGAAGGCCAGTACCTCTCGGTTTCGATTCCGTGCTGCCCGGGAGTCTATTACAAGGCCGAAGTGTTCCAGTCGGCAAGTCCGACCAATATGCTGATATCAGAGCCCGGTACTCCGAAGTACGTGTTCGCCGGAGAGTCAGTGGCTCCGGCATCGGGACCACTGTCTCTCGAAGTATTTGCCCCTGGGAATCCCGAGGACTGGCATCACAACTACTTCTACATCAGGCCGTACTCGACGATTCCGATGAGACGAGTGCAGATCTTCGTGGCTGAGCATGACGGATCCCCCGTTACGGGAGACATGGAATCCATGGCCAGGCTTTATTACGACGGACCGCCAAAAGGCATCTACTACAGACCGGGTGGAGACAAGGAAAACGTAACATTCTTCGCAAGATCTCTAAGCGATACTGGAATAGTATCTCCATTAAATACAGAAAATAAAGAATATCCTCAAGGTCACACTAACCCATCCATAGGGGCTGTCGAAGAAATGCTTGTTCTCAAGGTTCCCATTGAGGAAGACGTGATGGGAGTCGACACAACTGATGAAATAGAGTTTGGATACATCACTGCTCCATGGGACATGATCATATCGAAGATGCTGGTGGTCAATCCTTACGTCGGAGACATCAGCGCCGGCGGTGCTGCGGTATATAATGGGATAGCCAATGACGCCGTACTTACGCTTTGCGATTACGCTTCTGTCGACTTGGGCTACGGCCCCATAGACCTTCTCGCAAAGGATTACGGAGAGGTGCAGATAGATGTAGTAGAAGCCACTGCTCCTCAGATAGACGCAGGCACCAAAATTGGCGTCAACATTCAAGAAGCTGTTCCGGCAACGGGAATCCATCCTTATGGGTTGCTTGTCTTCATCTATGCAAAGAGGTTGATATCGTGAACAAGTACCTTCACAACAGCGGCCTAGAGATCTCCATGCAGGACTCGTTTGCGTTGATGAACCACGCCCAGGGCAATACTGCCAAATCCATCGGCAGGCTTCTTACGGAGCGGCCCGGAGTCAAGGAAGAATCCTTTGTCGTCGAGACAGAGAAAGTCAGGAGTCCTGGGGGCACCGTTCAGCAGCATCTCGTAGTGACGTGTGGAGACGCATTTTTTCCCAACAGTGAGGTTTTCATTGCCAGCCCCTACGAAGTCAGCATCCCAATCGAGCAAGCTCCTGGATACCGTTATTTGGTCCTCAAATATCGAGCCATGAGGCAGACCAAGGGGAAGTTCAGCGAGCGCTTTAAGGCTGACAACGAGTACTTGTTCGTCGACGACTACGTTTCCCTGTTCATCCGGAACAAAGCCATCCTTGCGGTGGACGGCTCCGAAATGATTCTGGCGAGGTTCCTCTATACCGCGGTGATGAGCGAGCCTCAGATCGAGATGAACAGACCGCGTTACAGCAACGCATGGTCCATTGCCGAAGCCATGCCGGCCAACAAGCCGGAGATAGAGGTAGTCCAGCTTCTCCATGATATGCTGCGCAAAAGCTCTCATGACACACTTCTGTTCATACCCAAGTCTCCTATGTTCCTGCAGGCTCTTTCGGTAATGCAGATGCCGACTCCTCCCTTCAGGGCATTCAAGATCATCAAAGCCGGAATGAATAACGGCCAAGCACACAGCCTTTCCCAGATGCTTCCTATGCGCGAAATAGGCGACTACCACCATGACAGCATTCGAATGTTCCCGGGCATTGCTTATTCGGTCACCACCAGAAACGTCGACCTTTATCGAGGCACCCTTGGAACATGGTCTGAGCCTGAAGAAGTGGTGGGAGGCTTTCCGGCCTCTGGCACCCCTTCTCTAAATCTGGCCAGCGGGATATTCGAAGACATGGATGCAATCTGGGTGAGGCCTTACTTTGACTACTCCGCCGATATGGGAGGCGTGTTCGTTCAGTTGTGGGCATCTACTGACGAAGACTATCCCGCCGGTGAGCCTCATTACGAAATACCGATGAGGTCCTATCCCAGCAGCACTGTGTCCGTCCCCATCAGACAGTTGATTCCTACCCCGGTGGGAGCCGAGGAAATCCACATTACGGCCAGGCTGGTTGATGCCCAGAACAACGTATTGAAGAGAAAAACTAAGCTCGTGACGTTGACTCCTCCTTCAGCGGTGTCCATGGGCAACCACACCTTCACAATGACATTCGGGAGAGATGCCTTCTCAGCGGACAACTTGACCTGCCGGTTCTGCAACAATGCCGGCACTCAAGCAACGCTGTTCAAGTACAAGAATGTATCCGGAAAGACCGAGCATATCGTCAGGGCTTTGCTGACAAACTACGCTGCTGATGCCGGATTCAGCAATAGCGGCCAGGTAGTCTCCGTCTCTCCTGTCGGAATTGTGCTGGATGTAGACTGCCCTGCAGCTCCACCCTCTCCTTACGAAAGTTCATGGATCCCGGGCGACGTCAGTGAGTACATCGAAGTGCCTAACGGCTCCACTGTAGTTTTCCGCGCTTTATTCGCTTTGAACAAACACTGCGACTTCTTTGGAACAATCCAGTTGATGATTGCGAGGGAAGAGTAATGGCAAACAAGATCGCCGGCATCTGTGGGATCATTCTGGCTGCATTGGTCGTGGTCGTTGTCCTTCGTGCGTCCTGTGCGGCAGATTCCATCATCAACCTCGCTATTCCAGGCAGCAGCGTTCCGACCATCCCTTCCGGTTTCTGGCTTACAGAGGTCAAGCCAAAGCCTCTCGGCACGATTGACAAGCCTGAGGATGTAGAGGTAGGCACGATCATTACTGCCGGAGCGCAGGTATCGGACGATACGATGGTGATAAGTTACTACGAGCCCAGCACCAACCAGCTTTCCTACTTTTCTTATGATCTGCCCTATCACGGTCCATGGTATCTCAAGCCAGACGGACAAGGCCAGTTTATCATGATGAAGCGCTGGACCGGTTGGGAGTTCAACGGAACACTGGGGGCTTCCACTGGGGGATATGCCGGGACGCTCGAGTTTGTTTACTTCAACGATCTGTTTGGGATCAGAGGGTTCAATCCTCATATCGCAGCTTCTGCCATGACTCCTTACGAAGATCCATTCAGTGAAGTGACCGCTGGAGTAGGGTTGAATTTCGACCTTTTCCCGGAGCATACCAACTTGAGATTGGGTATTCATTACGGCACCGATTTCAAGGGTGACCACGGCTTGTTTGCTCTCTTAACAAGTGAGATATTCTCCTTCGACTGAGGAGGCTGAGTTGATTTCAATAGCTACTGACAAACCCGTCATAACACTGGGTGACAAAATTAAAATATCAGTGTACGTCAAAGACCAGGATGGGGCGCCTTTGGATCTGAGTAATGTAATCAGACATTACACAGGAGGCGTTGTTGTCGGAACATTCATTCCCGGCGAAAGAGTGTACCAGGCCGAAACAGATTACTACGGGTACTTCGTAGAAGCCGGAGCAGATAGTGACATCTATCTGATTGACATCAGCGGTGAATCGGAAGTAGGAGAAGAACTTTTAGGCATGGATTCCGGGGCCTCCTATACTCCCGATGCTCAGACGACAGCTCAGAGCGATGTAACCCTCCTGGGTTTCAGCGATACTGCACAGGAGATGGTGATCGACGAAGACCTGACTTCGGTTGATGCCGAAAGAGGACATTTCACCACTCCTGTACTTGAAACAGATGCATGGCCCCTCGGTCTCTACACCCTTAGGGCTATTATAAATCAACCAATAGGAGCAGACGTTCTAACTGAAAACAGCAGGTCTGATCATTTGATCGTAAGAAGCTAGGGAGTAGTATGAATATCAAGACATTGGTGCTCGACCAGTACGACATGGTTGATGCAGGAGTTACGCCCAAAGGCGAAATGGAGAAGGTAGCGGCTCATTACCACGATTCATTCTACTCCGATGAAGACATGCGAAGAGGCAAGGATACCGACTTCGCTATTGTCGTGTTGAGCAAGACCGGCAGCCTCGTCAGGAAGTTCTTTCTCAATTCATTATCCAACACTCAGATGGCGAAGATGGCTTTTCTTGAGAACCATGATAAGCTGCCCATCGCCATGCAGCGACACGCAGCGGCAGGGATCGCCAAGGCATGCCAGAGGTATGCAGTAGTCGTTCCTGATGAAATCTCCAAGCTGGCCTCCGAGTGCCCTGACTACAGAAGCCCCTACTACACCATCACCAGGGAAGACGAAAGAAGCCATTATCTTTCTATGGAAAAGGTGGCTTCGCACAAATGCTACGCCATCAACGAAGATCTTACCGGAGCCCCATTTCTTTCCGTTCCGATCGACACCGAGCGTGAGCTCAGGGAAGCCATGCGCAAGCTCGAAAAGGAAGCTTCCATCATGGCGTTTGGATATGCGGTCCAGATGGCCGGCAACATCATCAAAAGAGCGTCCGATGTCGGAGTAGAAATCCCCGACGACCATGTGTCGCGGAGGATCCTCGGCACAGAGTTCAGTGAAGTCTTCGAATCTCAGATGGCCAAAAGGGCTGCCATGGCCGGAAGCGACCGGTTCAAAAACGCATATCATGAGCTCGTCAAAACTGCATCGGCATCAGATCCCCGGGCCGTTGCCACCGCAGTAGACAAGCTGGACCGACTCAGCCGCCTCGATTTCAGATGGAGCAAAGAGCTTCTTCCTCCTCTGGATGCCGTCATCAGCCATGTAACTGAGCCCATGCGCAAGAAAGCCGAAGAGGTTGTGGCCATGGGGGGCATAGACTATCCCGTCGATACCGTTCGTTCCACTGTGAACAGCAAGAGCGACGTAATACGCAAGTACATTGGTGACAGCAACGTTGCGAGGCTTGAACAGGATCCCAAGGCCGGTTTCGATGAACTCCCCGCTGCGCACAAGCAGCTCGTCCTGGCGTTGATGAAGGGTGATGTTTGATGCCATCAACTCCGGTTTCCATGGCTTCCGAGCTCAATGACAGATACGGCCCCGACTGGTTGATATGGGACCCTGTCGTTCTCTGGGAAGCCATAGAAACCGATACGAACTCTTCCTTATCGCAATCCGAGAGGGATTGCATCATGGCTGTCAGGTCGGCTCTCAAGGCTGATACAGCATGGCAGGACTGGAATGTTTTCCTGGCAACGGTAAAGGCCCTCAATGGTTCCGACATCACAACGGAAAACCCCAATTACTGTACCCCCATGCAGATAGCCTGGGGAGTCCATGTCATGGAAGAGATAGCCGGGGAGCAGGAGTTTTCCGGCAGCGTGAAGGCCATGGTCGCCGCGGTCTTTTTCAAGCATGGCATCTACTGGCTGCCCGAAGGCAAGCTGCGTGACATAGCCGAGCCATACCTTTCGAAGATACTCTACAGCCGGCAGGGTCCTGAAGCATCTGTGATCCAGGAAGCCTTGAAACTTTCATACGACAGTTACCGGTCTGGAGATCTGGAAACCGAAGAATACCAGCATACTGAGCGTCTTCTTATGATAGAGGAGTACGTGGAAAGGCGAAGCCATGAGTGATCCCATCTATTCCGGTAGTCCCGTCTCTAACTATGCCAGTGTGCCGGCGCCTTCTCCCTTTGTCGGACTCCGGTCCGAAATGGAGAGACCGGTTTCAAGGAAGGAAAAGCAACTTGTTGCTCGATGGCTTTACAAGCGGAACGGTACACTCCGTTATATCATACAACAGAAAGCTACATATCCTCTTACGGAGATAGAGATCGAACTTGCTGAAGAAGATGCCAAGCTTGCTCCGGAGGCCAGATCTCAGAAAATCGACAAGCTGAAGAAAGACTACGAAGCGCTGAAGCTGATACCGTCCATCAAAAGGATAGGCATAGACCTCCATCTTTTCAATATCGCATTTGCATACCTCTGGATATGCCCTGCCATTAGCCTTAAATGTAGCAAGTGCGGAGAAACCAGCGCACTCGAGTCGATGGATGACGACAGTTGGAAGATGGAGTGCAAGAAAAAGGAACTCATCTTTACCGGTACCTGTCCGAAATGCAAAGAGAAGAAGGTATCGTTCAGCGCATCGGAAGAAGTATCGGCTACTTTCAAAAATGTTCGGATATCTCACTTCGATCCTACCAGGGTCGATATGAAGACCCATGAGATCACCGGCGATTACGTATGTTGGTATACTCCTTCGGAAAAGGCTACCAGACGCATAAAGCGCGGTGACAAATGGTACATCAAGAGAAGCTCCTTGGATTACCTCAAGGCGGCCATGACCGGCAACTCCTTGCTGCTGGACAATGACAACCTGTTCATCATCAGAATAGAGGATCCGACCCAGGTCGATATGCCTTGGCCCGAGCCGGGCGGTCTCAAGCCTTTCAACCAGCTCTACAACAATTTGCTGCTGGAGAAAGCAACCGAAGCCATAGCGATACAGCATACCGTTCCTCTACCGATGTTTTTCCCCAGGCTTGCAGGTGACGAAAATCTAAGCAAGGGGTCCATCTTGCTGAACAAGTTCCGCGACGAATTGTTTGGCGAGCTAAAAAAATGGGTCAAGAATCCATCACACTTCGTCATTTCGAACATACCCATCGGAGTTGAACAGGCTTTGGGCCGTGGCAACATGCTTTTCCCGACGGCTCAGATACAGTACAACACCGAAGAAGCCATGTTGGCCATGGGATCTCCTCGAGGGCTCTTCAACGGCTCTGCGCACTATGCCGGCAGCACCGCGGCTATGCGCATTGTTGAAAACTCATGGATCGAAACCTATAACGGATACAATCAGGCCTGCAAGTTTTTCTCCAGCCTGCTGCAGGAATACATGGGAACTGCCATCCCCAAGCATACCCTGGCGTTCAAGGAATTCAGGCGTGTAGACGATGTCATGTACAAAAATCAGGTCTCGGAAGGATTCCGAAACGGAGCCTTTTGCCATGACACCTACTGCAAGACGTTGGGCCTGGATCCCGTCAAAGAACGCGCTGGCATGAAGGAATACCAGATATGGCAAGCCCAGGTATCGGCCGCCGTTCAGGACATAGCAGCCAAGTCACAGGCTGATGCCAATATCAAGATACAAGGCATGATGTCCAGCAGCGCAGCTTCAGATGCCGATGACATGCTTCGCGTCAGCAAAGACAAGACTCTTTCTCTGTTTGAGTCGTATACGCAAAAAGGGATCCCCCCTGAAATTGCTGCAAGCATCATCCTCCAGCACAACATCGCTGTCAACCAGTTCATGGCCAGGCAGGCGGCCATTGCGAAGTCCCAGAGGGCTACCGATACCTTCCTCATGAGGGAACAGGCCAATGCTCAGACATCCTTGAACAGAGGTCAGAAAGACCGGTTCCTGTTCTCTTCGATGGAAGCCGGAGGGGTTGGGCAGCCATCCCTTCAGGGGGAGGACAGAATCAGCTTCATTACCGGCTTGCTCTCAAGCATGGAAGATCAGGAAAGAACAGCATTCCTCAACCACGTTCATCAGTATGACCAAGAAACATACAACGCAATTGTCAGCGCCCTTCGAGCCCAGGGGGTCGGTATCAACCCTGGTGAAGGAGCCCAGAACAGTCCGCAGCAAGCGAATAATGATGGCACTCAGCCTATGCCGGATGTCCTCCCTCCACGTAGAGAAGGAATGGGATAAACAATGAAAACCAGCCAAGAACTAAGAAAATCAGTCAACACCTTGGCCAAGATGAAAAGGGTCAAGGTCCATCAGCCCCCTGCATTCTTAGATATGCAGGAGCTTGCTGACAGAATGCGATATGCGGAGTTAATGAATGAAAGCGAACAAGGCTTAATAGGCATTGAGAACATTGAAAACAAATGGCAGTCCAACCAGAACCAGCTTACCTGCAACATCATAGTTTTCTACTATAAATGGGAATGGGTAGAAGACGACAAAGAAGAAGCTGAAACTGATACTGACGTACAGGCAGCCAGTGAAAAGATGAAGCAGGAAATAATTGCACAATCCAAAAGCCATTTGCAAACAGCCATCGACAATGATGTCGCCAGTGAATTTGATGGCGAGTATGACCCTGACGACTTGGCCAGGCCGGGTAGTGTATGAAGCCATTCATCCCTGACAGTTACAGAGGAATGCTTGCGGAAGCCGTTCCCATAACGAGGGAAGAAGAACATCGGCTGGGAGTCATCATTCAGTCCTCAGACAATCCCAACGATGTGGCTGAAGCTAAAAATAAACTGGTCATGGCCAATCTCAGATACCTTTTCATCGCCTGCGCTCAGGAGTACTACATCAAGCCTCCGATTTGTTTTGAAGACATCATATCCTGCGGTATCGACGGGTACTATGAAGCAGCGTCCCGTTTCGACCCGGACAGAGGCACGAAGTTTGCTACGTACGCCAAAAAATGGGCAAAGCAGAGGATCAACAAGTACATCAGGACTACCAGCACCTGTGCTTATGTTCCTCCCGGGACTCTCTACCAGATCGATTTTGTCAGGCAGCTCAGTGCTGAACTCATGCAGAGAACCATGGAGGATGTAGACTACCTTGGCTTGGCAGCGGACCTCAATCTCGACATGAATAGGATCAACAGCGCGGTGAGCTGTCTGCAGTACGAGGAATACAACGATGAAGTGGTTTCATGTCAGTCCGGAGAAGACGAGATAGCCGATGGGATCATGATGGACAAAATCATGGCGATCGTATCTGGTCTTCCGGCCAGGGAAAAAGATGTGTTTTGTCGGCGCCATGGTCTGCAGTGCCACAGGCACACTTTACGAGAGATAGGCCATGTTCTCAATCTGTCCAGAGAAAGAATCAGACAGATCCTGGGCAAGGCCGAATCGAGGGTGAGGGAGGGCCTTGCGGCACAAGACCCCCCCAAAAGACGCGGCGCTTACTGGGATTCTGAGCTTTCTGAGTCCCAGAAGTCCTCTATTTCTTCGGTATCAAAACCGAAGTCGGTGTCTTCCAGGCTAGGATCCATCATGATGTTCTCCTTCTGTATGAGGCCCAAGGTGATTCTTGGTCCATTATATTTATACCCGATAAAAGAAGAAATAAAAGAAAGGAACGAAGATGTCCAAAAGATCCCTTGTTAGCCAGGACGAAGCTTACTTGACTGTTACGGCATCACCCCGCATGGTCAAGAAGCTGAAAACCATTTCTTATCTTGGGGCCAAGTACCACTTCCCCGACGATCGTACTCTCGACAGGATGATGGCCAGGATCACAGCCGCACATGAATCCAGAAACATGAGAACCATGACCAAAGCCTTGACAGAATTACGACCCTTCAAGCAGAAATTAGCCTTTGATCCTGCAAACAAGAACCACCATATTCCCCTGAGGGACAGGGCTATCGAAATAGCAGAAGCAAAAAACAAAGCAAGGAAAGCATCAACTGCCCCCGGTACTGTAGAACGCATGAAAACGGATGAAGAAGGGAGTTCCACCCATGGGTTGGAATGAAGACGCCGACAGAGCTGCCAGGATGAGCTCGACCATTGTACGCAGGTACAGCCCACATTTCCGTTCCACCGAGTTCAAGTGCAAAGGCCGCGACTGCTGCGGCAACAAAGCCTTCGTTGAGCCCAAGCTCATCGAGGTTTTGGAAGAGATCCGTGCAGAAGTCTGCAAGGAAGCCAAGGTCGATGTACCCATAAGGATCAACAGCGGATACCGCTGCAGGATCCACAACGCCAAGAACGGAGCAACTCAGAGCCAGCATGTTCTGGGCAAGGCTGCCGACATCCAGGTTGACAAGAAGTTCATGACAAACGAAAAACTCGGTCAAATCGTAGACCGGGTGATACGAAAGTACAGCGGAGGCACGAAGACTTACCCCACATTTGTTCACGTCGACATCTGTGATACTCCCCCCAACAGACGCTGGTAGCAGCGCAATAAGCAAGAAAAGGAGACAATAATGCTAACACTGGCATTGGTATTGGGAGCTCTCGGTTTCGTCCTCGGGGCCCTGGCTTTGGTCCTTTCTTACTCGAACTCCGTTCGAATCGGTAAGGTGGATTCTGGCTGCAGTGCCTGTTATAATGACATCGAGGCTTTAGCAGTGGACATAGCTGCCATGAAACCGGAGAAAAGCGAGACCAACAGCGATGCGGCTATGGTGTCGTTTTTGCCTCAAATCCTGAAAGTCATCATGCAAGGATTCATGCCAGGCGTTCCTTCGCGGGTCCATGCTCTTGAGCCGCAAGCCAGACCACTGGACGATCCACAGCGTGACCTTCAGGAAACAGCAATGTTGGCTTTCATGAAGAATCCAGCTCTGTTGGCAATGCTGCTTTCCGGCGGCGAAGAGGAATAGCAGGTGGGGGGGAGCGATCCCCCCTCTTGCGCTTATGACGGTTTCGAGTAAAATAAGGGAGGAGGTACCAAATGAACATAAGCGAGTTCTTCACTCTGGGTAATCAGGCTTTCATGATTTTCGGTGCCTTCATTGTAGGCGCCGTGGTCGAAGGGATCAAAAGCACTTTCTTCAAGATCAGCGGCAGGAAGATCAGGGAGATCTTTCTGGCATTCATACCATTCTTCGTTGCAGTTCCTGTGTTCTGCGCATGGAGCATGTACTTCAATGAAGGCGTAATCATATGGAGTCAGGCTTCTCTTCTGGTTGTAGCCTGGGGGGCGTCCTCTTCTTTTATCTATCGGTGGGGGATCAAACAATTCTCGAACAGAGGCCAGGCATGAGCTATCAGGAGATACGGAGAGATGCAGTAAGGGCTTTCGTTAAGATGGCCCATGCCGAAGCAGATGTAGTCATCAAAACCGCTGCCGGGCCGAACTGGGCTCAGATCTCCAACTTCTTGCAAAACGCATCCAAGGTCATACGTGGAGAAGGCGGTGGCGGCCAGGCGATGCATGAAGGATGGAGACTGCTCAAGAACGTGAGGGAATTGCTTGCCGGAATAGCTCCTTCCGCTTACCAGCGTCAGTTCAGGCAGGGCACAGCGCCTCTTGATGCAGCTCTTAACAGAGCTCGTATCATGGGAATGAAGCCAGGTCAGATACAGTCGTTTTTGCGCAGCAGGCAGGGATATTTCAAGAAGTACCCCGATGTCTTCACTGACCCCAGATATCTGAAATACATGAAGCATGGCCAGAACAAGTTCATGGGCCGTGGTGGGAAATTGCTCCTGGGCGCCTCTGCTATCGGAGTACCTCTCGGGATCTCTTCTCACAACCGCGGGTTGAGGCAAACGGAGATGGCGGCCAACGCCTTGGCCAACCAGAGATACATGAGCCTTATGCAGGGCATGATGGCCCCTCAGGGAAGTTTAAGCAGTCCCAATATGCGGATGATAGGAAGGTAAGCGATGAACAGGTTCGATACCATATTGACGAAAGTCGCCCAGGGGATGGTCGATCCCATGATGGCTGGCGCTGGAGACGGTGGAATGGGTATGCCCATGGACCCCAACATGGGAATGCCGGCTGCTCCACCCCCTCCCCCACCCACTCCGGAAGAAGCTGCGGCTATGGCCGGACAGGACCCCATGGCCGGGATGCAGAATCCTATGATGCCGGGGCTTCCCCCCGAGCTTATGGGAATCGGCATGGGCGGAGGCGAAGTAGACCAGAAGGAAGAGATCATCGCCGGCCAGGCGGAGGCGATTACATCCCTCTCCGAGTCGGTCAAGGCTTTGACTGACATGCATGCCACCATTGGCAGCGAACCGGATCTCGCGGCTGAGAACATCGCCGCCACACTGGCTGGTTCCGGCGCCCTCACTGGCATGGGCGAAGAGGACTTCCCCCCGATCGACGCTCAGTCCTGAGGCCATGCTTTCAAAGAATGGGGCGCTTAGGCGCCCTTTTCTTTAAGAACAGGAACAAAAAATGAAATCTTATTCCATCTATCTATCGATCAATGAAATAGGTGTCCTGCAATTCGATGGGGTGGATTACGGAACAGGATTGGTGACTCAGCCACCTGAAACCGTTCATAAGCTCTGCAGTCGTTCTTCCGCAGTATACAGCCCCAAGTTTATTATCGACTGGGGTGAATGCATAGATTCAACAGCCAAGATCGCAGCAGTCAGAGAAAGCTTTGAGTTCATCGATCGCCGCATGCTCCCCGAGGTATTGGATATTCCTCCCAGTTTTCTGCGGGGATACGACCATGGGTTGCTGATACAATCACGCAGGCTGTGGTATGCCGATCTTTCCACCGAAGCTCCGGAGGCTATAAAAGCCCATTACCTGATGACCAGGATGAAAAGGGAAGCCGCCCGGGAAGGCAAGAGATCCCAGTTCAAAGCATGGAATGCCGAAAGGCTCAGTCGTTATGTAGAGAAGGTGGTAGACGACATCAGGCCAAGGAGAGCGGCCAGCAAAAGAAAGCTTATGACTTTGCTCTACAGTCGGAAAACGCTACCAGCTCTTCAAGGCCGGGAAGAGCTCCAACGGAAAATAATCGAAAAACACGGTATAAAAGTATCGCATCAAGTGGGTTTTTTTCTTTTCGTCCCATCATATGCTTGTTCCCCAAGCGGTAACGTAAAAAGAAGGGAGGTCAAAGGTATAGAAGGCATCGGAGCACTGGACCTGAACAAACCAGGTTCATATTCAATATTCAACGGGGCTCCTGTCTGCCCCATGATCCCCAGGAGCATAAGATGAGCCCTTACATTGAGGCCGCCATCATTGCTTTTTCCTTTTTCCTGAAACCCTACGAAGACACAACAGTATGGTGCTCATGGTACGGAAAGCCTTTCCACGGTAGAATCACCGCGAGTGGAGAGGTCTACGACATGATGGCCTTCACAGCAGCCCACAGGTCGTACCCATTCGGTACAGTCCTTCTTGTGGAGGAGATTACAGAAGGGGGGTGTGTAGCGGTAGTTGTCAACGATAGAGGACCATTTGTAGATGGACGATCTATTGATCTGTCATTGGCTGCTTTCAAGCAGTTGAGGGGAGCAAGGGTCGGACTGATACAAGTGAGGTACAAAGTGGTAGGCCGAATAGGACGGCCTTACATTCTACCCTCGAGGAGACCGCAATGGGGGACAAAATCCAAGATGCAAAGGATAAGTTCGAAGCCATAAGGGCCAAGAACGCTACACACATTCCTGGATCAGATATGCGAAAGGCTGAATCCCTTTCTGACAGTCCGGATCTGCAGGAGCAGGCGGACAACTTGAAGACCATGCTCGACATGCTAAAAGACACGTTCGTAGGGAAATTCAGCGTTTCCACCGAAACCATTGTGGCGGCCAGTGCTGCAATCATATATCTGGTATGGGTCTTGGACGCCGTACCTGACTTTCTGCCCATAGTGGGCTTCCTGGATGACTTGGCGGTCATTGCCATGGGCGTGAAGTATTGCGCGAAAGACATGACCAAGTACGAGAAATGGAGAACATCCGATGGCGGGAGAAGAAAGCACTGGTTCAGCAAGCGTTGAACGCGAAGGTCAGGATACAGTCCCCTGCAACCCGGGGGGCTTTTTTTGTGCCCGAATGATTGGTATTCCGCCTAAAACGGTGGCAGCCAAAATCGTCAAGGTCCAAGGTGAGCTCGAAGCGATCACTCCCATGGGAGAGATGAAAGTAAGCGCCACCAGGACTGTACGGTACATTACCAAGCATCAGATCGTCGATGTTGTGAAGCCATTGATGGCCAAGCACGGACTCGCCTGCATCTATGGCGGGATTGACAGGATCGAGATCCTTGGTACAAAAACGACTTATCGTGGAACTCCACGCGAGGAGTACACAGAGACCAAAGAACGTTTTTGGATCGTCTTTCACCTGGTAGACGTGGATACAGGCGACTGGTATTCCCAGAGTGTGCCCTCCGACGTTTCAGGTATAGACTCCAAGAACGCGACCATAGCGCTGGCATACGGAGAAAGAGACTTCCTTGCTGAGGTGTTCCTTGTGCATTCCAAAGAGCTCTCTGCAGAAGAAGAAGAAATGCTCAGAGACGCTTACTCTCCTATGAGTATTGCCAAGAACGCCGGCATGGAAGATCTCACGAACTCACTTCGAATCAAGGCGGTCTCTGCCGTCAGGAAGGTTACCCAGGCCAAGTTTGGAGCCGAGGTAAAAAGAAGAGGAGTACAGTTCACGACCTTGAATCCGGATGACATGAATCCTGAGGAGCTCATGCAGGCAGTCCTGATATCCATGGACCTCATGAATCCTGACAAAGCCAAAGCGCATCTGAACGATGTGCTGGGCAATAAGGCAAATGATCCTGAATAAGAGTTGGGGATGGGGCCGGCCCATGGGGGTCGGCCTCTTTCATAAGGAGGCTATGTGATACCGATGTTGCAACGGATCCAGAAATCCCCGCTCTGGCATGCGAAGCGAAGGGAAGGCATCGGGGGGTCCGACTGGGCCCCCATCCTTTCCAGCATGCATCCGGATGACTACAAGTGGTCCTGCATGCGCAGACTCTTTTACACCAAGATAGGCGCCAAACCCAACTTCCCGGAAGAAACGTCCAGGGCTGCCATGAGAGGCAATATCCTGGAGCCTGTGGTTGCTGAGCTTTTCAAGGCATCAACCGGATGTCGTTTCTCACACAAGCGTCCCAAGGCCAAAGAACTGTGGCCTGGTCAAAAAGTTCCTTCTTGGATGATCGGGAATATGGATAGAGTTCCTGCCATGCCACCCGACTGGCGGCTCGAAGTCCTGGAAATCAAAACCATGAACCAGAATGTCTGGTACGACTTCATCGAAAACGGTCTCTCAGTCGGGTATAAACTGCAGCCTCAACACTACCTCGGTATATCCGGACTTGACCTCTGCAACGTAGCTGTGATGTGGCCGGATGGGATCGACTTTCAGATCGAAGTAGTGCCAAGGGATGTTGAGACCCTGAAGCTCATGGTCGACGCCGGCAGTTGGTTTATGTCGAGCGTAGTCGCTGCAAAAGCTATTCCAGACCGACCCCCGATAACCGAGCAGCGATGCAGCGGATGCCCATTCGGTGAGACATGCCTTGGCCGTGAGTTCTTCATGATCCACGAGAAAAGCATGGCTGACCTTTCGAACGAGGATGCTATATACAAGCTCATCGTCGCCCTCAAAGAACTCGATGCCCAGGAAAAGGATGCCAAGAAAAAGAAAAAGGATATCGAGGATCAGATAACGGCGCTGATAGTCGAAAAACATGGCGAAGGAATGGAGAAGTTCTACTGCCGCGAGTACGAGATAGAATGGGAAAAGGCATTGGGGTCGAGGTTCTACAGGGAGGAGTTCCTGGCCGATAACCCCAAGATAGCAGAATTGGTCAAGGCTCACACCAAGTTCTTTCCCAGACGTACGTTTACTTCGAAGGTAACGAAGACAAGCCAGGCTCGATGGGATCTCAAAAAACGAGCATGACAGGACACGGCCCCGGGCAACCGGGGCCTTTTCTTTAAGAGGGGAAGCAATGTTCGAGGCTAATGGGAAGTACACAATATATGCTATAAACAGCATGTGTTTTGGAGGCAAGAGCGAGATCACCATCACACAGATCTCTCCCAAGGGTCCTGTCTTCAAGCAGAGAGGCAAGCGCAAACAGTACTACCTGAACACTGATAAACGCTGCGCAGTATTCAAGGGGTGGGACCTTCCGTTCTGCCTGGACAGCGACCCGAGTATGCGGAGAAACGGAGTTCATACCTTCACGGGCAATGCATGCCTGAACTTCGTAGGCGATACATCTAAGATCAGAACGTGGATGGAAGAGCACCAGATCAATCCGGCCTTCGATCGAGAAATCGTGCTTGCCATTCATCCCGACAATCTCAGCGCAAATGACCGCCGGGAAGAGGTTGTCTTCCCGGAAGCAGTCACTCACAGCCATGCAGTCGTGAGCGACATACTCAAGAAACAGGAAGAAAGGCAGTAATGGACATGGACAAAATGCAGGCATTGCTGGACAGCGAGGGCATGAGCAGCACGGAAGAGTTCCTCGAGGAATTTGCCATGGAAGACGTAGTCCCGGGGATCTGCATGAACCCCGGCTGCGATTACGTGGCTTCCTATGAACCCGATCAGGACAAAGGCTACTGTGAAGTCTGCCACACCCAGTCCGTCATGAGCGGATTGCGGCTTATGGGGGTCATCTGATGTTTGTTCAACTTCCTCTTCTGAAAGGAACGTATGATCGTTGAAATCGACGGCGACCGATACAGTATCCGGCGCCATCCTTCGATCTTCACCAGCAGGAATAACGCTACAGTCAAGAAGGAAGATGTCACCATTGACTTGATCCTGAAGCCCGGTGAGTACTGCCGCATCAGGGGCGTCGGTGTTTCAAGAGACAAAACAGGCCAGAGGATGCAGGGTATTGCAATGCTGGCATGTGAAAGCGGAGAGCCAACGTGCTCCGAAGCTTTTCTCCCGGAAGGAATCACCATGGAGTTCCTGCGGGAGATAGGGATGGTGGACTGACATGAAAGAAACAACCTACTACATCGCGGAGAAGGTCGTCGGCTTCAAGACCACCCGAAGGCATCGTTACCCTGGGCCTGTTCCAGAGGAAGCGATCAAATCACCCGAACAGGCCAAGGAGTTGGTTAAGACACTCATGGCCCCAATGTTCAAAGATGCCCCATACGAAGAGTTTTGGAGCATAGCCCTCAACAGCGCACATGCGATTCTTGGCATCTACAAGGTGTCCAATGGGACGGTTGATCAGGCATCTGTATCACTGAGAAAAGTGATTAAGTTCTTGTTGGACATGAACGCAGTAGCCACCATAGTCTGTCATCAACATCCAGGAGGGAATCTCGAATTTTCCAGACAGGACCGTCAACTGACCGCAGACATGAAGGACATGCTCGAGAAGGCTGTAGACATCAAACTGATCGACCACCTTCTATTCGCCGGGGACAGATCGGTATCGATGCAGGAGATCGGCCTCTTGCCCTGAATACCGTAACGGAGTATGATGAAGGGTGGAGGTAGGCAATGAACATATTCGGTGTAATGGTCAAGAGAGCTTCCAAGATCAAGACCAGATCCAAGTCAGACACCGTTACAGCCGTTATCAGCGGAGTTGCCCATCTGCGGCCATCGTACTCATCCCCGGTCGTTTCGAATGTTGAACGCGGTACATCCTTCAAAGTACTACCTGGCAGGTCGAGACCGGGGTGGACTCCTGTCCTTGTGAACGGCAACAAAACCTTCATCCCTCGAGTTATCGTGCATGGAGCAGAAAAGGCTACTGGCTCTCCAACCGGTGAACAAGATCCCGACATGATAATGTTGGGCGGCAGGGGATGATCTGATGACTTCTCAGGCAGGGAGAGTATTTCATGCCATGGTCAAACGAGCCCAGGCCATAAAGGCAAAGATACCTCAGATCCCAAAGATACAGAAGGCATCGATATCTGGAGTTAAAATAAAGCCACCCAAGCTGAATGTTTCTCAAGCCGCGGACACTGCCTTCAAGCAGTCGTTCAGCAGCAAGCTCCCGGGCTCCTACAGGCTTCCTACAAGCAAAAAGCTCCCGATGTCTTCTACCAACCCGTTCAAGAGTAACAAGCCCAGGAACTGGGGCATAGACGCCTTCAAGCGAGGAGTTATCAAATGATCACGATCGTCAAGCTCAACATTACCTTCGATGAGGCAGGAGCTCAGTACATTGTGCCTGTTTTGGGAGGAGATCGTTTCGGGAAGAATGGGTTGGTAGATGCCATCCCCATGAGCACGGCCACTCGTGTTTCGGTTTTTTATCCCAGTGATGTCGAAGATGCTGTAGGCATGGCCTACAACACTGCTCCGACCCGCAGCAATTCTATCCTTTGGTCGGTGAACGACGACACGGAAGCCATCGTTTCCCCTGTTGCTGTCGATGCAGCCATAAACCTGACACAACTGGCTCCTGGCCTCCTCGGCTTCAACTTCCTTTTCCCCGTCCTTGTTGATAGTGACGGGAATCCTATAGTGTATGTATACGTAGGGGAAGAAGAAGCCCCTGTCATCGAGCTGATCTTCGCTATCAGCGAATAAACTAGAAAGGAACCATCAATGCGTACTTGCGGAGAGTGCCGTCATTTCAAGCCCGGGATAGACCCCGAACAGGGGTACTGCAAAAGATATCCTCCCAAGGCTGATCTCATCGCGATCAAACCTCCGAAGGTAGCAGGAGGGAATCCAGTGCCTGAAGTCTACACGCATATCCCACCGGTCAAGAAAAGCCAGGAGGCTTGCGGAGAGTTCAGCCAGGAAAACTGATTGTTCGCGTTGCAAAGAAGGGCCGCTTAACCGCGGCTCTTTTTTGTTTTTATGCCCTATTTTCAAGCCTTACAAAAGCCCTTAAAAACATGGAAAAAACGCATATAAAAAGATATAAATATAATGCTGGGAGAGGTGAACGCCTTCCTCCCCAGCGCGAAAAACCAATAGGCGATCCTTTGAGGAGGAATTCTTATGCTCATCACCACCAAGAACCACGTCCGTAGCCTCGTGTCCAAGGCCGTTCGCACCACCGTCTTCATCATGATCTCCCTGGCAATCCTTTCCGTGTTCGTCCTTCCGCGCTTCGTCTCGAAGGTCAGAGGCGTCATAGCCAAGACCGACAAGACCGAAACCGTCGCCGAGGTCACCCAGGCTCCTGCCAAGGGCAAGGCCGCCTAGTCTTCGAGTCCTCAACCGGTTGGGGGTCCAGGTCGCTGGGCCCCTTACCAAGGAGCATTATGTTCGGTATGTTCAGAATGTTTCTGATGATCCTGGTGGGCATTCTCTTCTTCCTTGTGTCCCCCTTCATCATCAAGAGAGACAATCATGTCTCTCTTTTACTTGGAGGTTTGAAATGGCAGCTAGGCGGAATCGTAACATCGAGGACATACTCCAGGAACAGTGTGCTTTTTTTCTAGATCACCGGACAGATCTTTTCTGGTACCATCCCAGCCCGAACTCGTATCGAGCTGCTTTGGCCATGAAAGCTCCCGAAGAGTACTGTCGCCGATTCGGGGCAGAAGCCAAGAGAAGAGGAGTGAAGCCAGGCGTACCGGATATCTTCATCATGGACACCCCCCCGAACTTCCCGGACAAGAAAGGCGTGTTCATCGAGCTGAAGACCAAGACAGGGCGGCTTTCGGACGAGCAGGTCCAATTCAGAGACAAGGCATTGGAGCGCGGCTTTCTTTTTTTCCTTGTTCGTGAAAGCGTGATCAACCTGAGAACCGTATTGACTGAATGCGGATTCCCAACCCGTCATTAGTGACACCGAGCCCTCGAGGGATATAATAGAGAGAGAACGATCAGAGAGGAGTTTTCATGGACATGTACATTCAGAAGACAAGCAATGAAAGCCGGCCGTTCCTGCTTGTAGACCCAGAGATAAGGCTGAAGAACTCGTCTATAGTCCTGGCTTCCCTCGAGGTCACCATCATCAATTCCGAGGGTGAAGACGTCACTGAAGCCATGCTTGAAGAAGCATCGGTCATCGGCGCCAACTACAGAACCATTCGTTTTACCATCAAAGGTGGGGAAGCATCTCCTCCCGACTACTCTGTATCTGTGATATTCAGCGACACGGACAGTAATGTCTACGAGTACATCTATACTCTGAATGTCATCCCATCGCCTCTTGCCTCTTGATTTTTAACTGGACTCGGATATAATGAAGACAGAAACCAAGTGAGTTCAGCACAAACTCGGAGGCAAAGATCGTGGGATTACAGTTGAGAGACTGGATTGCGATAGCTCAGTTCCTATTCATGTTGCTTGGCTTTGCCGGCATGTTTTATCGCATGAAATATCAAACGGAAAACAATTGCAAGGAAATAGCTGAAACTAAAAAGCTAGTGAATGACCAGAAGAAAACAGTAGACCAAAGTTTAGTTAGTTTAGAAGTACGCCTCAATCAGAGGGTAAGTGAAAGCGAGTCGAGAACTCGAGAGCAGATGGGCCGCTTGGAAGGAACCATAATGTCCCTTGCCAGCGATCTCAAACCGATCAGGGAAGCCAATTTCCACCTGGAGCTGAAGTCTGCCAACGAAGGCATAGCCGAACTCAAAGAACTTCTCAGAAGCTGCCCATGGCAGCAAACAAGACCTTCTGAATATCTCAAGCATTCCGACATAGCCGGCTTCCCTACACGGGATGAAGTTCTTACCATGATCAAGGCGGCCAAGTAATAATGCCTGTCAATGTCGTTAAAACACCAAAAGACGAAGCGCTGTGGGCTGCAGCCAAAGAGCAGGCTCAGAAAGCCGGCCACTCCGAAGACTGGCCCTATATTATGGGCATCTTCCAAAAAATGAAAGGAGAAGACCCTGCCAAGACGGCTTCGATCTTGAGAGCGCGTCGATGCGGGGCCATTCAGGTTCATGAGGCGAAAAGGGCTGGAATCATCTCGTAGGGATATCATTCGTGGCGTAGTCTACGAAGGCGTGTCCATCAATGACATGGCGGATAGGTATGGCGTTGACAGAACCACCATTTCTCGCAATCTGTCGTCCTGGGGAGTGTCAATACCGGTCCACCTTTCCGGGTTTCCCCAATACAGCGGATGGTTCGAATTGAAACAGAAGGCTGCCAAAAACTTGCCAGCCCATGTCCGGAACATGAACCGAAGCTCTTTGGTGGAATTCTACAGTAACAAGACCAGGGAAGATTTCTGCCGCATCTTGAATATATCTACCTGGATGTTCGATAGAACCCTGGAATACCACTGCATCAAGAAACGATCGAGGAAGGAGGGGGCTCATGCCTCGAACGAATCATGCAGAGGTCAGTTGCATTTGGCCCAGGCGCAGGGATGACGGACCATGCCAAGGGGTCCTCAAGGGCGATGCATTCGCATTGCTTGACAGGATAGGTGAGTCTTTTCTGCGCCTTATCAGAGAAGAAGAAAAACGAAAGGACGAAAATGAAAACAACCATGTATCGAGTCGGGAGCGTCGGAAGCGCACTCATTGATGTCAGGCCCTTTCTTCCGCAGGAAGCGAAGAATGCCCCCGAGTTCACAGGCTTTTACGATGCCGACGGAGCGCCTATCTGCGATGGCGACTCCATAGTCGTAATGCCCAACATCAAGTCGATAGTTCCTCCCGTAGTCCCCGTAGGCCAGAAAGGCATAGTCCAATGGAACCCCAAGCTGGGGCAGTGGACGATGTCTTATCTTCCTGATGTCGATGGCAAAACATCAGATGGCCTTAACAAGAACTTCTTCGGTCCTCGCCAGACAATCAACACGGCGCTGCCCGGGGAGATCATAGACGAGTACAAAGCCGGTTTCAGGCTTACCCTCAAGAACATAACGGAATAAGGGAGAACAACATGGGCGAGTCTAACGTCATCCTCATCAGAAGAGTCAACGGTCCTTCGTTGAAATTCAGGGGTGAAAGGCTCGCCCATACCAAACCCGACCATGCGAACAGGGCAGAGGAAGGCCGGGGATGGACCGAGTTCGAAGTCTATCTGACGGCAGGCAAATCCATCGTGATCGTTGTTCTGAAAAAAGGAAGATCCATCGACCGCACCTGGGCCTTTATAGCGGATTCATGGCAAGAGGTAAAAGAAGCCTTTGATCACGGCGAGAAAGATGGCGTACGGATATCATGGAGCGCCCTTACAGTCCAGCTCATAGAGAAGGCTTCAGCCATATGTCCGGAGGCTGCAGAAATTTTAATGGAGACAGTCAGATAACAGCAATAAATGAAAAAACAAAAGAGGGGGCAATATGCACGTCGTCATGCTTGATACCGAAACAACAAGTTCCAAATCAGAAGAGGCGCATATCGTAGAGGTCGGTATGGTCAAGATCGATACCGGTCTTTTGAACGGCAACCTGGAAGATTCCATAATCGAGACTTTCAATAAGAGAGTCAAGCCTCCAGTTCTGATTCCTTTCGACGCCATGGCCGTTCACGACATCACCAACGAGGACGTGGCTGATTGCCCTACCTGTTCTGAGATACAGCCATTTGTGGGAGATTTCATGAATGGCGTTGAGGTCGTCGTCTGTCACAACGCTCCGTACGACATTCCGATCGTAAGCAGAGAGTTTCCTGGAATATTCGAATCATACCGTGCGTCTTCGGGATCCATCATATGCACACTCAGGCTATCCAAACATTTCGACCCGGAGCAGGAAATCACGAGCCATTCCCTCCAGGCCCTCAAGTATCGTTTGGGTCTTTGGGGATCGGTAAAGAAGAATGTAATCCCACTGATGGACACCACGGGAGCACATTCAGCACTCTACGACTCCTTGGTCGATACTTCCTTGTTCCATTACTTCGTAATGAAGTCACTCCAAGATGCAGACTGCTGGATATCCAGGGGCGAAAACGACATCGATGAAGCAATACATCGTCTGGCCGCCCTTTCACACCGCCCCATCCTACTCAAGAGACTCACCTTTGGGAAGCATGAAGGCAAAACCTATCAGCAGGTTTTTCGCTACATCGACCCGGGATACCTCAAGTGGTTGGCAAAAAACTTTGACGACCCCGATGTAGTACACACAGCCAAGTACTGGCTTTCGATGGGAGCATGATGAGCACCGAGAGCATCGAAGCACTTCAGCAGTCGTTATCGACACATATCGGTGGCCTTGTAGCCATCAGCATATGTGCCGGTATGATTGAAGCAAACCATAAGGCTATCGTAGACAATCTTGTGCATACGGAGAATGACGGGCTTCCGGGGGACCTGTTGTTGGTGGCCGGGATGCTCAAGTCGCATGGGACGATAGACCTCAGTTCTTTTCAAACCGCCCTTGCTTCTGCCGCAACCTATCATACCGAAGACCCTGAGTCTGTAGAGAAATGCTTTGATGCATGGCTGGAACAGATGAAAGGCATCTTCAAGGGTGTGACAAAACAGATGCGCGGAGCGGGGCATGAAACATGAAAGCCCGGTGGAGAAGGCTTTAGTCGAAGTAGTCAATGCACACTTTGGGATAGGAAGCCTTCAGGAGGCTCTGACAAAGGCGCTCCGCATCGTAATCAACATCAATAAAAGCAGGTATGGCAATGCCACGATTGCCATCGATCGGTCGTTCTTCGGGAAGATCGTGAACCATGTAGCTCGAGACATAGGAGTAGTGCCGGGATCCCCGTGGTATGCGCTTATGGCCAAAGCCAGATTTATCTGGTCGTGTTCCAGGGCTGCAACGGTAACCGTCCCGGTTTGGCTCTGGTCGGCCATTCTGTGCGGACCATTGGGCCATGTAGGTCTTGTCGAAGACCAGCCTCACTACTCGTTGATGTCGACGGCCAGACTGTCGGTAGAAGCAACGGTAAAGGAACTCTCCGAACTGAAGGGAGGCCAGGAGTGAAGGTAGTTTTTCGTGTCTTCAAGATAATCTTCTTGCTCGTGGCGGGGAAAGGAATGAAGGCAGGCGGGATGGGACACCTTCAGCCTTTCTGCAAAGCCACTGGAAAATACTTGAAGTGGTAAAAAACGAAGGGGCGGCATCGCCCCTTTTTATTTTTTTCCGGCAGCCTATTATTTTTTTATACTTTCATCACCACTGTAATTGACACTTGCGTTCTTCGCGTTTTGCGGTACAATAGTGGATAGAGAGTAATCATCCGAAAGGAATCTTTCATATGACCAGTATGAAGCGCAGAAAATTGGCAGCGTTGGTGGAACTGGCCAAAATGAGCTCGGCAGCTCAGCCGACTCTTGATGCCATATCAAGTGTCCCAGGTCCCAAGTACAAGTTTCCGTTGAATACCTTTCAGACCGCAGGGAGACAGGCTGCCAATTCCGTCACTGGCGGAAAGGGAGGACCGGCTTCTTCTTTCATGGCTGCGCTCAATACCCCTGTCACGCCGCCCGTCAGTCAGGTTGCCGTAAATGATGATCCCAAGTTCAAGCCGGCATCGCTCAGACTTGCTTTGGTCAAAGAGGCCGGATGGATGGATGCCTTAAATCGCTTTTTTGGTGGCTGGCGTGGAAAAGCAGCAACTGCTGATAGAGAAGCTTTGATTCAGCGAGCTTACGATTCCATTAAAAGTCGAAGAAATTCACCTCGTCTTGATCTTACAAATTCGGATGATATTATAAAGAGGCTTCACCAAAAACCGCCAGACTTGACTGCTGCGCTGGCAGCCGCCTGGGCCCCCAGCAGGTTCAAGAAGGCATCGCTCAGACATGCCTTGATCAAAGAGGCTGGGCGGATGGATGCCGTCTGGCCGGCGATCAAACGCTTTTTTGGTGGAAAAGGAGCAACAGTAGCGGCGGCTGCCCCGGCGGCTGCCAGTGCTCCAGCAGCCCAGTCCGGCATGACTGCAGAACAGTTCTACAAGTTGTTCAAGACAATCAACACGTACATGGGGGTAACCAAGGGCATCAATCCCCTGAAGTTCATCAACCTCATGAAGAACCTCGGCATCGGCGCCTTTGCAAATCCCAGAGGCTTGACCGGCATTGCTCACAGGCTCGGAGGCAGCGAAGGCATCATGGGCTACGGCGCCAGAAGGAATCTCATGACTCCGGCTGCATTGGCCGCAGCAGGTCTGGGAGTTGGCGGACTGGCCTTTGGACTTGCCAATACACGCCGGCGCGAGAGACGGCCAGCGTATGTCTTTCCCGAAAGGACCGCCTCGATGTTGAAAGAGGCCGGTTTTGCATCGAATATTGGGATGAGACTTCTGAATACTAGACTCGTGCAGCGGCTTCTTCCCAAGGGTTTTGCAGACACGCTTACTTCAGGGAAAGATTTCATCAACGCCTTGAAGAGCTTCGGTGGCAATATGGGGCTTGGTAAGGGTGGAGAAAATACTCGTCAGGCCATCGGTGCCATCAAGGCCAAAACAACCAACCACGACGCCATCGCCCAGGCCATCATGTTCGGTCGCCTGATGCCTTGGAGGCGCTTCAACCAAGGCCTTGGCAGCTTGGCGATGAAGTTGCAGCCTGCCGGTATCGAAGGAGTACTTCGGTCGCTCAAGGGCCGCAGAGGGCTGCTGGGAGTAGGCGCACAGAGAGATCTCAGACTGCCGGCGGCTCTTGCTGGCATAGGGTTGGTTGGAACAGGGTATGGCATAGGAAGCGCCATCAAGAAAAACTCTTCGTTGGAAAGGGATGATACGATGAACAAGGCCGCTTTTCTCAGGAGTAACTACAGGCTCAACCGTAAGATTTTCCCCAAGACATTGCTTGGAGGCCTTTTTTCCAAGGTGGACTTGGCGAAAGAAGCCAGAAGGAAAAAGAACAGAGAGGTTATCCGTGAACTTCTGGGAGACCTCGCTGGAATCCCCGGGAAGGCCATGAGGGGAATCGGAAGAGGAGGAGAAAGCGTCCTTGGTTACATGCGTAACCGTCCAGTAGAATCGGGCATAGCCGCCCTTGGTCTGGGTGGCTTGGGTACCGCGGCTTACTTGAACAGAGACAGAACGGCAAGCCTGCAGAAAATTGCAGCACTGATGGAAGGAACAGAAATGACGAAGTCCGAGAAGATCGCAGCCATCATTCAGATCAGTGAGATGATGGAAAAAAGCGCAGCCCCCAACCTCGCCAGCCTGCTTGGTCGCGGCAAGAGCGACAACGGCCTCATGAAGGCCCTCAAGGCCATCATGGGCGCCAACACCGGTGCAGCCAAGTGGATCTACAACACCGACAAGAAGGCTCTCGGTACAGCCGCCAAGGGCATCGGTTCGGCAGCCAAGGGCCTCGGTTCCGCGGCAGCCAAGGGCTATGGAGCCATGCCCGGTTGGGCAAAGGCCAGTCCCCTCGCCGCCCTTCTTCCCCTTCTGAAGGGCAAGCAGAAGCCGGCCCTCGCTGAGCTGATGTCCCGCATCGGTGGCAGCAAGGGTATCGCTGGCATCGGTGGCAAACGCAACCTCAAGGTTCCGGCCCTCCTCGCGGCCCTCGGAATCGGTGGCGCCGGTTTCGCCGGTGGAGCCCTCTCCCAGAGGGAAGCTTCCCTTCAGAAGCTCGCAGCCCTTCTGGAAGCCCAGGACCACAACCCCATGCTCGAGAAGATCGCTGCCGCCAAGGAAGCCCTGTTCTTCGAGAAGGTGGCCGAGAGGGTCAACAACAAGCTCATGGCAGCCACAGGTGGCGACGTCGAGAAGGTAGCGTCCTTCTGGGCCAACCTGGGCCAGTAACGCATATACGCCGATGGTGAGGCAAGGCCCCGCACGAGCGGGGCCTTTCTCTTGCGTGGAACCCGTATTCGGGTATAATCATCTTAGCAACAGAGAGGAGCTTCGTTATGCCTTTCACTGTTTCAGATCTAAGGCCAGGCGATATCATCGTCAGCTACAAAAAGCCTGAATGGTGGAATTTCGTCAAGAAGTTTTTCAACTGGAGAGTCAGAAAATACAGCCAGAGAGTGCTGGGCGAAAATTGCGTATTCCCCCATGCCACACACAACCGAGTCATAGAAGACAAGATCCATGGGATAGTCACAGGATTCCATTGGACCGATCCATGCTCCACTCCATGCGAGATCACCGATGACCTTGTGGATCCCAGCTATGCCCTGGTCTATCGCAAGAAGAAAGGACCACTGAACCCCGAGCCTCTCTATGCTTTCTGCCTCAAACACTCAGGCATGCTTTATGATCTTGGCGAGCTTGTAGACATGGACTTAGGCACCAGGATTTTCGGGTTTGGCAGGAATCACTACGTATGCTCTACGGGAGCGCGTGCAGCCGTAGAAGCAGCCGATGGCCCTCTGGATGCTGCCATCAATGCCGTCTCTTCCGAGATCATTCCGTTTGAAAAGACTCCGCCATGCATCTGGGCCAACCTTCCTGATATTTACGAATGCATCAATAAACCAAGTCAGGCCACGAGAACATCAGCAGAGCTTATGTCCCCCGAGCTGCCTCGCAGGAAAGCTCATTAAGGAAAAGGCCACCAATGCGTATTGATGAAAATCTGCATCGAATAGATGTCTACCGAGACTACGTCACTCTGCTTTCGAGCCTCCGGGAAAGACTGCCCCAGATCCTTTCTTACCAGGGAAAGTTGCGGGGAATACGAATTGAGAACATCAAGTTCGACCTTCCCGACAAACTGGTCAACCCTGCGCTCGAGAGAGCGGCCCGAGAAAGAGACTCAAGCTATTCCATACCGATAAGGGCCGACATTGTCATGACCGACGAGCGCGGTAATGAGAAGAAGAGAAGCGCCGGCAAAATCCTGTTCAGACTGCCTTTCCCGACAGCCAGGGGGACTTTCGTTGTGGAAGGGTCCGAAGTATCTGTCAAGAAGCAGTTGCGGCTTTCCCCGGGGATATACGTTACCAAACAGGCTGATGGCGTGCAGGCTTTCATCAATACCAAGACACGGCAGAACATCAAGATCAACTACGATCCCGAGACCATGAGAATCAGGTTTGATGTAGGAGGAAAGGCTTTTCCGGCTTATTCCGTACTGAGGATACTGGGCGTTCCCGATGAGCAGATACAGAAACAATGGGGTGAGCAGATCTACAGGGCCAACTTCCGCTCTCCTTCTACCCATAGCTCCGTGCTTGAGCGTTTGTACAGCACGATGCTCAGCTACACAGGAACAGCAAGAAATTCGAACGAGAAGGCCGATCAGCTCAAGGCTGCTTTTGAAACCACCGTTCTTGACCCATGGGTGTCCAAAGTAACTCTGGGCAAGGAATACAAGGCTGCAGACCGCCATGCTTTGATGGATGCCACCCGAAAGATGCTGGACGTCAGCGCCGGCACAGTGAAGCCTGACAACAGGGATGATCTGCATTTCCAGGACATCTATGGATACAACGATCTCATCCTTTACGGCATCGAGAACCAGGCAAACAAGATAAAGAACAAGCTGGCCTACAGGGTGGACAGCAACCAGTATGACGAGAAAGACATTCTGGCCAGGCCACTTTCTGAGATCCGGAAGCTGATGAGCAGCAAGTTCGTTCAGGCTGATGTCGTCTACAACCCCGAACAGATAAATCCAATAGGGATCCTCTCTGATGCCACTGAGGTCACTCAGATGGGCGAAGGCGGTGTGGGCTCCTCCTATGCCATCACGGAAGGCATGAGAGAGCTGAATGACAGCTCCATGGGGTTCATCGATCCCATCTTCACGCCGACCACTGACCGAGTTGGTGTCAACATGCATCTGTCGTCCGGCGCCCGGAAGGTGGGGAGGGAGCTCAAGGCTTCCGTTCTCGATTTCACCACGGGCAAGCAATCCGGAACAAAGGCGGTTACCCCCCGGGAGATATACGACAAGTACACCGCCATTCCTGGTGAGTACAGCATGCGCGAAACCGGGGTGTACCTTCCCAACAAGGCCAAGGTAAAGGCATTGCATCACGGCGAGATAGTTGAGGTTCCATACTCGAAGATCGATTACGTCATAGCCTCCCCCCACCATGCTTTTGACTGGGCAAGCCTTTTGATCCCATTCCTTCCCAACAACATTCCTACAAGAAGCACTATGTCCGTCAAGCAAAGCACACATGCTCTCATGCTTGCAGAGCCGGAAAACCCCTTGGTATTGGCCGGGGTTCACAAAAACGCGGATGGATCCGTCTTCACCGCGGAACAAGAGTTCGGCAACCGATTCTCTCGGCGCGTTCCTTCTTACATGGGCGATTGCGAAGTCGTGAAGGTGAAGAAGGACTCCATCACCCTGCGCGACATCAAGACCGGCGATACCGAAGACATAGAGCTTTACACAAACTACCCTCTCAACGGAGGCAATGTCATCCATGAAATACCCGTTGTAAAGGCGGGTGAAATAGTAAAGAAGGGGCAGGCAGTCGCCACCAACAGTTTCATCAGGAACGGCATGCTGGCTATGGGGCGCAATCTCAGAGTGGCCTTTCTTCCATACAAGGGCTGGAACTTCATGGACGGCCTGCTGATATCCGAGAGCGCTGCCGAGAAGATGAAAGCCATCCACGTAGACCAGGTGGAAGCCAGCTCCAGGAAGCATGACGTTTTCAATAAGAACAGGTTCAAGGCCCTCTATCCCAAAGAGTACCGGGCCATGCAGCTCGACAACATAGATGATGACGGAGTTGTCAAAGAAGGCACCGTGTTGAACACCGGTGACCCTATCATCCTCAAGCTCACCCCCAAAAGCTTGACCCAGGAGGATATCCTGGCAGGCAATGTGAGCCAGGTAATGAAGCAGCAACTGATCAGGGATGACAAGGTCTGGGAAGCCAGCGACCCGGGCGTCGTCGAAAGAATAGTCCGTACTCCCACCGGGATCAAGATTTTCGTGCGGTCGGAGCGGTCGGTAAAGACAGGGGATAAGCTGTGTCTTTCAGATGACCACGAATACCTTACCCAGAGGGGTTGGATCCCGGTTTCTGATCTCACCGTTAATGAGCAGGTATGCACGCTCAACCAGGATACCGGAATTGTGGAATACCAGCATCCAGAGGCTGTGTTCTCCTATTGGCACACCGGAAAAATGTATGGCATCCGGTCTCAGCAGATCGACTTGCTGACGACTCTCAATCACAACATGCTGGTCAAAACGCGGAGAGCTCAATCATTCGCCTTGCATCAGGCTCAGGATATTATGGGCCGACGAGTCCAGTACAAGAAGAATGGAACTTGGATAGGTAAGGAAGCATCAGAGTTTTGCCTGCTGACTGTGGATGGCCGTCATCATGGCTTCAGCCCCCATGGGCTTCCTGAAGTAGCCATGGATGACTGGCTGGAATTCCTGGGGTATTACATAGCTGATGGCCATTTCTCGAAAGATGGATATTACGTAACTATCAATAAGAATAAAACAACAAAGAATTCGTATGGTGGTTACGTCTACCACAGAATCACAGCATGCCTTGATAGAATGAAGTGGCCGTACAATCCCAGGGAAGGCAAAATCATCATATCCTCAAGGCAGCTCAATGAGTATCTATCGGTACTCGGACACGCCAACGACAAGTATGTCCCCAGGGAGTTCATGGAGTTGTCGCAGAGGCAGATGAATATTCTTTTGGATGCACTGCTTTCTTGCGACGGCTCCAGTTTTTCATGTGTGAGTTACTCCACTACGAGTAAGCGCTTGGCTGATGACGTTCAGGAAATAGCATTGAAAGCCGGGATGGCTGCCAATGTAACTCCGTGCCTTAGGGATGACAATGAAGCCCATGCCGATCGATACAGGGTTTCTGTTATCAGGAAGAAAACTGAGCCCATGGTCAACCATGGCCATACAAAGTCACAGCACATCCAGGAGGAAAAACTGGTTGATTACGACGGCCTGGTGTATTGCTGCACTGTTCCCAACCATGTGATGTATGTCCGTCGCAACGGGAAGGCATGCTGGACTGGCAATTCCAATCGTCATCAGGCGAAGGGCGTCGTATCTGCGATCCTTCCCGACGATGAAATGCCTCATGACAAAAGTGGTCAGCCGTTCGACATTCTTCAGAACCCGGCCGCCGTCACCTCAAGGAACAACACCGGCCAGGTAATCGAGGCCGCAGCTTCGAAGATAGCCGCCCACACCGGTATACCTTTCATTGTGGAGCTTTTCAACCTGAAGGGGAGCTCTCCGGAGGCCGTATACAAGAAAATGAAGGAATACGGTCTTGAAGACCAGGAAGAGATCTACGACAAGGACGGCAATCCCATCAAGGATGGTGACAGGCCCATCAAGGTAATGACCGGGTATCAGTACTTTACCCGGCAGAAGCAGGAGGCCGAGCCGTACTTCAATGTTCGCAACAGAAGCGATCCTTACGACATAGTCAGCCAGCGCCCCATTAAGGGACCCAAGATGGGAGGCCTGGGATTCTACGCTCTGTTGGCCCATGGAGCCACGAGCAACCTGCGGGAGATAGCGACCACCAAGAGCGAGAAGAACGATGATTTCTGGAGGGCCGTTGAGGAAGGCAGCAACATTCCATCGCCCCAGATGACCTTTGCGTTCAAAAAGTTGCAGGCACTACTCAAAGGCGCCGGCATTGATGTCCGCAAGCAAGGCGACAATTACCAGCTTTTGCCTCTCACCGACAGAGAAGTCGACAGGATGAGTTCGGGCGAAATACCCAATCCAGCGATGGCCACCCGGATCGGGCGTCCCGGTAAATACGAGATGTTGCAGTCATACGAAGGCGGCCTCTACGATGAAAAGCTTCTTGGAGGCATGCAGGGAGACAAATGGGGGCATATCTCCCTGGCGGAGCCTCTTCCCAACCCGGTTTACGAAAAGGCTATCAGAGCCATCCTGGGCCTGACGCAGGGCGCCTATGATGACATCATCGCCGGCAGGGTAGGGTACAAAGACGGAGTACTGGCTCCCCGGGTAAAGGGGGACAAGTCCATCACCGGTGGCCATGCTTTCAAAGCCATGCTTTCGTCCATTGACGTAGAGTCTTCCATCAAGTCTTTGAAGGAGATGATCCCCAATCACACCGGTACTGCCAAGGATGCCATGGTCAAGAAATTGCGGTACCTGAACGCTCTGCAGCGCATCGGCATCAAACCGGAGAACGCTTACGTCATATCCAAGGTTCCGGTTCTTCCTCCGCAGTTCAGACCGGTGTACCTCACGAAAGACAACGGGATAAGGGTCAGTGATTTCACAGCTCTGTACCAGGACATAGGAACGCTTGCCATGACGCTCAAGGACGGCCAGGGCAGCATGCCGGCCTCCGTACTGGATGAAGTGAGGACGAACCTCTACGATGCCGTAAAGGCGATCCAGATAGGGGCCACGGGCATAGGGTACGGAGCCAAGCCGAGGACCGGGATCCTCGAATATCTCAAGGGGGAGTCTTCCTCCTGGGGGCATTTCCAGGATAAGATATTCGACAAACGTCAGTCGGTTGGCGGCCGTGCAGTCATCAGGCCCAATCCCGGTTTGTCCGTAGACGAGATCGGACTTCCCGAAGAATCAGCATGGCCGCTCTTCCATTCTTTCGTAATGCGCAGGCTGACCAAGGAAGGCATCCCCCCTCTGGAAGCCAGGCGGATGATAGAAGACAGGGAAGCTTTGGCTGAAGCAACTCTGCAGGCCGAGATGAAACATCGTCCGGTCATGATCACCAGGGACCCCAAGCTCCACAAGTTCAACGTCATGGCTTTCTGGGCCAAGATGATACCGGGCAAGTCCATGGAGATCAGTCCTTTGATAGCCCGTGGCTTCAATGCCGACTTCGATGGCGATGCAATGGGCTATTCCGTCCCGGTTTCCGACGAAGCGGTGAGGGAAGCCAGAGAAAAGCTGCTGCCATCCAAGAACCTGTTCAAGCCCGGGCTGGACCAGACGATCATGCGTCCCGAGGAAGACACCATTGCCGGCCTCTATTACGGTACTCACTTCGTAGACCCGAGGCCCGACAAGAAGTACACCACCGAGAGGGAAGTCATAGAGGCTTACGAAGCCAATGAAATAGCCCTCAATGACGGAGTAACCCTCAAAACAGACAAAGGCAATGTCGTTGTCACTGCCGGTCGTATTTTGGTGAACAAAGCCATTCCTGAGCAGTTCAGACAGGGTTACAATGTAGTCTACAACGACAAGAAGATAGGCGAGATACTCAACGCTGTGGGTAAGCATGCTCCCGGGGATTACGTCAACACTTTGATGAAACTCACCGATCTGGGCAATGCCTTCAACACCAGGGTTGGGTTGTCATTCAGCCTGAAGGACTTCATGCCGATAAGCAAGGAAGAGATGTCCAAGTCCGTTGGCGGCTTCTTGGCTCAGAAGGAAACCGACTCTGTCTACTCCAGGCTCAGGTCTTCAATAGACCCTCGGTCGGCAGTTGCCGTCCTTGCTGATTCCGGAGCCAAGGGGAATTGGTCCAATGTCATGCAGATCAAGTTTTCTCCCATGACGGTGAACGGATTCGACGGCCCTATCCCTCATCTGATCCGCACCGGATACGGAGAAGGACTCGATTTCATGGACTACTGGGTGGCATCGAAAGGCAACCGGCCTGCTCTGCATTCGAAGAGCATTGAAGTCAGGGAGCCCGGCTATTTCAGCAAGCAGCTTCTGAGGTCTACCCTGGGCAGCGTAGTGGCACCCGGAGATGCAAACCCTACCGATGGTATCGAGTATCCCATTGACCATCCCACCGTGCTTCAGAGATACCTGGCTTTCGACCTGGTAACCCCGGCGGGGAAAACATTGGCCGTGGCCGGGGATCCCATAACAGAAGAGCTGATAGCATCAGCCCGTTCGAACAAGATCAAGACGGTGATGGTAAGATCTCCCTTGACGTCAGTGGCAAAAACCGGGTTCTACGCCAAGGATTTCGGTAGACTCCCGGATGGAGAGAAGCCGAAGGTCGGCGCCGACATAGGAGTCATATCGGCCCACACCCTTACCGAGCCGGCTGTTCAGCTCACGTTGAAGGCTTTCCATGGTGGAGGCTCCGCTCTTTCCAGCAACAAAATAGAAGGCTTGTATGCCATCTGGCCTCTCTTGAATGGAAGAGCCCCTGCCGGAGCGAAGGCCACTCTTGCTCCTGAGGCCGGCGTGGTGGGCAAGATCAATAAGATGCGAGGCGGCGGCTACGAAATCATCATGCAGGACGGAACGTCTTTCACCACGTCTACCAATGCTCCGCTCAAGGTTGCCGTAGGCGATCGCCTGAAGGCCGGATTTCAGATCAATGAAGGTCTTCCGGATCCCAACGATGTCATGAAATACAACGGCCTTAGGGCCATGCAGAACTACCTTGTTGACGAAATCGAAAGGAACTACGGCGGCAAGGCTCCAGACCGCCGGTACATAGAGACAGTAGTGGCGGCCCTTACGAGATACGGCAAGGTTTTGGATCCCGGCAGCAGCCAGGACATGATGACAGGTGACATCAAGGACATCAAAGAGCTGCAGGCGATCAATGCGGATATAGGCGACAGCGATGCGCTGATCAAGTACGAACCGGTCTTTGACGGCATGGATTACGATCTGGCAAAAAACGAACCTGACTGGGCACTCAAGATGCTGGGTAGAGACATGGTTCGACAGCTTCAGGAAAGCGCAGCCATGGGCGCCATGAGTCCTTCAAAAGGAGTAAAGCCAGTTACTCCGTTCCTGCAAGGCATCGACTTCGGAAGAGATCTCTGGAGAACAGGGGAGTACTGATGAACCACCACATCATCAAGCTTGCAGCCAGGATAGAGCTCGAGAAGCGTGCGGGATGGTCGAGTGGCCCTGTTCCAGGCAGGGAAATATTCGGAGGAGCAGTAGCTGGATCCATGGCTGGAATGCTCGCCAACACGATTATCTCATTGGTAGCGTTGTCGAAAGTGGAACGAGAATTTGGAAAAGCGAAGAAATTCGATGTTACATCATTCCCGGAAGATATCAGCGTACTTTCCAACAAAGAAGAGATAAACAAATGGCTCAAGCAGCCAGGCGTGAATGTTCTGAAGCGGATGCTCTACCGCAAAGCTTTGAACTCCACAAGACCAGGGCACGGTTTCTTTGTTGAACCTCCTGTCAAGGGAGGCAAGCCAGCCATATCCGTGAAGCCTCCAGTGGTTGATGAAGTCATGCGCCATGAACTGGGGCATTACAGCGACTGGAAGGAATCGGGATCTCTTACGAAAAGACGAGGCCAGTACCGGTCGATGATATCTTCCATGTTCTCGGATCCAGAAAACACTCCTTTGTACAGGCAGGAAGTAGAAGCCTGGAACAGGGCCGGGGTCCCCGAGAACAGCCCAGTCCGCATGTCCGCATTGGCCACTTACAGAAACTATTTGCTATCCGCAAGGACTACTCTCATTGGTGCCGCAGCAGGAGCCCTGGCCTCGGCATTGCTGCGCAAAAATACGATGAACTATCTACGAAGGATCCCCCGGGTTTAGATAGAAAATATCAGCAAAATAAGTTATAAACTTCTTGCGTCGAGACTGAGCCCTTTGTTTTTCCACGAAGGGCTTTGTCTTTTAATGTTTTATATGCACTTATATAAGAAAGGAAAGAAAATGTGAACAGCGAATCGAAGAGAAGGCTTTTGGCAAACAATGTTCCTGTGTTCGTCGAAAAGGCCAGGGGTTGTGGCTACCGGAAGGAAGGCGGTCTGTACTTCCGCGGGGATCCCCCCAATGCCACCTGCGGCAAACTGCCGTTCGAGTTGGGGATATGCCCTACCTGCGGAGAAGGCATTCCTTTTTCGATGGCTCCGAAATGGGTTGACCCGGTCAAGCTGACGCAAGGCATCAAGTGTGACTACAGCTTGAGGCAGTGTGCGCTGTGCCCGTTGAGCGATGACGTCATCGGAGAGATCGGAAAGGTGCTCATGATCTGGGTCGGCAAGAAGTTCTATGCCAGCCCCGATGCATTCTTGACCGAAGCCAGGGATATGGGCATATCCAGGAGAATGAAAGCTCTGCCTCGAGGATTCGAAGTAGGAAAGCATTTCATCCTTCTCGCACATCAGAACGCCATTCCCACCGATGACCCAGAAGCTCCAAAACCCGGGGCTTTCTCTCTGTTCAGACCAAGAGCCATCGAATATGTCTGCAGTGGCGAAGAGACTGACGATGAGATCGAAAGTCTGCGCAAGAGGGGTATCACCCCGGTCATGGTCGAGAAAGCCGACCATACACAGCAACTTCCGCTTGGGGGGAAGTATGAATCACAATGATGGCTTCATGGAGCACCTTCACCGGACGCTTAGGGAGTGGCGTCCATGCATCATAACGGGGCCAGGAACTATTTTCTTCCCCGATGACATGAAGGCCATCCAGGTGGTGAACGTCAGGTCAGTAAGCATCGACATTGACGACTCACCGGCAGAAGCCAAGAAGGAAAAGGTCAGAAAGGTTGCTGTTGTTGGGAAGCAGGAGCCTTTATCTCCCCTGAAACAGGCTTTACAAAAAGCCAGTACCGAGAGTATTGTGAGTCTTTTTGGAGGCGTGGAGGTAATAAGGGGTTTCATCCCATCAACGCCGGCGAAACTCACAAGAAAACAACTCATCAATGCCATCCTAAGCATTTACGAAACAGTGCCGAGCATGCAAGGCAAGGAAGCCATTCTCATCTCGGCCTTAAAGCACAAAGGAAAATAGTCGGATATGCCGGCTATTGATTCACATGCCATGAACAAAGGAGAACAAGCCGTGTACCTGAAAAAAGTGGAAGACATAGTCCCGGGCGAGATGATCGTGGTTTCCAATATGATGACCGGCTGCGCATCAGGCCTTGCTGTCTGCTCCGTAGAGCAAAACGCAGTCGAGGCGCCGGAATCCATATTGGTGAGGTGCGAGCGCAACAAGAAGTACTTCTACAGTCCGGGATCCGTCGTTCTCGTCGGGAAGGACCCCAGGTAGTCTTCCATGAAGACAAGTACACAGCCAGACAGGGGGAGTGAAATATCGGTCGGACAACTGGTGAAAGTAGCAGCCTCTGGCAAGTCGTATGAAGGGGTGGTGGTTTACATCATCCCGGCATCTGTTGTTCCCGCTCACCGTATCACGATGCTCAAGGAGTTCTACGGAGCAACTTTCCCTGCAGGCAAAGCGAAGGGCCCGAACACCAGGCCGAGATACATAGTATTGAGGCGTGGACGGCACGGCTTGGAGCTTACCAATCCAAGATTGTGTACGATGGAGAAGATCAGAGGCCATCGGATCAAAAAGGAGACGTTTGATATCATGATATTCTGCGAGATAAACGGGTTCATGGTACAGAGAACAAAAGTTCCGTCTGTGATGAAACCGGTGATCGCCGATATCTGAGCATCGCACGTTGAAAATTGTACTCTATGGTCTCAACATATACGGTCTAACGATCGTATCAATCTGTTAGTAAGTCATAAATGGGGGGTCCGAAAAGCCTGTTGTCGAAGACGATAAAGTCTTACTGCACAGCAGGGGACCCCCTGTTTTTGGCTGCCGGGGGTGTCTGCGTTCATTTATGAATAAACAGTACATTGGCGTTACATGGAGCCGAGAGCTGTCTGTTCTATGATTCTTAATGCATAGTAAAGAATACATCGTATATGTGAGATCAAGCCATGCACAGTACGTACATTCAATGTACGTAAAGCACATGTCATTATCGAACATTGCTATGCAAGATCAACTATGACAACGAGTTGAAAACAGGCCCATCCTCATTATTCCAGCAGTCAAAAAGTGCCTACATGGTGTATATAGATACATTAGCTTTGTATAAAGTGTTGTATAGCGAAACATTCCGAAACAATAAAATATGGTATTACCATATGAAACAGCCTATAATCAGAAAGGATGCTATGGTGCAGAATGTAGCTGAATCAATCTTGAGGGAAAGCGAAAGGAGATGTCGATGCGAGGAGTGATGTACGATATTGAACCCGAGACCATGACTGACAACGTCAGCATAGCTCTCTGGTTTGAGGATGAGCCGACCATACTGAGATGGAAGGACCTCTTCGATCGTCTTCCAGACAGGGGGTTCCATCCTGATATCGACAGGTTCATAGATGAAGTAAGCGCCACCTACGGAGAGAATGGCGGCTATGTAGAATGCGAGTTCATTCGTTTCCTCGAGGACCTCGTAGCCCATGGGTGGGGCGTTTACTACTCCGACACCAGGGCCCTTCTCTGGAGCCCGGAGATGATGTTCGGACACAAGGAAGATCCCCATCGTCTGACCAACACCGAGTTCGTCACCGAGCTCATGGAGTTTTCACCCTATGGAGCTCTTTGTCAGGGCTTCATCATGTCAGCCATTGAAAGCTATGCCCAGCACTGGGCGAAGCAGCCCCCGGAAGACAATCCGGGAGCGTTGATCCCCCAGGAGTGCATGGTGGGCATTGGCAAGGACATCCTCGCCAAGATCCAGGCAAGGGCAGCAAAGAGATGAGCAGCCGAGAACAACGTCTGATGCCTGACGGCGTCCCCCGCTATGTCCGGTGTTACGACGGCGGGGAAGAACTGTTCGACCGGTATACCGTGGTGTACTGTGGACGATGGCCTTGCAGAGGCCGGAGGTTCTTCTTCTACATCGGCATGTCCAAGCATCCGTACCATCCTCAGGGCTTTGGGCAGCATGGGGATTCCGACAGGCCTATCGATGTCAATGCAGACGGATGGGCCCCTGCCATTGGAAGGAAGAACCATCTTGGCGTTCGAATCGCTTTCCATGATCTTCCTCCGGACTGCCAGGAAGTGGTGATAGCAGACTACAAGGAAATCTGGAATCTGAAGGAGGATACATGCCAGGCCACGACTACGGAAGCTGTAGCATAGACCGGTCAAAGCTGTGTGTAGGAATGGACATGTGCGGAAAATGTACTGACATGCCTCCCGAGCAATGTCCTTGGTGCCAAAAGAAGTACGAAGGCATTAAGAAGCCCGGGCAAGACATGCACTGCAGATTCTGCCGCCTCTGGGACTCAAGTTTGCTCAAGGACGCGAAAGATGCTCTATTGGCCATCCACAACAAGATCGTAGGACGGGCCACTGAAGAAGAGGTCAAAGAGATGCTGCGCGACATCAGAGAATCCCAGGGCGAATGAGTTCGGTAACGATCCCCACCGTGGAGTACGCAGCGCTGGTGAAGACAGCGGATGCATACAGGACTTTGGTCAACGACCTCTGGCCGGTCGTGATCATTTTCCTGATACTGACGTTTGCTGAAGCCATAGCCTTTGTGTACTGGTGGTGGAGATGCCGAACTTCCGAGGAAGAGTTGGCATGCAGAAAGGGTGGTGATGCCAATACCATACTCCAGAAAGCGAAGTTGCAAAAGCAAGAAAAACGGATGAGTGTGCCGAGACGGTCTCGAGCGCATGGTAAACCAGGAAGGAAGAAATGAAGACAATCGTGATGATCGTGGTGTGCATGCTGGTTATGTCTGCCGCATGCGACATCGAAAGACCGAACTGGGGAGAGACGGCTCTCAACCAGAAGCTCATATGCAGAGCCAACATGCGAACCATCGCCAGCGAGGAATTGATCTATTTTGCCCAGCATGGACGTAGATACGCCGAAAGTATGGCAGACCTGGGATTGGCTGACATGAAATGTCCTGCCCATGGATCATATGTCATAACAGTGGAGAACAATTCGACTTTTTTCACTGTTGCCTGCCCCGGCGACCACGGTTCCATTGCCAACGGTATAACCTCCTGGATAAACGTCGATGAGTGACAACCTCAGCGGCCTCCAGGCTGGGATGACCGATGCCCAGAAAATGGTCTTTCTTTCGACCTACAACGGAGAGAAAAAAGACCGAACTCTGGCTCTCATTCTCAGCATCTTTCTGGGTGAGCTCGGCATTGACCGGTTCTACGTCGGTGATATCGGCCTAGGATTCGGTAAGCTGCTCACTCTTGGCGGTCTCGGCGTCTGGTGGCTGATAGACCTTTTCCTGATCATGGGAAGGGTCGACTCCATCAACAGAGAGAAAGCTCGCACGGCTGCCAAGGAAGCGAGGATGCAATGAAGAGAGTGTTGATCGGAGTCTTGATCCTGGCGGCGTTGGCCGCCAGCTTCATCTTCGACCTTGGCACCAGCATGTGGTGGATCCTCGGAAAGTCCACGGCAGGCGTCATAGTGCTGCTGTTTTCTAATAGACCACCTCGACGCAAACAAGAAGACCCTTTTTTCAAGCTCTGCGAGAACAGAGCATAACCCCCCAATAGAAAGGGGAATTTTCCATGAATTTCTTCAGCTTCGAGAAGATGATCGCACCGTCGATCATCAAGGCCATCTTCGGAGTGCTGGTCGTTCTGTGTCTCCTGGCAGCGCTGATCGGCTTCATCGCTGGCTTGGTCAACGACCAGGCCGGTCTTGCTCTGCTGCTTCTGGTCGCCTATGGCGCCGTCGCTCCCCTCCTGCTCCGGATCTACTTCGAGTTTGTCCTGGTGCTGTTCTGCATCAACGACAAGCTTGACCGGCTGCTTCAGAAATAACCGAAAAGCCCCCGGCGTCGGAAATCGTTAAAACGTTGGCGATTACCGCAGGCCGGCGCCGGGGGCCCACCATCTGGAAGGAAGACTATGCGCAAACGAATAACTTCAAAGAAAACAGCAGAACAGCTTATAAAAAAACACGATGTAGGTAAGAACTGGTCTTGCCGTCACGACTATACATCATGCGCCTGTAATAGCGGAAACAGCGGATGGTGTGATACTTACAACAATGGAGAAAAGGATATCTTCTGCATTGAATATCTCAACAACCATGAGAAAGCAATGGTTTTCTCTTTAGTGGAGGAAGATATTGATGACAAGGCTAAAGCTGGATAATGCACCGTTCCGGAGGGTGCCATCGGTAAAGACCCTTGAGCCCGTGTTCAAGGAGCGGTCGCAGGAAGCCCGGGAGATACTGCAGGGCAGCCGAGATCCAATGAACTATGAATCGGTAAGGAAATGGGTGGAATCCTGCTACCACAAACCACGAAGACGCGAGATCATAATGGAGGCCCTCAACGTAGTGGCCGAGACCTGTGGAGTGGAAGCTCTTTGGGGCCCCAACGACACGGTATGGCCGTCTTATGAGTATCTAAACGCCGGAGATTCCTATGCACCGACTGTCATCCATGATCTGAAAAATAAGACTGTAAGGGTCTGTTCATGGGGAGACCTGGTAGAAAGAAACCCGAAGCTGAGTGGAGCGCAGTCACTATAACAATGCCAGCGCTGAAGCACTCAACATCTATGATGGAATAGAAGGAAAGCAATAATGAACGCTGCCAGTCCAGTAGCTAAATGCGAAATCTGCGGGGGTGAATTCAATCCCCACAAATCTACCAGCAGGTTCTGCAGTAAAGACTGCAGAGGGATTCACGATCGTAGAGCCGAAAGGCCTTCTCGAGAAGAACTCCATCGCATGGTATGGTCTTATCCTGTCACTGAGATCGCTCAAAAGCTGGGCGTGTCTGATGTGGCTGTAGGCAAATGGTGTAAGACCTACGGTATCGACAAGCCGCCAAGAGGGTACTGGGCAAAGCAGTATTCTATGGAAAACAGGTATCCACCTATTCCTTGTCCAGTGCCAACAGACCTTAGCGGGTACTTCCCCTCGCCACAGAAGAGAGTATTCACAAACGAGCAGATCATCCATATCAGGACCTGCCAGACCAGCACCCGAAGACTGGCCAGGGAGCACGGATGTTGTATCAAGACCATCTTTGACATCCGGCACTACAACACCTATAAGGAGGTGAAGTGATGGACCATCCCGCCCACGAGGAAACCTACCGCGGTCACCGCATCAAGGTATTTCAGGATGAATCTCCGGAGTCTCCGAGAGACTGGGACAACGTAGGGACCATGGTCTGCTGGCATCGAAATTACAAGCTCGGTGATGAGCAGCCTAAATGCAGTCCTACGGAATGGAAGGCTGCGTTGGCCGCTGAGTTCGATCCCGGGATCACTGCTCGAATAGAGCGGATGTCAGACAAAGCATGGGATCGTAGGGAACAGCTCATAAGCCAGGGCTATGACAGCGGCAGCCGGATGGTCAAGGAAGCCAGGGCAGAGGCAGAGAGCAAGTGCGACTCCATGATAGAAAGCGTACTCGACAAGCACATCGTCATACTGCCGCTCTACCTCTACGACCACAGCGGCATCACCATGAGCACCGGTCGTTTCTCGTGTCCATGGGATAGCGGACAGGTGGGGTTCATCTACTGCACCAAGGAAACCATCCGCAAGGAATTGAGCCGTCCGCAACCGCTTAAAAAGGGACAGGAACGACAGGACTATAAGCCCATCAAGAACGTCACCAAGAAAGACCTTGCTCATGCCGAGGAGTACCTTCGAAGAGAAGTAAAGACATACGATCAGTACCTCACTGGCGACGTCTACGGCTTCGTCATAGAGGGCTTGGATGACGAAGAAGGCAATTCTTGCTGGGGCTTCTTCGGCATGGACGACTGCATCGAGTCAGCCAAACTGGAAGTCGATGCCAACATCAAGTACCTGGAGAGCCCGGAATACAAGAACAAAGTTGTGACGGCAGAAGCTGAAGCCTATGCCGACATCATGGAAGGAGCGTTGTGCTGTGGTTAGAATCGTGAGGGAGGAAGATGGAGCCCTAGTCGGGGGGCTGGTGGTCGGTGCAGTCGTGGTGGCTCTCTGCTTCGTTTCTTTCTTCATCGGCAAGAAGGCCGGTGTGTCCTCTTCAACACAGCCGGATCAATAACCCTATTCAATGGACAGGCGCCGGCTTCGGTCGGCGCCGTTTCTTTTGGAGGAACAATGCCGGAAGACATCAAAGGCCGCCTTGAGTATCTGCGCAGCCAGATCAGGGCCGAGTGCATCAGTTACGAAGAGATCTCCGAGCTGCAGTCACTGGCAGAACATATCGACCCGGATGACGTCGAGCTTGCTCAGTGGGCGGGTATCCCAGAGTTCGAGGAAGAGGTTTTGACGCTTACTGATGTCGTGACAGGCATTAACAACGGCCTGCGAGGGAAAAGCGGCGAACAACTGGCCGACATATGGAACGCCATGTACCCTGAAGACAAGATCGTCTACAACGATTCCATCGCCAGAGTCCCTGTAGGGATCATCCGTTCTTTCTGGAGGAGGGAGTGCGATGCCCAAAATACTGACTGACAAAGAGTTGGGTGATATAATCTGGAAAGCCACTCATGATCCGGAACTGATTCAATGCCAAGACTCCTATATCCATTTCCTTGAAGACCTGGGGGACCTGATCTGCACTCACTTTGGAGGAAGACGAGAAGGCATAGGGGTCGAGATAAAAAGTGACCGGTTTATCATTAGCTTTCTTGTCAATGAATGCGTTCCCTTTGATGGAGGCGTCTTCAAAGACTACGATACCGACGTCACCTGGAAGGACGGAATAGAAACATGTCGATAATCATCGAAGCATCGGGAAACGATCAGTCTCTTTTCGCTCGAGTCGATATCAGCCCTGCTCGAGCCAGGCAGTTGCTGACGGCAATCGCAATGTTCCCCGAGATGATAACCCCGCTCGGCCCTCCATCGAAGATGAGCTGGTATGAAAGCAGTCCGGATTTCTACGAAGACGAAGAATGCCAGGAGTTGGTTCGTACGGAAGGCGGCATGCTGCACATAGACAGCACCTCAGTCTTCTGGACGGCTTACGTCAAGCACTCCGAAGACACACGTCTTGTTACGAGATGCGTCGATACGGAGACCCTCTCAACCATTGCTGATGAGGTTTCAGCGGTATGAACTCTCTCGACAGAAGTCGAATTGTTCACCATGCCAGAGATCTTGTTCAGCTCTGGAATGAGCAGGAGAAAATGGCCTGCGGAGATCCGTGGAAGCACCGGGAAGCCCGACAAGCCTATTATGACGCTCTGAATTCAATGAAGCACTGCAACCTCATCGAAGGCTTCAGCCTTGATAGCGTCACCTTCCCCGGAAACGTTCTTCACCGGTTTCAGAACGGGAAATGGGAAGTAGTGAACCAGACAAAAGAACATGGAGGTTGAGAAATAGAATGAGCAAGACCTACACCGTCGTCAGCATAGGCGTGGATAGAAAATCCTATGTTGACCACATCAGGGCCATGACACCCGCGCATGCCGCTTACTTGACAGAGAAAATCTATCACCATTCGGTTGACGTCCTGGCTGTGTTCGTGGGGAATCAGCGGGATGAGTTCAACCAGATGATATTCAATGACATCGCGGTTCAGCGCATGAAACTGCTTGATGCCGAGCTCGCCGCCGAGAACGCGGAAGCCTTCGCCGGCTTTACATCCTTTGTCTGGCCGCAGAACCAGAACTGCGTTGGTTGCAGCCATTCCTACTGGCGCCACGGAGAAAACCACTGCCAGGACTCCTGCTGTGAAATCGGCATTACAGACCCCGACAACTGCGAAGAACCGGTCCGATGCCCGGTGGATGAATGAAAGGCTGTTCCGGTTTGAGGAAGCAATCGCAAAAATACCAAAGGAAAGGATATGGCATGCCAGTTCCGAATGATGACACCGAGCAACTGATTGCACCCTTCGACATCAAACAGTTGCAGGATACCATCAGAAAGCGCATTGATCTTCTCCACCAGTGCATCCTCTATTCAATGGACCACAACCTGCTCTGTGACGAAGAACGGTTCCGGAGATCTGAGCTGATGAATGTGATGGCTACAATCGCATCCCAGCAGATAGAAGAAAACAATATCAGCAGCATCTATCGCCCCAAGACTCGAGGCGAGTTGCGCGACAAGCTGCAGGCCGGCGTCCCATGTGAAGTCGCAGCTTACGTTGCCAGTATGACCGACATCATGCTCAGAGGCTGGCTTCGGTTCGACGCCTTCACGGTTTGCCAGTCGCCCAACGATGGATGGGCAATCTTCATGCCCGACAAAGTGCAGCCCCAGGAAAGCAGCACTACACCGCCCCGAGAAAGAATCGCTGGCCTGGTGGAGGGAGTCAGGCAAACGATACTCAACATCCCTGCAGACTGGAGCGATGAAGACATCCTGTCCTTTGCCATCCACTACATGACCAGCAACAGGCAAGCCATAGAGGAAGAAATGGAGAGGCGTCTTGAGCTTTCCATCGAGAATGAAGGGGTTTATCCATAACCCCAGAAAGGTAAAAATGAAAGCACCAGTGCGATATGTGTCCGTGGATCTGGGCTACGGCCCTTTAGAAGTCTGGACACGCGCAAAAGTGATCGCCAGCGAAATGGTCGGCAGTCTGTTCAATAACGAACAAAGAGAGGACTTGCTGGTCGAGATTCCCGGAGGCGAACGGGTATGGGTCAGCAACTGGAAAGAAGACTGATTCATCAAAGGAAGTGACAACACATGAGCGACATACTGAGCTCAATAGGAAGAGCTTTCAACGGCATCATACCCAACACCGGCAATCAGTTTCTCGACGGCATGCTGATCACCGGGTTGCTGAGCATCCTCACGTTGATGCTGAGAAGCATTCCGAGAAAGATCGGCGCACTGATCATCCGGTACTTCTCCACTGAAATGATGCTGACATCAGCCCAGATCAGCTTTCATGACTTCATGAAATGGCTTGATAAAAATGGGCATTCAACCAAGATCAGGCGCATCCAGATCCGCAACGGACGCTGGGGCCATGACGACAAAGCAACCAAGGGAGTCGGCAACGGCCAACATGTCATCTGGCATCCGTTGAGAGGCAGCATCTTCAAAAGAAGGCCGTTTGTTCTCAATCTCGAGAAGATCGACCAGTCGTTTACCGATGTAGAGAAGGAACGCCTCACCATCCGTGTCCTGGGCCGCTCCCATGCCCCTCTCGACAATCTTCTCGAAGACTGTAAAAAAGCGGCCATCACCTATGAAGGAACGTGCATAAGGAAGTACGGCGAATACTGGATGGATCTCGGCAATGTTCCCAACAGGTCGATGGACTCGATAGTGCTGCCGGAGTCCAAGAAGCAGTTGCTGCTCGACCGCATCAACAAGTTTCTGTCGTCTGAGCAGTGGTGCATACAACACGGTATCCCCTGGCACCTCGGCATTATGCTGTACGGCCCTCCGGGGACCGGAAAATCCTCTCTTGTCAGGGCCATTGCCGACTATCTCGGTCGCAACATCAATATCCTTCCTGCACATCGGTTGTACTGGGTCGATACAGCTTTGGCTACAGCCGAAGCCAAGTGCATAGTTGCCATTGAAGACATCGACACTTCCTGGACTGTGCAGGCCCGGGAAGAACTGCTGAAGCAGTTGAGGGAAGCCGACAAAGCAGCTCACAGCAAAGAAGGCGCTCCAAACACAGTAGGTCCAGCAGGCGCTTCGGATAGCCCCGGCAAGGTACTGATGCCCGGTGGGTTTAACTATGTCGACCGGTCATCTGACTTAATCGAAGACCTGCAGTCGTCATCCGGACTCTCGGTTGTCCTCAATGTCCTCGATGGTCTGGAAGCCACTCATGGCAGAGTGATCATCATGACAGCAAACTCCATCGACAGCATCGACCCCGCTCTTATGCGGCCAGGCCGCATTGACCTCTGCCTCGAGATAGGCAACCTTGATGACGAATGCTTCCGCGGCATGCTGCACAGGTTCTTCCCCGGTAAAGCCTTTCCTTCCGATGACTACCATGTCGAAGCGAATCTGATGCCGGCCAAGGTCCAGGAAGAAGTAGTCAGAGGCATGACCTTTGATGAGATCCTTGAAAAGCATCGGGCCTGACTGTCTGAAAGGGGTAGGCACAACGAATGATCACCAAGGCAGCAATCAGAAGAGGAGACGAGGTCATCACCGGGCGCCGCCACTGTGATTGCATCAAGGCAGCTATGGCCCAAGGATGGAAGCCTCCAGTGACTCAGAAGGAACAAGGCTTCGTAGATGACACCGGCAGGTACTACAATCGAAAGCAAGCCAAAATAGAGGCCTTCAGGTGTGGGCAAATAAGTAAGGCTTACTTCGAGAGTCAGAGGACACTGCTCTCAGAGGAACTTTGGTAAGACGACACGAATCAGATCGTAGTCGCAATGAAAATGGAGGAAGGCAGAAGTGAGCTACAATGCATGGGGAGGCACCCCCGGTCGTCTCCAGGAAGCTTTGGTCCATGACTGGGCACATCAGATCAAGGAAAAAGCGAAGGCGTCCAGACTACGGTTCGAGGGAACGGAACTGTATTCATACGACATGCTCATTGCTGACATCGTCTACATCGACGACACGCCGATCTACTTGATCAATGCGGGAACGCACTCCCCCATTACCTCAGCACACATTCGAATAGCACTACATGCGACGCCATTGCTGGCTGAGAAGGTTTACTTCCCTGTGGAGAAGATGAGTCTTGAGGAGTGAAGGCCGCGTGGTCTGCCTCGGCGACGAGATTGGGATCCCTCCCCCCAAGCCAGTAGAACCGTCCGAGGAGAGGATGCCGTAATAGCCGGCAATGCCATCATCAGGCACTTGATCAACAGGGCGATGGACTGCGCCAGTAAACACCTTCGGGCCAGGAGTGACTGGACGAAGGAAAGCTGGATCCGTAACGCCAACGACAAACTGGCCCAGGCAGAGCGTATAAAGGCTCTCACCCTTGCCACGGAAGACATCCCGATCCTCGAGAACCTGATCCCGGAAGTGAATGATATCGACCGGGAAAGCTTGAAAAAGGCAAGGATTGAAAGCAAGAGAAGAGCCGAGGAAGAAGCCAAGCGGCAGGCCAAGCTCATGGAAGACATCAAAGCCGACCGGGAGGCATTCATATCGGGAGATCCGAGAATAGACAGAGTCGCGGGTCCGATCCTTCTGAGACCGGTGATGCTGGAAGACCGGACGGACGCAGACAACCCCAAGGACCATATGCTGGTCCAGACTTCCTGGGGAGTCACGGTGCCATACGACCACGCCAGAAGAGCCTGGCGTATCTTGAGGGCTATCGACAGGCGAAAAAAGATCAGGTCTCCCGAAATCAAAGTCGGGCACTACTCGGTCAACGAGATCAACTCTGACGGCGTGATCATAGGTTGCCATCACATAGACTGGCCGGAGATCGATCGGTTTGCCAAACAGGAAGGTTGGGCATGAGAGAACACGAGCCAACTGACATCGGAACGCTCCACAAGTTCATAGAACGTATGATGGAAAAAACCAAAATACGCGAAGTACAAAACCGGCTTGATGAAATCAGTTTCTACGATGGATACGCTGAGCCTGGGTACGAAGACCCGGCATCAGGCATCATAGCCACCGGTGACTGGAACTCGATTACCATCAGCCCTGAGAAGGAAGACCATACGCTGTGCAACTTGGGCAAAATGCTTGAATACCGCTTCGGAGTAAACCTGGAATGGAGTGACGAGTGGTATGCATGCGATGAATGCGGCAAGCTTGTTCGCACTTCTCCAGACAGCTATGGATGGACTGGGTCCTACTGGATTCAGGACGGATCCCTTACTTGTCATCAGTGCGTCAAATCCGATGAAAGCATTATCCGTGAATACCTGGAGAGCTTTGAAGGCAAAGTCCGTCAAGCCATGACCATTGACATCAACCCAGAGGATTACGGATACATCAAACTCAACAGCGAAGCCTATGAACACGGGCTTTATGGTGGCCAGAATGACGATCCCGCTGCCATCGCAAAGGTCTTGAAAGAGAAGGGAGCAACTCGTATCCTGTTCAAGATCGACAGCGTAGGGCAATTTGACTTGGACTTCAGTGTGTACATCCATGAAAGCAAGTATGACTCATGGCTCCGGGACCCCGTTGGTAAGGGAGTAGACCCGGCAGTTGTGATGCAAGCTGCGCTTGCAGGAGCAAGGTGATGCCAGGCTACCGATTGATCGTAATAAGGAAAGGGAGAAATCTCGAGATGGGCCAGGAGTCCATGTGGACACAAGAGGGCGCCCTGGATAGAGCCAAGACACTTATCCGCAGCGGTAAAATCGACCCTCAGAGGGAAACTGTCTTCTGGATCAAAGCTTTCTCCGTGGGGAACGGTCCAGTCGAGATCGAGCTGGGCGAATTTACACACGAAGACCTTGGCATCGTAAAGCGAAGGGTTGGCCGACCTTCTAACGGAGAGGAAGGAACAAACGTTGACTGAAATTGAAGAGCTGGTGGAGCAGGCCAGGGAGGAAATACCATCGCTTCACATCAAAGATGACCATGAGATTCTTCTGTTTGCCCTCAAGTATCTCGTAGCCAACGCTGACGAAGCCGAAGAGTTCCTGGCAGAAGAAGACGAGTAACCCTTAACAAACCCGAAAGGAGAACTGGAGAAATAATGTCAGTCAAGATAGTTGAACTCCACATCGAAAACTTCAAGAAGGTCGCCTTGGTGAAGATGGATATCAACCAGAACGGCCTTACGATCATCGGAGGCGGCAACCGGCAGGGCAAGACTACAATTCTGGACGCTATCTGCTTCGCCCTTGGCAGCAACCGCATGAAACCATCCTCTCCCAAGCGAGACGGAGCAGAAACCGACCCTTACATCAGGATCCTACTTTCCAATGACCTGGAGGTCATCAGGAAGGGCAAAAACTCCGACCTGACAGTAAGAGACCCAAGAGGGATGAAGGCCGGCCAGGAGCTCCTGAGTGCCTTCATCGACGAGCTGGCATTGATCCCCAGGAAGTTCATGCAGATGAACAACCCGGACAAAGCCAGGACGTTGCTGAAGGTCATCGGAGTTCAGGACCGGATCGACGAGCTCGACGGCATGGAGAAATATCGCATGACCGAGCGAGCCTCTGCCGCCAACAGGGAAAAGGATGTCCTCGCCAGGGTCAAAGCAGCCCCGTTCTTTCCCGATGCACCCGGTGAACCGGTATCCATCAGTGATCTGCTTGTCAAGATGGAGGAAGGCAACAAACACAACGCCAGAATAGCCGAGTCGGAACGCGCAAAGCAGCGTGTCGAGGAGGATCATCGTTCTCTCAGCGTCAGAATTGACAACCTCAAGGAGCAGCGCGAAAAGCTGTACGCCGATATTGCCGCTATAGAGGCCGATATTTCCGAGAAGCAAGACGCTTTGCACGACATGTCCGATGAAATCAACATCCTCGCCAAGGACTTGTCCGGCAAGCAGAAATTCGACACCTCTCTCCTGTACAATGAGATACATGCCGCCCAGGAGACCAACAAGATGGTGGAGGCCAATGTCAGGCATCAGGAGCTGGTAGACCTTCATGCCGAGGCCACGGGAGAGCGCCAGGCCGCGGAGCTGCAGATCGAGAACCTCAGGACCATGAAGACCGCCCTGCTGGAGTCTTCCGCCATGCCTCTTCCCGAGCTCAAGGTCGTTGACGGCGAGCTGCTGTACAACGGAAAAGCTTGGGACTGCATGAGTGGCGTCGAGCAGATCAGCACGGCCGCTGCCATCGTGAAGGAACTCCGGCCGGAGTGCGGGTTCATCCTGCTCGATGAGCTGGAGCGCTACGACCTGCAGGAGCTCGCCAAGTTCGCAGCCTGGGCCGAAGAGCAGAAGCTGCAGATCATCGCCACCCGGGTAAGTACCGGAGACGAGTGCAGCATCATCATCGAGGAAGGTGCAGTAAAGGAAGCCTCCGAATGATGGGTGACGAGATCGAAGTCATCTACCTGGAGCGATGTGGGGACTGCCTGCTGTATAAGTACATACCGGGTCGTCCCCATCATCCAGGTGTGGCCAGATGCTTGAAAGAAAACCGAGACATAGGCCGGGAGAAGAATCCGGAGATACCGGATTGGTGTACTGTTCCGTTTTCTAAGAGCGAGTGATAGAAAGCAAGCGGCTGCAGGGCCGGGGCCTTTGCTCCGGCCTTTCTTTTCGCTGAAAGGAATGACATGCCCAGAAAGAAAGAACCCGTAGAGGTAAAACCTGTTTCGAACGAAGACATCCTGGCAGCAGTGAAGAGCGCCAAGGTTTCGATCCTGCGGGGAATGCACTCCGGGGACAAGGTGGCCGGCATTCTGTTGGCCTTGGTTGATGAGATCAACAGGCAGTGCGACATTGCAGAGCTGCTGGAAACTCAGGCTTGGCTGGATGCCGAAGCCTACGCCCTGAGGATCAACAGGATCAAGAACGGGGAAGGCAATGATTGAGGTACAAAAACCAGTCCCATGCGTTGTGATTCACGCCCCCGAGTGGTTCAAGGATCCCGGGTTCCTCAAAATGCTCAACTACAACGGGGAAGAGCCCAATAAGCACGGAAGTCGCCGAGCGGCCACTTGGCATGTTGCCGGCACTCCGACGGATGTAGACAGCGACGTCTTCATGACCTGGGAGGGTGAAGAAGGCAGCGAACAAGACTTCCTCTCGGAAGAGATATGGAATGAGATAACTGCCGCCGTTCGCTCCTCATTACCCAGCTACACCACCTTCTGCGTGGTGTGGATCAAGAATCTTTAGGTAAAAGCCATGAAATGGAGGTTATTATGAATCTGCACGAAGCACAAAACCTTGTGCCAGGAACGGTTGTTACTCCTATTCTCAAGGTACCTGCGGGAGGCGAATGTCCGGAAGACATGACTGGCTCCAGGGACGTTCCGGCAGGAGAAAGGCTGCAATTCGTAGCTTTGATACCCAAGCCGAAGATAATGCAGAAATTGTCCAACAAAGACAGTTTTGAAGTTGTTCTTTACTGCCGATCCCTGGACAAGGATTGGGAAGGCTTAAAGGTTTGGGTCGATGTATCCAATGCAAAAGTAGTGAACGACGAGAAAGCTACATCGAAGTTCCTACCGATACTGCAGTATATAGCTAGCAAAAAAGGCCAAGAGATAGAAATATCGTTCATTAAAGAAGCTTACAGGCTCACTGATGTAGATATCTCATCTCTTCTCAGATACGCCAACATGGACATCCGGACCCTGTGTTACGCGAGACAAGAGAAATGCCTGATGGATACCGGCGCCCTTAAAAAGTGGCTTAAAAGTCAGCAATAACGCAAAGAAGGAAAAGAAAGAGAGGCTATGTTGAAACCTGAAATCGGATCACTCAAGCTCAAGAAGCTTGTCGCCAGCCCGGACTTCACTCAAGCAGAAAAGCTGGCCGAGCTGGAGCGCCGAGAATCCGTAAGGATCCCTGAAGACCATGCCACGGAATCCGGCATAGCAAAAGCCATCGCTGAGGTCAACCGTGGATCTTGAAAGAACTCCCGAACGGGAAAAGCTTGTTGATCTCATCAACGGCTTGCTCAACAATGCGTTTGGTGTTGATGTAGACACTTTCAACCTGCTGTACGATCACATTGCGAGCATTGACCTCGATCTTTCAAGTCACTTGCTGTCCGTCGTGGTTGGTACTGACAGAGCGCACCTCGAAAACCCGATCTGTCTCGAGGAGCCCGAGGAACCCGCTCCGGATCCTCTCTATGTTCTTCCTCCTGTTCCGTCAATGCCCAATCGTCCCATAGTTGAAGAGTTCCTCCAGACGCTGCAGGAAATGTTCTACTATGACGAGGCATACCCGGGGCGAGTCAATCCCGACAAGGACGTCGATGCCGGAGACTGTGTCGACCTCTGCTCTGACTGGCTGAACAGAATGGGGCTTGCTCCCATAGAGAAGTAACTTCTGCTGAAGCATGGGCCCCGGTTAATCCCGGGGCCTTTTTCTTTAGGAGGCCTATGTACGTAATGATCACTTCGCGCTGCAACATGAGCTGCGAGCACTGCTGCAGCAATTGCACCGCGGAAGGCCAGGACATGTCTTACGAAACCTGGGTGAAGGCCTTGGCGTTCGTTCTCGATTGGGGCGGGGAGGCTATCTCCTTGGGCGGAGGAGAGCCTACATTGCATCCGCTGTTCTGGCAGATTCTTGGGGAATCGATTGCCAACATAGACTACGTCTGGCTGGCCACCAATGGCAGCATAACGAACACCGCTTTGGCGCTGGCAAAGATGGCCCAGAAAGGAGTAATAGGCTGTGATCTGAGCCAGGACAGCTACCACGACCCTATCGACCCCAAAGTGCTGAAAGCGTTCACAAGGGAAACAAAGTCTTCAGGCATCGATACTTTCTACGTACCCACTCCTGCAGATGACCAAAGGGCGATACGCAACGTTGAGGGCAGGGAGATGTGTGCTGGCCGGTGCGACTGGGGAGTAATCGACTGCGTGTGTGAAGACATGATCATCATGCCTGACGGAACCATCAAAGCCTGTGGCTGCGACGACGCACCTACCTTCGGAACTGTGTTCGAACCGAGAATACCCGATGAATGGTGCTTCGGGCAGTGCTGTCATTGCGAAGACAACGAAGAATACACACTCTCAATCAAGGAGGAAGTATGCGCGTAGAATTCAAGGCTGCCCACGACAACGTAACATTTCACGGCAGGAATGGAACCGGAAAGTGCAGAGGGGTAAATCTTTGGCTCAATGAATACACTGACCGGGAGCCCGATGCCGCAACTATCACCATTCAGCCGGTGACATCGAAGGGCAACGGGGCCAACTGCTCCATAGACATCCCGCTGGGGGACGCCGACGAGGTCATACGGGCCATGCACAAAGTAATCGGCCCCAATCCTTTGATGGTTCAAATGTGCCAGGCGCTGGGCCACGCACTGCAGCGGTTGAACGCCATCCCGCACCGGTATGCAGATACCAACTTCAAGCTTATCGAGAAAGCTCTTCTTGACGCAGTGATCGAGATGGGGCCTGACGAAGACACTCCGTCCCACATCGCAGCCCAAGCCCAGGATATCAAGGAAAATGCAGAGAACCCCCATGAAAGAACCTAACTTCGTAGGGCCCTGCTTCCTCATGACCTTCGGACTCATCACTCTTGTCTATTCGGCGATGATGTGTTTTGAGATCAACCCGCTTGGCATCCCGATCTATCCGGGTTTGGTTGCCATAGCGGGTGTCATAATCCTCTTGGGAGGTGACTCATGGCTGCTCAAAGAGAAACGCAGAAGGTGGTTCAGGTAGGCAGCCACTTTCTGAGTCCGGAAGAACGGAGTGTTCTGCAGGCCATTCGTTCCCGGGGCGGGTGCGTGGTCGTACTGAGCCCTGAAGAAATCGTGGGTCAATCATCCAAAGCGCTTGAAAGAGCCATGGTCCATGAAGCCATGCAGCGCATAGAAAACAGCAACGGAGGGCTTTAATGAACCGATGGATCATAGCTATCTGCCCCATGTGCGGTCGGGTCGTCGACGTTACGAAGCTAATGTTATGGTCTGCCTTGGAATGCGACTTCATGAGGGTCAAACTTGTCCAGTGGGTAAGCGAGGGCCTGACAATAGAGATCCGTAATGAAGGCCATTTCCCGGTGTCACTCAATCCCTGCGACTGTGTCAGGGATTTCCAGGCTGAACAAAGGGACGCATCCATCATGTCTCTCTTGGATGAGGCTGGAGTGATGAACACAGACCTTCTCGACGACACGGTACATGACGTTGCCAGCCACATGGCTTCCAATGTCAACAACAGCAGCTCCAGCAGCCAGGTACGCTTCATAACACAGCAGACCGGAGACTCCGGAACAATTGATATCGTGAAGGCCGTACTGGGGCATCTGGGCAAAGAACAAGTAGTGAAGGTGGAATGATGAGCCTCCAAGAGCTATGGATGCGCCTCGGGGTGACTCTTTCGCTCACTGACGAAGAAGTAGAGCAGTTGAGGAATGATCCTTCAGAGCAAGAAACGCAGAAGCTCATCCTTAACTGCCTATCCCAAGGGCGAGCCAAGGTACACGGGAATGCATACCGCCCGGGCATAGAAGAGCACACTTGGACACATGATGAAGGCCTGCCAGGGTTTGAGTGCGACTTGTTTTCCAACGACACTCTGATGCTGATACCAGACCTTGGTTGCAACCAGAAAGGAAGCCCCAAATGCCCCAGATTCCAGCAATAGGGTTGGTAGTAGTAAAAGGCGGAGTAGCCGAACTTTTTTCGCCCAGCCACGTCGACCTCAGGCTCGTTGATATCGACGACATCAAGGCCGGAGACGAAAAGGTAACTCTTCCCATGTGGATCGGTTTCGAGAAACTAGTCTCCGACGCCGATATCCAAGAATACGTCACCTTCGACCTCGAGCCGTGGCAGGATCATCCTGACTTTCCTGCTTCGGATTGGCAGCAGGAAGTCGCGGCTGGCAATACTCAGCGCGGCTATGCCGAGTGGGTCAAAGCTCAAATAGAGGACCAAGCCTCAGGAAAAGGTGAATGATGCCTGTTGAATTCGCAACCCTTACAGTGGCCGAGCGGGGCTGGATGGACGCCATCATCAGAAGAGCAAGGCTTGAGCTACGTGATATTGATCCGCTCGAACTCGAGATGGATCTGTCAGCCGTTCATGCAACTGTTCCTTTGGATCTCGAGCGGCTGAAGAACTTCCCGTCTTTTGATTTCGCCCATGACATCTACGGCATCAGGAACTGCCTCGACCGCGGTACCGGCAAACTCGAAAGGCGATTCTCTCCTCGATGCACAAGGAGGGACCATGCCTGACAGCTTCTTCACTCCAGAGGAAAGGGCAGCTCTTGACTCCATCAGGAACAAGGGAGCTGCCGTTGCCGTCTTTCTCTCCAACGAACTCGAGGGGGCAGATCCCGGGGACTGCGAAGATGTAATGCGTACCAGAGCCTGGGACTTCATTGAGGAGAATAAAGATCCTGACTACAAACCTGAAGACGACGAAGGGGGTGACTCATGAAGCCCGAAGACCTTGTCTTGTTTATGGCTAAAGCCTGCAACTACGCCCAGGAGCACATAGACGATCCTCAGGCTTGGTCAACAGAAGAGATCGACCGGGAGGACAAGCTGCAGTGCGTAAGTTACCAGATGGCATGCTTCCTCGCGCAGAACACTGTTTACGGCGAAGAAGGCGTTGAGTGGGAAGTGGTGATTGACGAACTGGTCGCTCATCCCATGAAAACAGAGGAGCAGTGGGTCGAGATCCTTAACGCCGTAGCTGAAAAGCTGGGCGGCTGGCTTCCGATCGAGAAAGGACCGAAATGAGCAAAGTCACTCACTACAAGGTGTGGTTGCACATCGAAGGACTAGACAAAAATGGCGACTGCATCGAAGGAGACGATTTCCATGAGCCCCGGGAAGTGGCGCGTACTCGTACACGCGAAAAAGCGGAAGTGATAGTCGATGCTATCCTGACGGTGGCGGGGAAATGAACCGCTTCCAGGACGCCATCGACATCTCCGCAGGGGCATGCAACCCCATAGCCGTCGCCGACGTAATTCACAAACACCTGCTCGATATGATGCCTGGCGGTATGACGGCAATGCGCCAGGACCCGGCCATTCGGCTGATGGTTTATCAGTTGGCGTTCCTCTGTGGTGTTGATGGAAGCTTCAACGATTTTCCCGACGCACTGAAAGCTTGCGAAAGCAAAGCCAAGGAAATGGAGGATCATGCACACCCCGTGGGGCCCATCGCAGCAGCAGGAGACTAAGGCTCCTGGGATCATCAGTGTTTCCACTGCCGGCCATGGCGGTTACCGGCTGTCTGCGGAGCGGATGCTGGAGATCGAACGCAGGTTTCCAACATTCACTCCATTCGCTGGGGCATGCTGGCTCGAAGAAGACTGTGACTGGGCTTTCGCCACGGTAACATGGCCTGAGCTTTGGGAAGCAAAGCAGGTCTACTACGCCGTTGAGTCGATACTGAAGTCATACGATGGCAAGCACGCCAACGAACTCCGTAAGAGCTGTCCGGTGGCCATGAAGATCCATCAAAGGTACTCTGAAGGAGACCAATGAAACATCATGTCATAGGGATCGAGTCATCTCCAGTGGAGCTGGTGAGTAGCCGTGAGTTGACCGCCTACAAGATCGCCGTTACGCATGGCGGAGGCATGGGGGGTGCCTACCGGGAGTATTACGCCAAGAGCATTCATAAGGATGGCAGGGCGTGGGGCAATGAACCCATGTTCTACTTGGTTACCCTCTCCCCGCCCAAGTCCACAACGATGAAGATAAACCCTCGGTGGATAGTTTTCATTGAAAAGGTAAAACTAATCGTTGTGGTAACCGAGAGGAAGACAAGCTACGGCCAGAGCATAGGCGACCAGATAGGAGTAAACGAGCATTACTACAAGATAGGATTCAACGACACCTACTCCATCAAAACCAGCAACAACTTCTCCTTTGCTCCTGTCTTCCGGACCCATGACGGTATCGAATACCAGGTTGGAGACCAAATATGAAAACACCAGTATGCCCTGGTTGCGGCTCTACGAAGCTGTTCTTTGATGCAACTGCCGTATGGGATCCGGTTACACAGCAAAAGGAGATGGTGACCTCATACGACAGCTTCAAATGCGAAGAATGCGGAGCCTCCGGCAATTCCCCGGACTGGAAGAATCCAATGAAAGCCGTGCTCACCATCACGGTGGAGTACGATGTCAGCGAAGCCAAGGACCTTCCGGATCCACGACAGAAGATTGAAGACCTGCTTATTGCAGCCGCTGAGCATCTTTATGACGTAGGTCTTCTTTCCGGGGAAACTGAGCTTTCAGTCGAGGAGTGGAACTCAGACGTCACAGTGACGTCATGAAGGAGAAGAAATGATAAACCACAACTTCTTGCAGATGAGCATTGACCGGAACAACATCGTCAAAGATGCAGCGGAAATCGGTCTCGACTTGACGATGAACCACGCTTTCTTCATCGGAGCCAACGACCTTTTTGAGACAGCCGAATCTTTCTGGCCCGGGATGGCAGAAGACTTTTTTGGCGGCGATATAAAATTCTCTTTCGGCGACAACAGCAGAACGCTGGTCACCGCCGAAAGGATGGCGGATGAAATCGAGCGCTGCCTCGGTGACGAAGAACAATGGACCGAGGAAGCTGACGCCTGGATCGAGGAGGTGCGCTCTCTGGGCTGCTGCCTTTACATAGATCTCGAGAGCTGAAAGGAACGTATGAAAATCTTCACCGGCACCGTGTCCCACAAGCATGGGACGGATACCTACATATCAGCCACAGAGCAAGGCGTAAATGCCAAGATCTACGATTACGTGGTCAGAGAATGGGATGATGCTTTTCCAGGCGTTCCCATTCCCGAGAATCCGGACTTAGCCATTAGCTACTACTTCAACAACTGTCAAGAGGCAGGAGTAGAAGACAACTCGGACGACATCGGGCCCACGGACATCAAGGCCAAGCTGCACTGTATCGTCATCGACGATCCTGATGCAGGCAACGGTCCTGATGACGGATACCGGGTGTTCCTGGGCCAGACACGGGAAGAAGCTCTCGATAAAGCCTTTGAATACATGGCCGAGAACATCGATGAAGATCTGGGCCACGGAGACATCGGCGCCATGTCGCCAGAGAAGAAGCTTCGAATCTTGAAGCACGTCTACGGCAGTCCCTTCGACGGCGAAGTGGAGGTGTAGCGTGACAAAATACCTTGCCGATGCCAAGAAGATCGAGATCCGCCCTCTCGAGGTTGTAAGGGAGACCGAGCTGTCCGTTTGGGTAGTCAACTTCAGATTGAATATGAACCCCTTTAGGATGGCCAAACGTAGCTACCAATACAACCAGGCTATCTGCGACGATCAAAAGACTGCTGCCCAGTTCATAGTAAAGCAGGTCGAAAGGGAGATCGAGCGGGTGAACGCCAGGATGGCCAGGGCCCAGGCTCTGCTGGAAGATTCCAACTGAAGAACGGGGCCTGTATGGCCCCTTTCTCATATCATTGCAACGGAGGAACAATGTTTCAGGCGTCGATTTTGAAGGGTCTACTGGCCCCTGTAGCCGGGATCGGGGCTGAGCGACTTCACAGATACTCGAGCTATCCAGGGCGGAAGAATGCCTTGCGTATCTCAAGACAGGGGTTCATGCTTCAGAATCCCAGGGTGTGGCTCAATGTATCACCAAGCCCTTTGCCAAACGACACCCCAGTCGAAGAAGTGTATGTCGATGCAGGGGCCATGAAAACTGCATTGGCAACTGTTCGCAACGATTCATACGTCAGTATCGAATACAACAAAATCAACGATAAGCATGCCTATTTGTTGATCCTAATCAACGCTGTCAGGACGCAGACAAGCAAGCATATCAGATGCTGCGACAAACCTGACATTCATGATCTCATCATTGAAGACATGTACACAACGACGTCCGAAAGCATCCTTGGGTTTTTCAACAGGATGAAGCCCTTTCTGGCCACAGATCCATACAGAACGAATCTTGGAGGCATCAACTTCCACAAATCGACGGCAGAGATCAGTCCTGTTGCCAACCTTGGAGGCATCAGAGCTGTAGCAACTGACGGTTACTGCCTGGCTCTTGAAGACTATCCGGAGATAGCCGGATTTTTCGATCACGAAGCACTGCAGGACTTCACTGTCACTTCCCCACCGTGGAAGCTGATGTCGTTTCTGAAGCGTTACTCAGGGCCGCTTGCTTTGGTTTCCAAAGCTTTCTGCAGAAACCCAGAGGACGGCACTATCAGCGCACAGTACATGATGATCCAGTCGGGCTCATGGAAAATAGCTCTTCCGTTCATCACCGATGCTCCATACCCTTCTATCTACCAGCTTTTCAATGAATATGAAGGGACGTCTATCTCTCTCAAAAAGGATGTAGTGAGCGTCTTTTCCAGCACTTCCAAGTCAGTAGCCATCGAAGCATCAGACGGAACTTTGTCTATGATAACCCATAAAAGCAAGTTCCCTGAAGCAGAAAAAACAATCACTGCAGTCACTTTGTCCGCTGCTTACCCCAAGGACCAAGCCTTCAAGGTGGGCTTCGAAACAAAACTGCTCGAGAAAGTGTTCAATTATCTCGAGGTACCGGTCATCACTCTTCAGGCGAACAAAGAGCATCTGCGTCAGCATATCGTATGCGTACCCAAGCGAGTATGCTTGGTGATGCCTATTCGAGTGGATGTGTTTCCGTAGTTCTGTCACAGAGATAGGGGGCCTACCCAGGCCCCTTTCTCGTATTAAACAGGGAGAAAAGCGGTGGATGCAATCATCATCGACGAACACCCCGGTTTCAATCCCAAGTACGTCGCGTACGCAAAAGCTCACGGCAGAACGCCGGAAGAAATGATGAAGCACGACGCAGAAGCTTATCCAGGCGGATGCATGACCGGGTTCATTCTCTGGATGTCGGAAATGAAGAAGGAGTTCTGGAAGGCAAGCCCCCAGAGTTTTTGTGTTGACCAACACGGTATCTGGGACGATAAAGCATGGCATGAATTCATTCTTGAAACGGCCAATAAGATGGCAGAAGCGGAGAAAGCATGAAACTACTCACGAAAGAGATCCTCGACGCCTTCGTTGAGCAAGGTGACACATCCGAGAAGAAGCCCGAGGACGTAAAGGTCATCGCCAAGTTCTTCTGCCCCTGGGGCTCTGCCACTTGGTATGCATGTGAGTTCACACCTGTTTCTGGAAACTTCAACGGCTTCGTATCGCTATTCGGCGATAACAACGATGAAGCAGGCCCCTTCAATATAGATGAGCTGCAGTCCATCGAAGGCCCAATGGGGCTGAAAATCGAAAGAGATCGCAGCTTCCCGATCGGGGAGTACACCCTGAAGCAGATCATGGATGGAGAACGGCCATGAAGCTCGCAGACGTGAAGGCTGAATTCTCGAACCTATACCGTGATTCGATCCTCGAGGGGCCATCAGTAGAGAGGGAGGCCAGAAAAACCTTCCTTGCCGCCATTCTTTCCATTCACTACTCCACCTACTTCAAGAAGCTGAAGGAGGGATTCCGAAGTTTCCTCGAAGCCCTTCCCGAGGAGTACGACGATCTCCACACCAAAAACCTCATCGAAGACGCCAGGGCGCTACTGGATGAGGCCGAGGAGGTGACGGGGATATGAAACCAGAAAAGACACACTTGGCGTTGCTGGCACTCGGCTTCACCGAAGACGAGATAGCGGCAATGGATGCCTTGACCGATGCGGCAAACAAGTTGCTCTCCCTCCCCAAACTACATCCCATGGAGCGAGAGGAAACATGTCACGACATGCATAAACTCCAACTGAGAGTACTGGCCAGGCCCGGGCTCAGAGCCTTCGGTTGGCCCGAAACGGACGACCAGGAGGTGGAGGGGATATGAACAAAGAAGACATAGCGGCTATCGTGAACGACGTCGGCCAGAGTGACCCCAGGATAGTCACTTTTTCGACTGATACCATTTTTGATGGTACTCAAAGCATAGAGTGCCCTGTGTGTCATGAATGCTACGTCCACATCTACGCAGATCCACAGAAGTTGAACGGTAACGATGGATACACAGCCTCTCCTATGGTACGTGGGGATGTCTTGGCAATCCCTATGTGGTGCGAACAAGGCCACACGTTCATTCTATGCCTTGGATCCCACAAAGGCGAAGTACACATGTGGTGTATCAAGGGTCCGGATTGGGTAGGTACACCCCCGGGGGTTGACGAAGGCGAGGGTATATGAGTGAGCCAGCAATGGGAGCGTACGTTCAGTTCTGCGGCCACGACGGAATGTTCGTAGCGGATATCTGGGCGATAGGCGAGGTGAATGTAGTGCATGCCGGAGAGCCGGTGAGCCCTGGCAATCTCATCAGGCCTGCCACGGGGGCCACTCATCTTCTTGTCGACTTCCCCAAGGCTGGATTTTGGAAACCCAAGCTGGGAGTCTTCGTGGTCCCCAAAGAACAAGTGCGAGAGCTGAAAGGAGAAAAGGCTTGAGCGAAAAAGAGCAATGGAGCACCGAGTTTCCCACGGAGCCAGGCCACTACTTGTTCTATGGGTTCCGGTATGGGCGGGTAAGCTGCGGCTACAAGTGCAAGCCGGAACTGATGTTCATGACGGTCTGGAATATTTCGGGTGGCCTAATGTACGTCGCGGACGGACAGTCCATTGAGAAATACGAAGTCGAGGACGCCCACTTCCTCAAGGCCATGCTTCCAGAACTACCTGAGATAGAGGGGGTAGAAAAGACATGAGGGACTGGACTGGAACCTGCCAGCGGTGCGGCAAGGAAGGCCGATCTTACATAATGTCCATGTTCAACGAAGATCTGATCTGTATGGACTGCAAGAAGAAGGAGACGAAACAGCCTGGCTACGAAGAAGCAAGGCGTGCCGAGCACGAAGCGGTTAAGAGTGGGAACTACAACTTCAAGGGGATAGATTTTGGATGAGCGAGGTTTATACTTCCACGCCGAATGCCGTGGCTGCGTTTCCTTCGGAACGGAGTGCGAAGAAAGCTGCGAATACTCTGAATCTCCCAACCAATGCCCATTCTTTAAGTCCATCGAAGAAGACGAACAGCCTGGTATACCATCCCAGGCTGACGACCCTTACCAAGTCGTCCAGATGAATCCCAACAAGTTTGTAGTCACCAGGCAGTGCTACTGGCCTGATGGGGGAAACATTGTTGAGATCGCTCAGGGCGGAAGAGATTACTGCAATCCTAATGCCTTGGTGGCAAGATATCCCGGCGAGTTCGGTGAATTCACAAGTCTTGTGGAAGCAGTGGAAACAGCGATCTCCATTGCCGAAACATGGAAATGGGATACCTCGGATCCTATTCTCATCGCCCTGGGCTGCACAGGTGGTATGACCATCCCTTTCGAAAGCCGGCCGGCCGATGAAGAAGTTTATGCCGATCTCAGGGAGAAAGCCAAAAAGTTCGACGAAGGCCGACCTTGCTGTCCGGTCTGCGGAGATCTCCTTGAAGAAGAAACCTTCTCCCATGCGTTTTCTGATGGTGAACGGTTCTGCAGCGAAACATGCGCTGGCAAAGACTATCACAATATCGTCGGCGACTCGGAAGAAGACGAAGAAGACAGCGATCCTGAAGAAGACGAAGAAAACAGTGACGACTGACACTTGGCCCCCGGGCAATGTCTCCGAAGGACGCCTTCCTCTAACGGAGACATCCGGGGGTTCCCCCGCAACGAAAGAGTAGAAATGTACGGACTGTTCTTTGATACTGAAACATCTGGTCTTCCGGAATGGAAGATACCATCCGATGATCCCATCCAGCCCCACATTGTACAAATCGGAGCAGAGCTTGTCGACCTGGACAGCCAGGATGTACTCGATGCCGTCAATGTCGTAATCAAGCCTGACGGCTGGACTATCTCTGAGGAAATGACGGCAATCCACGGCATCTCCCATGAATACGCCTTGCAGCACGGCATTCCGGAGAAAGAGGCTGTAAGCTCCCTCCTGGGCCTCAGAAAACAGGCAGGACTGCGTGTCGCCCACAACAGGACCTTCGATGACCGGATTGTCCGTATCGCCCTGAAACGCTTCTTTGACCCCTTGGCGCCTGAAACCGATATGCTCAAGCCGTCCGACCTCTGGAAGGAAGGGGATGGATTCTGCACGTGCTATGGCAGTAGGAAAGCCGTAAACATTGGCAAGCTGCCGACGCTCGAGGAAGCCTACCTCGCCCTCACCGGGGAAGTACTGGAAGGTGCCCACAACGCCGTCAACGATGTACGGGCATGCCGGGTCATCTACTTCGCCCTGAAGAAACTGGGGTATGTGTCGTGAAGCTCAACACCGTCAACGTGATTGAGTACGAAGGACATACCATTCAACAGGTAGTCGCATTCCATAACAACCCGGAAGGCAAGGAGGAAGCCCGAAAACTCTTTGCCATGATACTCCGTGAACACGGAGCCAAAGGCATCGAGATCGATATAGCCTTGGAAGACAACAACTGGGACAGCGGAGACGGCTACCAGGTCTTTCTGACTCATTCCACGTAAGGAGAAGCATGAACGCCGCCGACCTGTTCTGCGGCGCCGGTGGGACAAGTACCGGGATGGTGAAGGCCGCGATAAAACGTGGCCTTCCCCTTGACCTGGTGGCAATCAACCACTGGCCTACCGCGGTGAAGACGCATGCCCGGAATCACCCTTGGGCTACCCATGTCTGTGCCGACCTTGCCAGCACCGGCGCCGACCCCAACAAACTGGTTCCGGGGGGCAAGCTGGACATTCTGGTGGCCTCTCCGGAATGCACTCATTTCAGCACAGCAAGGGGGGCCAAGCCCTGCAACGATCAAAGCAGGGCCAGCGCATGGCATGTGCTTCATTGGTGCGAAAGGCTCAATGTATCCGAAGTCCTGGTGGAAAACGTCAAAGAGTTCCAACACTGGGGACCGCTGAATGCTGAAGGCAGGCCGGACAAAACCAAAAAGGGTGCTACCTTCATGGCATGGATTGCTGCCCTCGAGAGCATGGGATACACCGTGGAGTGGAAGATCATCAATGCTGCCGACTTCGGATCGGCCACGTCCCGCCGCCGGCTGTTCGTAAGAGCCAGCAAGATCGGGAAAATCTCATGGCCTGTCCCCACGCATGACCCTTCAGGGCAAGACGGGTTGGAGCAATGGAAGTCAGCTCGATCGATTATCGATTGGGATCTGAAGGGGAAAAGCATCTTCAACAGGAAAATTCCCTTGAAACCCAAGACGCTGGATCGCATTGAGACCGGGTTGAGGAAGTTCGGAGGCGAAGCGTTCATCGCATGCCTTCGTGGTACGGCAGACGATCAGGCAGGAGGCTGGGCAGCGTCGCTGGATGACCCGTTGAAGACGATCAGTGCCGGCGGTATCCATGCAGCTCTGTGCCAGCCATTCCTTGTGCAGTACCAGGGCGGGTCCGATCAGAAGGCCATGCGAGTGCATCCGGTGGACGAGCCGCTGCGTACGCAGGGCTGTGAGAACCGGTTCGGGCTGTGCCAGCCATTTGTGCTGAACGTCGCGCACGAAGGAGGAGACCGGGTGAGTAGCTGCGATGTTCCTCTCGGGACTATACCGGCTGGACATCGTGGAGAATTTGCTCTGTGTGAACCATTCGTCATAGGCCAGCAGTCCGGGGCTGTTCCGCGATCAGTGGACAATCCTCTCCCTACGGTGTCAACGGCGGGTGCTATAGCCCTCTGTCAGCCTTTCCTGACCAAGTACTACGGAAAGTCCGGGGAAGGTTCCTACTCTGTCACACAGCCCTTGGATACCATTACTGCCAGAGACCGGTTTGCTCTTGTTCAGCCCATGGGAGTAGACATCCTTTTCAGGATGCTGCAGCCTCATGAGCTTGCCGCCGCCATGGGCTTCGAAGAGTACGAGTTCGAAGGCAATAAGACCGAACAGGTCAAGCAGATAGGCAACGCTGTAGCGGTTGAACCAGCCGAAGCGCTTTGTGGGTCCATGATGGATCAATTGGCGTAAGGAGATCGGAATGAGCATAGAGCATTCTTTCGACACCGAAGTCCTGAGAGTGGTAGTCAACGAGGACCACAATGGTCTGATTCCAGAAGTAAACCAACCCACTGGAGTCTCTTCTGAAGAGGTCACTCAGTTCATGATCATGTACGACCGTGCTTCCCAGGGATTTAGCTGGAGGATTCTCGACGCAAAAATGATGCATGAGCTGGCCATAGCCGTCGAGAACAAGGCGCGGTCAATAATAGGGCTGAAGATAGAGCACGAGTTCAACGAGACGCTCATGGTGCTCAAGTTCTTCTGGGCAGGATGGGAGTCCGAAAGAGCAAAGCAAGATGCTTGGAATCGCATCTGAACCCACATAAACGCTTAATGATCAACTGGCATAAGGAGGAGTCATGAAAGAAGCAATATACAACTTCATCAGAGGCTGGCAGAACGTCACGTTTCCAGATCTCGAAAAACACATTGACGGGTTCTGTGGCGAGATGGAAATGACTATGCCTGAGCAGAATATCGTTCTGTGGTCCAGGGTGTCGGAAGAAGGAGCGGAAGCGCTCAAACAGCTCTTGGATGAGAAGAAGATAGCCATGCGTCCCTCTCATGTTCTGTGCTACGTTCACGACGGCGCAATGATTAAGCTTCCGATAGCCAAGAAAGTTCCGAAGAACGGCTACAAGAAGCCGCACTGGTTACCAGTAGCCTTCTACAGCATTGAGACTAAGGAGTCTATAGGAGAAGCCAGGGAAGTAATGCACCAAGCAGCATTGGATGCTCTGACGGAGCAGAATGGAGGACCATGCCCAAGTATCGAGTGAATGTTGAACGGACCGAATGGGCCAGCACTGAATTCATAGTGGAAGCCGCAAACCCAGCCGATGCCATAGTGGAGGCCGAAGCCGAGGCTGGAAACTATGAGTTCGGCAGCGGGAACGCCGAGTTTGAGGTAGGAATACCGGTGGAAATCCATGACTGACAACGTAAGAGATGGAGTCGTGTTTGGATGTCACCGCAAGTTGGAGCCCGGGGAGGCTCCAGACGAATGCGTTCTCGACAGTCCATCTTACAACGGTTCCGATGACTGTGTCCATAAGGGCTGCCATGCGCGGATCATCGTAGACCTGGGTATGACCAAGTGGAATTGCGAGCACTGGCGGCCTATCCCAAAGACAGCCAGGAAGACAGAGATCATCGCTTACACTGTTGCCCTCATTGACGGGCTGAAATCCCAGCAGGATCCGAACAACAACAACCTCATCATGGAACTGGAAAAATGCCTGGTGCGACACAACGTCTGCCCCAAGTGCGGCGAGGACTTCAGCGTCCACAACGACGACGGAAGCTGCGTACAGGAATGATGAAGATCAACGCCCTCGATGTAGAGCTGGCTGTCGTATCCGCTCTGCATATACGCAAAAACCTGGTGGTCCCCAACGTGAGTTGGGGACTGCTGCATGGGCAAGAGGCTGACCTGCTTATCGTGTATCCAAGCAACTGGATGCACGAAATAGAGATCAAAGTCACTTCCCAGGACATCAAAGCCGACAAAGGCAAACGGAAATGGGTGATCGGTTGGCAAGATCCCCGCATACATCAATTCTGGTTTGCAGTTCCAGAAGCACTCCAGGACCATCCGGACATACCCGAGCATGCCGGCATCTATACTGTATGGGACAGAAATGAGCATGCGCTCAAAAAACTCAAGAACCATATGGCATGGCTGAAAAACAATGGGCATCAAGTGCCTTTTGAAAACGGCTATAGCAGAGATGAATATTACCGTTTGTTCATGATGACATATCATTATTCTTCATGCTATATGCTAGAGTCTGAAGTTAGGGCTGCATTCTCTGGGGATCCTTGGTACTGCGCCAGAGTTCACCGCTTCCCCAAAAAAATCAAAGGCGCCCGTAAGATCACTGATGAAGAACGATCTCAGCTTGAACGCTTGCTGACTCTGAGAGTATGGTCTGTCAAAAAGCACCTTGCTCTCGAGAAACAGAAAACTCAACGCCTCAAGAAGAGGATTAAGGAGCTGGAATGCCAGGCGAAACCAAACTGAAGCCTCGCTGGAGGATCTTTTTCTACAACGACGCCGACGATCGATGTGATGAGCAACGGGCCATCACTGTCCGTGGTGACACCAGAGAAGAGGCTTATGATGAAGCCAGCCAGGAAACCACGAGACGAGGCTGGCCGATGGACTTTCAGATAGACGACAACCTTTCTTCGCAGTTCGACAACGATGAAGATGAGGAGGACGAAGGAATATGAAGCACATCGTGACAGTAGCCAGGGTCACAACGGTCTCCATCGACATCGAGGTCGAGACCGAGCATGGGAGCTTCGAGGAGGCAAAGGCCTTGGCCTTGGGTGAAGCCGAAGAGACGGATGAATTCGATAACTACGACGGAATCGTAGAGTTCGAGTTTGTTCAGATGCAAGGCCATGAAGACCGAATCGTAACCGACGACCGTTTCTGGGATTGTGAGTGCAAGGAGCACTTCATCCACCCATCCTTCCAGAGCAGATGTTCGATCTGCAAGTGCGAGCAGAGCGAAATGCCGTCCTCAAGGGTCAACGAGATCCTGGATTACTACGGCTGCAAGCCTGCAGATCTGGTCTCGCTGGTCGACATCAAGCGGGAAGACGTCAAGCAGTACATCATCAAGACCGTCAATGAGACAGGGCGCTGGGGCGTCGCTACCTGCCCGGGATCCAAGGGAGAGGCCTGCGGATGGGACCAGGATTTGCACTATGCCCTCGAGCAGCTTATGCGGCGCGGGATCCCCGGGATTGCCCTCGGCCGGTCGGTGAGCTTTGAACGCCATGACTGGGTGGCGGTGAAGGTATGAAAACCATCTACGCCGACCGCGATGGCCCTGACTATCCGAGTTGCCCTTTACGATCGGACCTCAATGAATGTGGAGCAGAAGTCAGCGCACTGAACGGAGTCAACGTATGCCCCAAGCTGGACGACAACGGAGACTTCTATCATCTACCTGAATGGTGCCCTCTCAGAGACGGAGGGGTTATCGTTCAGTTCAGGCCGGTGGAAGGAGAGCCATCGTGAAAATAGCTTACGTCCCCAACCTTCGCCTCGGTGGTCCCAACCAGTCTCTTCTCATGGCCATTAACGACATCATCGATGATTATCACAATCAAGGATATAAACTATCTTTGAGGCAACTTTTCTATCAGCTCGTTGTCAGGGAAGTAATCCCTAACCAGCAGGCTGAATACTCGAAGCTGTCAACCATCCTCACCAAGGGGCGCATGGCCGGAGTGGTGGATTGGGAAGCCATTGAAGACCGTCTCCGGGAACCCTTCCGGCATGGAGCATGGGAGAGTCCCAGAGAGATCATCAACGCCTGTGCCAATCAGTATCGCCGTGATCGCATGGAGAATCAGAGCGTCTACCTTGAAACCTGGGTGGAAAAAGATGCCCTTAGCGCCGTGCTGCGCCGAGCCGTTGAGCCTTATGGTTGCCGGCTGATGGTGAACAGGGGATACTCGAGTACTACGGCCATGCACGATGCTTTCAAACGGTTCATAGAACCGTGGGAGCAAGGGCAGGCAGTCAAGATCCTCTACCTGGGAGACCACGACCCTTCAGGGATGGACATGGTGCGAGACATCAGCGCCCGGATCGAGACATTCGTCCGTGGATCAACCGAGGTCAACGAGAGCAGAGCTACGTTTGAAATAGAGCGGCTGGCGCTGACCATGGACCAGATCGAGGAGTACTCTCCTCCGCCCAACCCAGCCAAGGTAACCGATCCCAGGGCCGAGGCCTACATCGCCGAGTTTGGACCGGTAAGCTGGGAGGTTGACGCTTTGCCTCCAGACGTACTCAACTCTTTGGTTGAGCACGGCATTCAGCGGATGATCGATCTCGACGCCTTTGATGCCTCCCTTGAACAAGAACGGCAGGAACGGCAGATCCTGAAGGACCTAGCCGACGGAATGGAAGAGTGATGAAGGCAATTACACCAGAAGACCTCGAGATCGAAGAAGCCGTCATCGAGGAAATCCGCCGGCGCCGTGACTTGGGGCGCGACAAGTACAAGAAAACCATGGAGCGCGAAGACCTCGGTACGCTACAGTGGGCCCAGCACGCCCTGGAAGAATCACTCGATCACAGCGTCTACCTGAAGAAGTTCATGATGGAACACAGGAGGAGGCTCGAAGGCCTCAAGGGCCTCCTTGAAAAAGCGGTAGACATGATCCTCTACTATGATGCCGAGTACACCGATGATGATGAGCTTCCTGCCATCGTTCCAGAGATCAGGGCAACAATTCAGGAAATCAACGAAGAGCTGTACAGCATAAAAGCAGAGGAGCAATGAAACCAATGCACAAGCTCACGCAAGACCAGGTCATGGATGCCTACCGTCGGCTCGGCGGAGATCCCAAGGCGTTCACCACAACTCACAACCCGGGGCTCAGGCAGTCGGTCGGGACGGTACTGTCCAAGGCGAGGTGCGTCTGGAACAAAGCAGAAACCATGCCTTTGAACAAAACCAGGCTGCTGCCGGGAGGCATTACCGTTGGAGCCGTTATCATAAGAGCCCTTCGGTCTGTCTACGGAGACTTCATCGTCGAGGAGCTTCTGTAGAATAAGAGAGGATGAAAGTGAAAGACAGTCTTGGCGACCGCATGAAGCTGTATGAAGGAGTAGAGTCTGGCCGGCGCCTGATGCAATTGCTTCCCGCGCTGGCTCGCATCGACGGTCGTGCATTCCACGGATTCACACATGGAATGGAGAGGCCTTTCGATGCCACCTTCTCGGCCTGTGTGCTGGACACTACTGTAGCTTTGGTGCGCGATACCGGTGCCTGCATGGGATACACGCAAAGCGATGAAATCACTTTGGCCTGGCATGCACAAACAACTCAAAGCCAGATTTACTTCGATGGTCGCGTGGCGAAGATGACGAGCCAGCTTGCTGCCCAAGCCACGTTGATCTTCTACCGACTGGTGCTGGAGCGCATGCCTCAGTATGCCCATCGTCTGCCGACCTTCGATGCTCGAGTGTGGAACGTTCCAAACCGCGCCGAGGGAGCAAACGTGTTCCTGTGGCGCGAGTATGACGCTACGAAAAACAGCATAAGCATGGCCTCGTCGGCGTACTACAGTCATAAAGCGCTGATGGGCAAGAACAGCTCTCAGAAGCATGACATGCTGCACGTCAAGGGCGTGAACTGGAACGACTACCCGGCTCTGTTTAAGCGCGGCGCCTATGTACAGAGGCGTACCGTGGCTATTCCGTTCAGCACCGAAGAAATTGACCGCCTGCCATTGAAGCACGAAGCCCGGACTAACCCCGATCTAGTCGTGGAGCGTTCGGTGTGCAGCGTGCTGGACATGCCGCCGCTGGGTACCGTAACAAACCGCGAGGCGGTCATCTTCGATGGAGCTGACCCCATTGTAGCCAAAGAGCTTCTGTAGAACAAGAAAGGAATCCAATGGCATTCATCGACAAGACAGTCAAGTTCCTCGGCCAGGAATGCAAAGTAGAGATGTCCCGCTACAAAGACGAAAACCAGCGAGACGCCATCCTTCTCTTTTGTCCCGATGGAGAGTTAATGACTGTAGCCACGGTCAACATCCCGGAAGCCATGCTTCAGGACGGAGAGGTGTGGATCAAAAACTGGTCCGAGAACGAAGGCATCTACGAAGCCCTCGTGGCTGCCGGAATCATCGGCGAAGCAGTCGGGTCGTATCCGGCAGGCCACGCCCGGGCGCTTCGATGCCCCTTGCTGATCGAGAACCCGGAGACCATCCGCAAGGAAGGCTGACAATGGTCAAGAAGTCTTTCGAGCACTGCCCTGCAGACAGATACAAGTACGACTGGGGCACGTGCTCTTCCAGTAATGGCTTTGCCCAGGTCGACACCCGCCAGGATGCTTCGTTCTACGGTACCTGGGCAAACCCAGAGAAGCGCACCATCTTCAACTACTGCGAAGGAGACTGCACAACGACAACGTGCGATACCGACGAAGAGTTCATCGCTGAAATGCGTGAGCTCGAGGAATGGAACATCAAGATGGGCGGCTTCTGCAAGGTCGATGCAGGCCTGCGTGAAGGAGCCCAGGAACCATGGAAGCGTCTCGGTCTTGGAGACATGTTACACTGAAAGAGAGGTCTGTCTGTGTCATTCGATATGGAAGAGTTCAAGAAGATGCTCAAAGAAGCCATGGAAGCCGTTGTTGGCGAGGAGGAGACGATATCTCCTCTTCCCGAGCCAACGGTTACTTTGGTTGCTTTGGATGCCGCAACACTGTCCGGTTCTGACATCATGGGAGTTCTCCACAACCCCATCTTCGCCGGCGTTACTCCCTTTCCTACGATCATATCGGACGAGACGTGGATAGCTACGGCAGCGGGGTTGATCAAAGAAGAAGGAGAAGTCCTGTTCTTGGTCAATCTCTTGAAGATGCTGAGAGAATCATACAAGTCGGTCTACCCCATTATCGGAGAACCCATCGTGCTCAAGGCAGACGTCAACGCAGATGTAGCGTTATGATCCTCCATCCCCCCTTCAAGATTACTCCCAGTCTTTGCGCCGGTCTCAGGATAGGAGATCACTCCTGGATATCCTTGTTAAGCGCAAAGGCAGGAGAAAACCGCGGCGGAGAAAAATGTCACATCGCCAGCCAGGACTGGGGATTTGAGATATTCACTCCTGACTTCGTTTACATCAACGAGGACCTCAACACAGCGCATGGCGATATCGTTCATGCCTTCGATGATTTCCTGTGTTTCCTGACCTGCGAGCCTGACATTATGCCAGGGGATGAACCGCTCTTCCCTCCCCACGTCCTGGAATGGGCAAAGCAGAACGAAGATGAGCTCAGTATGCTGCGCTCCGACATCACCGACGATGAATCGGGGATTGCCAGGTCTGAGCTTATTGAGTTGTGAGTTTCCATTGAGATAACGATCCAAGCAGCATGGCAATAGTGCCATTTTACCCAGAAGGAGAGAGAATGAAATACCTGATCCTGATAGTGCTGATGGCCTCCATGGTTTTCGGCAGCGGAGTGGCCTACGGCCCCGAGACGACGTCTTCCAATGTCATATCCAGCGTGACCATGGGCGAACGGAATGCCCTGAACAAAGCCGAACGCTACCTGAGCATCATGGCTTTCTCCAGGACCGGCCTGCTGGAGCAGCTTGAGTACGACGGGTACTCCAACAGCGAGGCCCTCTATGCCGTCAACAACTGCGGCGCCGACTGGAATGAACAGGCCGCCAAAAAGGCCGCACGCTACCTGGACATCATGAGTTTCTCTCGGTCAGGATTGATCGAGCAGCTCGAGTACGACGGCTTCACTCACAGCCAGGCTGTGTACGGCGTCGGAGCAGTGGGGTACTAATCCCTGCTCAAGAATGGGCCCCCTCTTCGGAGGGGGCTTCTTCTTTGACGATCATTGATTATCTTATTCTTTATGAATAGCGTAAATACTTCATATCTGCGATATAAATATAGTGAGAGAAAACAACCCTTTTGAAGGAGGTATGACAATGAAAGCTCTCATCGTGATGATGGTGATGGCTGTTATGGCGGTAGCATATCCTACTCATCAGGTATTCATGGTCGGCAATGATAACCTTGACGCTTGGGGCGAAGGGGTATGGGGCGAGTCGTCTTTCGAGATAAGCGACGACTCCAGCCTCTGTAACCTCAATGGACAACCTCTTCCTGGGGGAGCGTTTGAGTTTAACTACCCATTGGAGACCGGTTACGATGATGACCTTTGGTTTGATAAGGGTGTAACCTACTCTGTGCGGCTGGCTGAAGGAAGTTGGCCGCTCTACACCATCAACCAGTGGTTTCCGGTAGACGAGATCACCGTTCCGACCGTCCCCACCGAAGACTGGTTCGACAGCATTTCCCTTACTTACTGGCCTGTCTCCGTGAGCTGGAGACTGATTGATGACGACACCCTGAGGTTTAGGTTCGTGAATCAGTCCACCAACTACACCCATATCTTCATGGTCTTCCCAATCCCAGAGTCTCAAGACCTCTCCCCCTCCACCTGGGCCTCCATCAAGGCCGCGTTCTAGGCATGTAGGGCAGGCATAACAACCTGCCCTCTTGCATATTTAACATCCCCTTTTTTCTTTTCTGTTGTCCATCAATAAACCCGAAAACAATATCTTGGGGCCCCTTGACGCACCCCCCTGCCCCCTCCCATACTCCCCGCGTTCACTGAAGAACTGATATCTGACCTGCTGAAAGGATCCCAACTATGGACCGTCCCAAGCTCCCCCCTGAATTAGACAGTATCAGGTCGAGGCACGTTGCCAAGTGCATGGAAGAAATTGAGTGCCTTGACAAAAGCATCCCTCCGGCTGCTCTCCGCATGATAAAGGATTCGATCAAGAAATACCTTTACTATGCAGTGCGCGATGCCGGGAAGGTTGACGGCGCCAGTGACTCTGGTGATTAACCATGGCCATTGGATATATCAAGTACTGGCGATCTAGCCAGGAAAACGAGCTTTACTTCGCAGATCCTTTTACCCACTGGCAGGCGTGGACAGACCTCCTGATTCTGGCCGCCTACAAGGATACAACAGTCTTTGTGCGCGGGATTGCTGTACACCTGAAACCAGGAGACGTCTTGGCAGGAGAGGATTTTCTTGCCAGTCGCTGGAAGTGGTCTCGCGGAAAAGTACGAAGGTTTTTGTCTTATTTAGAGTCAAAAACGGTACAGCAAACGGTACAGCAAAAAACAAACGTATGTACTGTAGTATCAATACTTAACTGGAGCGCATACCAAGGTAACGGTACAGCGGACGGTACAGCAAACAGTACAACAGACAGTACAGCAAACAGTACAACAGACGGACACACTAAAGAAGTTGAAGAAGTTAAAGAAATTGAAGAAGTAATACCGGATTTCTCCCTCTCGATTGAACTGGGTGAGAAGAAACCGGAACCGGCCACCGGGAAGACTCAGCGATCCCCCAGGAAGAAGGACGACGAATACGACTCCGACTTCGTGGAGTTCTGGAAAGTCTACCCTATCTCCAGAGGGAAGGATGATGCGTACCGAAAATATCTTGCTGCGAAAAAGAACGGAGCTGCAGCGTCAGTGATCCTCGAGGCTATAAAAGCTCAGGTCGCGGCAAAACACTTTCTTCGCTCGGATGGAAAAGAATTTATCCCCAATCCAGCTACCTGGCTTTACCAAGGGCGATGGAAGGATGTTATCAAACAATCATACATATCCGAGAAGAATCCTTCCTACGTGACCGAATGCATCATAGTCGACGGCAAAAGGTCGTTCCAAAAGTACAAAAGCCATGAAGAAGCGAAGGAGACATTGGTTCCTCAAGGCTACGAATTCGATACCAACAAAGGTGAGTGGAGGAAGGCGTGAGCGAAGAATGCCATTGCGAACGCATCCGCTGTCCTGAGTGCGGTAAAGAGCAGGACGCAGAAGTACAGCATTCCTGTCCATGGCCGACGTACATCCATCACTGCGAGGCTTGTGGATACACAATCATGGAGTCTGAGTGGGAGAGGGTGGAAGAGAATGCAGCCGACCCGCATTGAGTATTTGACGCACACCTGGAACCCGATCGCAATGCGGTGCAGTCGGGTTTCGGAGGGCTGCCGTCGTTGCTGGCACTTGAGCATGGCGGACAGGCTTGCAGCGAACCCGATCCTGAGCGATGAACGTAGACAGGCGTATGGCGGGGGAACACCCCTGATGCTAATGGACGAGTTGACCGCTCCGATGCGGATACGGAAACCGGCTGTCATCGGCGTACAGTTCATGGGCGACTTGTTTCATAGTAACGTTTCAAGTGACTTCATTCTGCGGGTATGGCTTGCCATGCTGAACGCGCCCCAACACACGTTTATCGTGTTGACAAAGAGGTCTTCGAGGGCGCAGATGCTTCTGGATGAATGGATGCACTCGGCAATGAGGCTCGCGTCATGTCTTAGGGAAGAAGTGCCGTGGCCCCTCCCCAATGTAATCGTGGGCGTCTCCATCGAGGATCAGGCAACTGCCGACAAGCGCATCCCGCTTCTGCTCCAGACACCCGCAGCCTGCCGGGTGGTCAGCCTTGAACCTTGTTTATCAAGTGTTGACTTGCAAAAATACATTGGGTATTATCCAATGTATGAAAGCACTCAATCGAGAAGTAGAAGTCTACCAAGCAGTGAAACTGGGTCTTCTCCAGATAGAAGCAGACGGGACGATATGGAAAGTCGCGGAGCTTCGAGGCAATCGATGGAACAAACGATTGACGCTGAAGAAGATTCCAAGGCACAGGGCAGAACACGACTCCGGACAATATCTTCAGGTTCGCTGGATGACCGAAGCGAAGAGAGTTCACTGCTTGGCTCACAGGCTTGTATGGCTTCATTACAACGGAAACATCCCAGAAGGGATGACGGTCAACCACATCAATGGGATGAAGCAGGACAACAGGCCGGAAAACCTCGAAATCCTTACGCTCTCGGAGAACATAACGCATGCTGTCCGGATATTGAAGAAGGGGCGCACCGCCAATCAATGGGGGCAGACAAATCATGCATCGAAACTGACCGATGCTCAAGTAGAAGCGGCAAGAGCGATATACAAATCAGGAACGAAGTCACTGAAGGATCTGTCAGAAATGTACGGTGTGACTTATCAAACACTGTCGAAGATTATGAGAGGCGAAAGTCGCCAGATGCAAGGAGGTCCGACGGGGGACTACACTCAACGGCGGAGCAAACGCGGCCAAACTCCATAACATTTGTGGTCATGGGCTGCGAATCCGGCCCGGGTGCAAGGCCCATGAAGATCGAATGGGCGCGGTCAGTCAAGGAGCAGTGCGTTTCTGCCAACGTCCCGCTGTTCTACAAGCAGGGGCCTGGAGACGACGGAATAGTCCGAAGCATGCCTCTTCTAGATGGAAGGGTCTGGGATCAAAGGCCGATGAAAGGAAGCTATGCTTAACTGGACAGAGCAAAGGGCCAAGCTGGTTGATCTCGTCAACCTTCTCATGGCTGGAAATGACGACCTCTCCGGAGAAGCCTACACGGCTTTGAACAACCACATCAGAGGCCTGGATCCTGAGCTCAGCGAGGAGATCACCAAATTTCGAAGGATTGATTGCGATGGACCGGCTGAGCGAGTCTATTTTCCTGAGATGATGGTTCTTGCTCCGGAAAGGACAGCTCTTACCGCCGAGGAAAAGGAAATCATCGTCCATACTGCCACCAGGGCTGCACAGGGGCTTTACTGCGGAGACAACCCCGAGCTGTTGGCTTTGGTCGAGAAAGGGCTCATGGAGTGCGTAGGCAAGAAGTCCTTCGTTCCTGATCCCTTCTACCGGCTGACGAAAGAAGGCCTGAAGGCCTTCGATGAGATTATGGAGGAACGGCATGACGCAGAAAAAGTACGCTGAAGGTACTTCCGTACCCATTGAGCGAACCATGGCTGAGATCTTGTCAGTGCTGAAGGCGCACGGATGTTCTTCGTACGCCTTTGCCGTTGAACGTGGAGTCCACCAGATCATGTTCGCCCACGGTGGGTACAGCTACAAGATGAGCGTCATCCCTCCAGACGAAGGAAACTTCGAACTGCCGGCAACCAGGCAGAGGAGGACCTCTGATGGCATCAAGAAAGCGTACGAGGACGAATACCGGCGCCGAGCCAGGGTGCTTCTCATTTCGGTGAAAGCAAAGATGGAGATGTGCTCCATAGGCTCGTCAATTGAGAAAGAGTTTCTGGGAGACCTTATGCTTCCAACTGGCCGCACCATGGCCCAGTGGAGTGCTGAAGAGCTTCCGAAGCTAAACCGCGGTGAAGAACCGACATTCATGTTGATGTTGGCAGAAGGGAAAGATCGTGGGAAAGCAGATCACTGACGCCGAGTTCGATCAGGCTGTGTTAGACCTGGCAACCGAAGACGGAATGGCCGCAGTTGCCAGGATCCCAGGAGTCTGGGAGTATCTATCGGAACACTACAACAACGCCGCCATCGACAAAGCCCTCAAGAACAGGAATGCAAACGATCCCGAGATCGAGCCTTCAGAAGAACAACCCCAGGAACCGACTCTCTTCATTGCCATAGCAATGGAGTACCGAATCGAGGGAGATCTGCAGGGAGACGACCTGCGCTCAATAGCATCCAAGTTGCATAGGGCTTTATGGTTCGACATCCATTCAGAGCAGATCGATCGTACCAAGCGCTTTGTGCTCAGGCACCAAAGCACAAACCCAGTCTTAAAGGTCGAAGGGTACACCTTCAAGAAAGGATAAATCGTGAAGTATTCTCTGCCGAATACGATTGAAGGCAATCTGCCTCCCGAAGCCCAAGGAAGGCAAAGCAAAATGGATTACAAGGAGGTCTATGAGGCGTTCGTGCAGGACGTCAAAGACCACGAGGTGACAGTGGAGCTGGATCAAGGAGTCTTCAGGCACTTGGTATGCGCAAAGCCCGGCACCAGTATACACAGCTTTGAGATCACCACATGGCCTGGTTACCTGGCTGTGACCGGCGACATGGGTGCTTTTCTGTTCTCCAGGGTGAATGACATGTTCGAGTTCTTCAGAACCGGCAAGGAACCCTGGATGATTTCGTTCGGCTACTGGGCGGAAAAATGCCAGGCCGTGGACAGAAGGGAAGGAATACGGGAGTATTCCCCTGAAACAGCCAAGCGAGCTCTTGCAGACTGGATGACGGAATGGCCTGACGTTATCCGAGAGCAGGCGTTGGAATTTCTCTCCCCTCATATGGAATACGAACATTCCTTGCGATCGGCAGCCGCACAGTTCAGCGCTGAAACCGAAGATGACGCTGAGCGCTACGACTTTCAGGACTTCTTCGAAGTCGGCCTCACCGAGTACACCTGGCACTTCATCTGGTGCTGCTATGCCATCTTATGGACCATCGAGCAGTACGATCGCATGCAAAACGGAGGCGCCAAAGGCATGAAGGACCGCCTCAAGTTCGGCGACATCGTAATCAACCACCATGCCGGCGACGGCAACCCCCATAAAGTCCTGGTTTTTCTCAGCGATGAAGACCGGTTTCTGCGGTGCCTGGCATTGGATGGCATGGTAATCGAAGTCTACTCGCTCTTCTGTCGTCTCGAGAAGATAGGCAAGCTTGATCTCACTGATTGGCAAGCAGCCGCTGAGGCCATACAAGGTGTCCGTGTGGCACAGGAAGGATGAAATGCCCAAGACCAAAGAGCAAAGGTATCGAGAGGCAGTAGATCGTAAGATAGAGGCTGCCAATACATATCAGCGATCCCGCTATCCCAAGCCCTGGCCAGGAGAAAGAGCGGCCAGGGCAGAGTTCAACATCAAAGATGAAGATGAATCTTTCGATGGGAGAATCCGGCTGTTCTTTACTTTCAGCAAGTTTGGCGGTATTCTTCCCTAGTGACAGGAGTGCGTAGCTCAGTTGGTAGAGCACCTGACTTTTAATCAGGTGGTCGAGAGTTCGATTCTCTCCGCACTCACCATCTAAAACTCATAAAAAATGTTATAAAAACAACGAGGCCGATAACCGGTCTTGCGCTCCGGAATACCCCGACCGGAGGTGTTGCCGCAGGGGATAAAGCAACGGAGGGTCCGGGTGGATGCCCGGGCCCTCTCTTTTTTTGACGCCGCTATGCGGCTGAAAGGAGCTCGTAATGAGCATGAAGAAGGTAGTCGGAATCACAGAGGCGGACTGGGACATCCTTGAAAGCCTCAGGGACCAGGCAGCAGAGGTCGAAGCAACGGTAACCCAGATAGTCAAGGGCGGCTTCCGGGTAGTCGTCATGGACAGCTTTAGCGGATTCCTGCCGAAGAGCCTGTCTTCCATCGCCGGGGTATCCATGCCCCAGGTGAAGGAAGCGTTTCCCTGCAGGATCGTGGAAACCGACCGGGAGGACTCCATCATCATCGTCTCCCGTAAAGAAGTGCTGATGCAGCTTCGCAAAGAAAAGGCGAAGGAAGCCGTATCGACACTCTGCGTCGGACAGCTCAAGGACGGCGTCGTGAAGTCCTGCATGGACTACGGCTTCTTTGTAGCCATAAACGAAGATATAGATGGCCTTCTTCATTTCTCCAACCTTGGAAGTCTGGCAGACCAGACCTTCAAGGTGGGAGACGAGTTGAAGGTCAGAATTGTGTCCATCGACCGCGACAACGGCAAGGTTTCCCTTGGTTCCCCGGACTACGAGTTCCGGGCGAGGAGCCACACCCCGCGCTTCGAGCGCAAGGTCGGGGAAGAAGTTGCCGGCCGCATAGTCAGTATCCCGGCTAAGGACGGCTTGATGGATACCGGAGCCGACGTTACGCTGGTCAGACTGAAGACCGGCGCCATGGCGAAAGTTCCACGGTCCGAGATCAACTTCAAGTTCGAGATCGGGCAGTTGGTCAGCGGTATCATCGCCGGCACTGAGGGCACCATGTACGTGCTCAGGGCTGTGGCCCCGATAGCCCTTGCCAAGAACGTGGAGATGCCCGTAGAGGCGTCAGCGGACGCTCCTGCTGTCAAGGAGGAAAGAGGCAGTATCGAGACGATGTCAGCCAAGAAGCTGAAGAAGTTCTTGGCCAGCCTGAGTCATTCTTCCGCTCAAATGGACGAGTCGGAGCGCTGCAAGTTGATGGCTGCTATCGCTCGCAGGAGCGACTTTGCGTTCCGTAACGTCCTCAAAGGCAACGCCAACTGGAACGCGGAGTACATCCTTCTGACTGACAGCCTGTCATGACCCGCCAGATGAAGATCGGGGCCTTCCTCAAAATATTGAGGGAGGCCAAGGGCTTAACGATAGAACAGGTCTGTCAGGACCTCGGGACGGTTTATGCCAGCGCTGAGAAAGGCAAAAACATCCCGACTCTCCTTACCATTTTCAAGATCCTTGATTACTTCAAGGCAGATCGGATGGCTGCGTGCCGGGAACTTGAGTACATACCGAAGGAAGACGACCAAACCTTTCGGTATTTGGTGCTCAGGAAAGCGATATTGGATCGCTGCAGTGTCAAGGATGTACTGCGCGAGTGCAAGTGCTATCCGATACTGTACGAAACCAGGTCATTGACTGTCCTTCGACCCTTCAAGAGCTTCGACCAGTTCCGAGAAATGGCTCAAGCCTTCGGAGTTTCGGATAAGGATTTTGCCGCCAGAATGCCCACCGTAAATCTGCAAGAAGTTGCAGATAGATGGGGGACTAGAGGATTAGTTTCTTCTGAGGTTCTATCCTTTGTCAAAGGAAAGGCATCCGAAAGCCTTCTTCAGGCTCTGCGATCAAACACAAAAGGTCTGCTCTCCAAAGCTTCCTTGGGGGCCATAGCAGAGTGCGCAGGCTTGACTTACTCCGAGGCATTCCTTTGGTACATGGAAGTGCAGGAGAAGGCCATCGAGCAATATCGAGTATCAGGCGACGTACCTCAAGCTGTGAAAGCACCGCTGCCGCCAAAGGCCGAAGTCGTTCCTCCTGCCGAGCCTCCAATCCCAGAGCCATCCGTAAGCCCTCCGGAGAGAACGGTTGTCGATTCCGTCATACCACCGACTTCCGAAGAGAACGATGAACTCAACTTTGAAGGTATGTCGCCGGATGATCTGCTCAACCCCGACTTCTACACGAAGCTCGGACGGACGACAGACTGCCTGAAGTTGATCGAACACGTCGTTCCGCCTGCCTTGGCCAGGATGAAAACTCTGCAGAAGGTCAGCCTGGAGCGCGAGAGGTTGTTTCGAAAGATGCACACCGATCTCGAGGGTGCGAAGGAGAACAACCGCAGGCTGAGAGCATCGCTGCGCGAATCCGATGCTTTGGCTGAGGCCTACTCGGGAGAGAATGATAAGCTCAAGGCCAGGATCGACGACCTCGAGAAAAGCTTGAAGGCAACATCCGAAGACCTGGCGAAGGAAAGAAAGGTCTACATCAGGTTCAAGGAGATCGTTGCAGAGCGGTTCTTAACGACCATGAAGGACATTCAAGAGGAGGCGATGGAACCATGAGTGAGGCAGGCAAGCCCGGGGGAAAGTACGTCCTCAGGGTGATGGTGGAAGTAGAGGACGATTCTCTGCTGCAGGGCGAAGAAGGCCTGGAGACCGTGAACGTCCAGGAGATCGAAAGGATCCTGGGCGAAGTAGTCCTCCAGTTGAAAGAAAGAGAGATAAGGCATGGAGAGACCCGCAGCGGAACAATCAGGGACATCAACGGACTCAAGGTGTGTTCCTATCACTTTGAGACAACCAGGTAGCCCTGCTGAGATCTACCGACTGTTGATCATGGCCGGTGACGTAGAGGCCGTTCTTGTGGGTGACGTCATGTTGAGCGTTGATGACTGCTTCGACCTGGCTGTCAGTCTCTACAAGAACGGCACCTACAGCCATGAGGAAGATGGAGCTCATTGGATCTGCATAAGGCCCAACGAGCTTCCTCAGAACATGGTTGAGGTGGGAGACTTCGGCGCCGGCGCCATGGAAGAAGCTTTGGACCCGGAGCCGGAAGACCCTGACGACCGTGCGCCCTGCATACGATGCGGGGCACCCGTCGACGATGGGACGTACGACGACAACCACGGCCTGTGTACGACGTGCGATGAAGCAGCGTTCAAGGCCGAGCAGGGAGGAAAGTGAAGATCGGAGATATGGTCGAGTATCGACCGGTGATTGACGCAAACAGTGTTGGACAGCACAAGCTGCTCAAGGTCGAGTGGATCCGCGGCTGGAAGTATGCTGTGGCCACGCTGGAAGGCGTTGACGGACCGGTTGATGTTCGCTGCATAAGGCCGGTGAAGAAATGAGCAAAGCACCGCCTCTCACAGAGCGCAAGCTGTTGAGGTTCTGCGGCAAGAAGGAGGCTCGGGACTGGCTCAACAAGCCCATCGTCTTGAAGCATGGCGACCAGCATTACCGGTACTACAGTGATGCCCATGCTTTGGTAAGGGTGCCGTGTGATCCTGAACCGTTGACAGAAGACTCCACAGCTCAGCGCCTTGGTTCTTACGCCATAGATGAATGGAAGATGAGCAATCTTCAGCCCTGGGGACGAGAGCTTCATCATCCCATCATCCCCTTCTGTTGCGAAAATCCCAAGTGCAAAGTCTGTGGCGGTACCGGCAATAAGGATATCCGCTACAACATCCTGATACCAGGTGTTTACATAGGCACTGCATACCACAAGAAGATCGTTGCACTGCCGAACGTACGTTTCGTAAGACCGGACATAGCTGCAGTACAGCTTGGCAATACCCGTTCTTCGTATGTCGACATCATCCACTTCGCTTTCGACGGTGGGGTAGGCGCTGTGATGCCCTGTCAGATTGGTGTCAGCTATAAGGAAAGCCTTCACGATGTCTACAACCTCTACAAAAGGTATCTGCCTGGAGTTCCTTTGTTTGTCGACCAAACGATGACCAACGCCAGAGGGACGTTTTCCATAGACGTCATCAATCTGGACAACTGGTTGGAACAAGAGGGGCTTTCCGAGGAAGGGATGTCCACGCAGGACGTCATTACGAAGCACTACGGAGAATCGGCAGCGGCTTTCATTCAGTCCCGCATCTAAAGCGCCATCCGGCATGAAAGGAGTCCTTCAATGGACATGACAGCAGAGAAGATCCGGGAGCTTGCTGCTTCCGGGATGACGATGGGTGAGTTTGCCGATTACCTCGACAGCCAGAGGAAGGCTGCAGGCGATGACAAGCTTGATTCCCTCCTGGCTGAAGAACAGGCATCAACAGTTCCGGAATCCGGAGTGTTCATGCCTTCCAAAGCTCGATATATGTCGAGCGTCAATTCCATCAGGGATATCATGAGCGCCGGCGCGGTTTTCTTCTTGGTCATGGATCTCCTGGTGGCGGACTCCAAGTGCATACTCGAGCACGAAAAGGATATCGGTGAGTTTTTCCCGGAGTCCATCAAGAATATCTCCGCAGCTTCGAAGGCGTTCATCGAAGGGATAGATGCGATCCGCAAGGAAGAGCATTTGATCCCTATGTTTGCTCACTGCAAGAGCATCACTGAAGCACTTTCTTCGGAAGCTCCAATGATGTTCATGGCGGACCTACTCACGGTTCCGCCCAGGCTTGTCGATGCAGTCCTTCGGTTTTCGCCTTCGAGACGATCGGGGATCCTTCCCTAAAGATCCGTTTTAACCATCACTCCCCATCGAGTTCAATCGGAGTCCTCCGAACTTTGATGGGGAGTACCCTGTCCGCTGCCCTCGAGCGGATGTCCTGGGTCCAGAGGGTGCTGACTGTTCAGGGCCCCGCAACAGTCAGTATGCAAGGGGCAGTTACACGGCCTGGCCCCCTTGGAGAAATCCTTGGGGGCTTCCGTACATTAACTTGCTCGTTTTTATTTTCAAGCCTTTTATGTAGTGTGTAAAAATATGATAAAACAGGTATAAATATACTGAGAGATTATTCGTATCTCTCGTCACCATTCAAAGGAGGCTTCTCATGAAGCGTCGTAATAAGGTTGATGGATTCGATCTGTTTCTGGTCATCGCCACGCTTGTTGTCTCAGCCATCCAGATCTGGGTTGAAGTCATCAGGCCAAAACCAAAACCGGTACCGGTCTACTACATCGTCTACTAAGAGGAGGGGCATCCGCCCCTCTTTTTCTTTTTCTCTAGTCCGTTTATATTCCCCTCGAGACTCTGAACAGAAAGCATGTCATAAGATTGGAGGGGGCCGTGACCAAGGAAATTTTGAAGAAGATTGTCCCCGCCAAATACCATCGTTTTCTCAAGCTGGCGGATTCCAACATCGCAACCAAAGTGATACCTCAGGTCAGGGTATCCAGGACAACCGGCATCGGTGTTGTTTCCTCCAACCCCCCCAAGAAACAAATCAAGGTCATCAAACTCGACAACACCCTGGATGACTACAACAAAAGGAAGCTCGCTGATACCGGCTTGCATCCCAGCCCGTTTGAGATATTATGAGAGTGAGTCATCCATGGAGGTAACAATGAACTCTCGTATCAGCAAGCAAGCTTCTTTGAAGCTCATGGGCCAGTTGGTAAAGAAAGCCTTCTACCAGAACCAGGCCTTCGAGACCTTTGACGTACCAGGGTACAGCGTACCCCTCATGTTCACCAACAACACCAGGCAGTTCTCTGACATGGAGAGAGCTGCCGTCGGTGCCGGCCTTGGCTATGGAACCGGAGTGGTCTTTAATGAGCTGCTTGCCGGCAGAGCAAGGGAACGACTTGGTTCTCTCATCGATCGCCTTCCTGTAGGAGGCACCAGAAGAGGAGTGGCTTTGGGGGGCGCTGCTATCCTCGGCGCCCTGGCCGCCCTGCTGGCGAACAAGTAAAAAGAAAATGATCAACATCGGAAGGTCAATCACCCCTGAGACCATGATACAGATACCAACCGACGAAAATCAACTGCAATCACCAAGTTTATGCAGGGAGATGTTTTCTGTCGTGCGGAATAATCTCATTTTTCTCAGTGCTACGAAACAGGTAAACAACAGGGTTTACATTTTGAAGCGGGGAGGCTCGCCACTACCCATGGACGGCCTCCCTTTTCTCTGCCTTCATCCGTATGATATCCCGGGTGGGCGTTGACAACATGAAAATCAAGAGAGGAACCAGCCATGGGCATGACGAGGACGACACAAGAGGCCATCGAATTCATCGGGTATCTCAAGGACATCTTGGATGCCATCAGGGTGGAGTTCCCCTGCGACATTGATTCTCACTGGCTGGGATATGCGAGCGATCGCTTGTGCATGTTCATATACGTTCCAGAGGTAAGCAACTACATCAAGTTTTACATTGAGTCGGCGGACCAGATCAGGGATCCGAATTTGATAGCCAAGGATGCCAGGAAGGTAGCGACTGAATACATCGAACACATGAAGAAGTTCGAAGAAGCTCAGAAGGCCAAGAGCCATGAACCGATTGAGAGCATAGCTCAGTTGGAAGAACACCTTGGTCACCAGGACTGTGAAACCTAGATCTTTCAGTGGGCCCGACAGGTCTCGACGGGTTGAAGGATGTTATGAGTAAGCGTGCCGTCTTTGATCCAGGAGACGTAAAACAAGGATCAGCCAATAACTGGCACAAGAGAACTCCGAGTCGCGTAAGCGACCGTCCCGCTGAGTACTTCCCCGGGGAAAAGGTCGGGACGTTAATGCACGGGGAACGCTGGAGATGGTTCCTGCTCCGTAAAAAGCAGGTGGTGGAGGCGGGGAGACCCGCCCTCGGAAGTCCATCCGTAAACGGACTACGCACGTAGAAGACTTATGACGTTTCAATTCGGACTCGGGTTCGAATCCCGACGGGTCCACCACTTTAAGAGGTCGCATGAATAATCCAGATGAAGTCATTAAAATCGATGGCCCATACTTCTATGGAGCGCGTATTAAGGACAAGGCTAGAGCTGGAAGAGCTTTTTTCCAATATACGTATGCAGACGGCAGAAAAAAGCACGTCCTGAGATCGCGTCGCATAGTAGAAGAGGACATTGGAAGAACACTGCGGCCTGACGAGCATATCCATCATATCAACGGAGATGTAACTGACGACCGTATAGAGAACCTGGAGATACTATCAGCCAGTGAGCATGCCACTTTATCGCTAACTGGAAGACCGAGCCCCTTAAAAGGGAAAGAAAAGGGCTTCACGCATGGGACTCTGTACGGTTGGATGAAAAAGAAGTGCCAATGTGATATTTGCTTGAAAGCAAAGAAGACTTGGCATGGCAAGAGAAGTACTGTTCGAAGGAATAAGAGAAAAGATGCCGGAGTGGCGGAATGGCAGACGCGGTAGACCCAAACTCTATTGCTCTTCGGGGCGTAAGGGTTCAACTCCCTTCTCCGGTACCAAAGAACAACGCTGATACCGAGTGGCGGAAAAGAAGACGCTACGCTTATCGGGTTAGAGGAGGACGGGCAAAAGCCTACGTTGTAAGACAAGTCGGGTAAGCAGCCGGAAGGTAGGCCGTCCTTAAAAACTTGGTGAAAATAATAACGAATGCCCCCGCAATGGGTGCCGACTAACACCAAGCATATCTCGTGCAGGTTCGAATCCTGCCTCGGTATCAGGATAAAAAACAGCGCACACGCAACGGACGAAGCCAGTGCCCGGCAGGCCCAGCCGCCTTCGGGGTTAGGGTGTTCTTCGAAGGAAACAAGCCAGAAATCCGGGGTGGGAAGCGAGCGGTTGACCAGTGTGCGCTTCGAATTGCCCCCGGGCAATGTTTTCGTATGGAAGCCTCCAACTACCAACGGAAACGCTCGGGGGCATCTCTCTTTTGAGTCTCATCCGTGAGCAACAAGATCAGTTGTGTCTCACAAAACCATGTTTCATGATCAACAAGGAGTACTGATGGAAATAATCTATTACAAGCTATGGCACAAAAACGACGACGGCAGCACGGTTCTGATCGTGGATGAAAGGGACAGCCGGAGCAGGGGAGAGTGGCAAACAGCTCAAGAGGTGATCGACCTCGCCAAGGAGAAGAAGCGGCTGTACCCCCACATGGAGTTTCTGGCAGTTGAGCATACGCATTACATGCGTACCAGCAAGATCATCTACGACACCAGCCTACCCGACTGGACACCAGAAGAGCTGGAAATGAGAAGATGGATTGACAGATCCGACATCCAGCAGCTTCTCTCCAAGTGGAGATTGGCTGAATCTGGAGATCCTTTCTTTGCCGGGAAGGTCGGAGCATATTACTCGAAGGTCATGGGCTAGAAACGGGCTGCCGATCCAGAGGCCTACACGGCGGCATCCAAGTCGATAAGAAGGTAGGGCATGGGCGGAGTTTTCGGAACTCGTAAGGCGCTTCTGCTGGAGCACGAAGAGCAGAGGAAGAAGGTTGGAGAGAGATTCAGCATAACTTTTGAGAAAGCTAAGGGCAACGCGAGTTGTGAGGATCTCACCCATGACATAAACCGAATGCGGGAGATCCTCCGAGTCTTCGGTCCTCTGAAGCAGGCTCCCTCAATTGACGTCCAGGCCAGCAAATCCCGTAAGATAAACAGGAGGAAGTGATGCCTACCCCGGTATGCGGAACGGTGTTGGCCGGCACCATGAAGCCACAGGAGCTCATTCCGGCTTTCCTTGCCGAACTGGAATTTCTTGATGAAGAGCAGATGGACCTGGTAGCCACGGATCCACTGTACATCTTGTCCCAGGAAAAGGACGACGATGACGAATGGTGGGATTCCGAGGAAGCCGGGTTCTTCCTCGATGAGCTCTTCACCAAGCTCAACGCGCTGGCCCCGGAAGGCTGCTTCTTCGGGGCTCACCCGGGCGACGGAGCCGATTACGGCTTCTGGCCTGTGAGTGAATGATGTCTGGCAGAACAGGGGCAGCGATTCTCATGGCAGCAGCGGTAGCCATGGGGATAGGGGACGACGGATACAACATGCCCGATGATCGAACACCCCCCAGGCCGAAGAAGAGGGATAAGAAGGCCAAACGTAAGGCCAAGATCGCCACCAACTCCAGGAAGGCGAACAGAAAGAAATGAACGTTCAAGGCGCCCACGCAACGGACAAGGCTTAGGCCAACAGACTCCGTCGATAATCAAATCGGGGTCGAACTGAGGACGGGTAGCGCGTGGTTGACCAGTGGGCGCCCCAATAAAAAAGAAAGGAATACCTTCGTGTCCCAGAAAGAAATCCCAATCTTAGGCTCTGAATACTTTATGTCCCATGATGCTCTTTGCTGGTCCATGTATCGGAGGAAAAGCGAAGGCAAATCCAAATCCCTGGTCGGGCATTACCCCAAGCTCAGCGACCTCATCAAGGATTCCTTCCAGGACATCATCAACAACGGGGATCCTTCATCCATGGCAGAGCTCAAGGCGGCCGTGGAAGCCGCTGAGAAGAAGGTGGCAGAGATAGCCGCCAACGTGCAGCTCCACTTCGATGAGCTGAATGCAATCGATGACAGCGACCCTGCTGATGACATTCGAGAGGATGACGACTTCCTCGATGACGGTCTCAACGAGTCCGATCCCGATGATGAGTAGCAGATGACTCCATCCGAATGGCTTGCTGTGGCCATCGTAGCCGGCATGGTGGGATACGTCCTGGGCTTTCTGGCTGCACTGACGATCTATCACAAGAGAGAGAACAGAAAGACAGAAGGTGACTATGACTGACATCGAGGAACAAGCCATATGCCTGCGTGGTGATGAAGTCCGGGCGATCCTCCGAGGCATCCTCATGCAAACACAAGCCGTGGGGTCGTTGATCATCAGACCGGTCAAGCCGAATATCTTTTATGGCGCTCCGGACTGGGACCAGGCTTGGATCGATGGGCCTCCAGAAGACCAGTACATTCACGTTTCCCAAGGCGGCGGCAAATACGGAGAGCCCACCATCCAGCGCATCTGGCCTCCCTTCGGACCTCCGGCAACAACGATGTGGTGCAAGGAGAAGTGGGCAGTCGAAAACTCTCTGGACACAGTCAAGCCCAAGGATATCTTCCATTGGCCGGTATGGTTCGATGCCGATAATGAGTACTACTCCAACAGTCCCAGGTTCGGATTCGACACCAAGGCCACCCGCGGAAAGTGGAGATCTCCTACTCACATGCCTCGATGGGCTTCCCGTCTTGAATGGATGGTAGCACGGAACAAAGTCCTTCGCGTCCAGCAAGTCAGGTTTGATCAATGCCTCCGTGCCGGCATAGACGGTTCCTGCTCGACATGTGGAGCGACAGCCGGCCAGATCATCGAAAGGTTCAAGACGCACTGGAACCAGCTTTACAAACAACCCGGGCTTCGATACTCAGATAACCCCTACGTATTCCTGAGTGAGATCGCAGACCGAAAACATATGCTGTGAGGGATAGAAGATGCCCAAGCCCAAGCCCAAAAGTAGAGCTACAAGGTATGCAGATCTCCAGGAGAATCTGCAGGCCGTCATTGATGGCATCACTGAGCTGCGCGACGAGCTCCAGGACTGGCAGGACAACATGCCTGAGAACCTTCAGGGCAGCGCCAAATACGAAGAACTGGGGGATGCCATAGATCAACTTGAGGATACCATTTCAACGCTCGAGGAGATCACTCAAGGTGAGATGGTTTTCCCGACGGCATTCTGATGCCGAAGAAAGGAAGAGATGGAAACTGTAACACGCGAGGAGATGGCGAAGTCGATCAACATGATGCGAACAGCCTTGAATCGCATCATAGAGATGAATGTCCAGTACGCTGTAGACCTCCACGGTGACGCATCGAAGGCTGAATACATGGCGTGCGTCAAGGTATGTCGCGGAACCCTTGCGGCTGCCGACCACATTCTATTCAGCCTCGACGCCCCCGCTGCGGAGACGACACGGGAACAGAAGGCAGTGGCTATCTGCCGTAAGCTGGCGGCCAATCGTGATATGTTCTGCGATAGAACATCTGACCAATTCTTTGGCAGAATCTTTGACGAAGCCGTCGCCCTGTTCCCGAAGGAGAAACCGTGACGGGAAAGCCTTGGATAGGTGTAGACCTCGACGGGACACTGGCTGTATATGCCGAATGGAATGGCCCTTGTTCAATAGGTCCGATAATTCCACTCATGAAAGATAGAATTCTTGAGTGGCTGTCGAGTGGCCAGGTCGAGGTCAAGATAATGACCGCCAGGGTTTGCTCTTCTCAGCCTGAAGGATTCGCTGGAAAGGCGAGGAAGGCCATCCAGGACTGGCTCGAAGAAAACGGTCTTCCCCGCCTTGATGTAACAGCCGAGAAAGACTTCAAAATGATTGAGCTCTGGGATGACAGGGCTGTTCAAGTTGAGCACAACACCGGCAAGGCGGTCGGTTATGCCTAATTATTCTAGGAGGAATAATGGAAACCAGTGACGCGCTCCAGGTAAAAAAATCCCGCAAGGCCCATACCTGCGACTGGTGCAACGAAGTCATCGAGAAAGGTACGACGTACTGGCGATGGTTTTGCTACGATGAGAGGGTCATGACCAGGATGCACCCCGAGTGCTACGAAGCCATGCTTGATACAGATCTGGATGACGGCGTTCTGCCACCCGCAGGAACATATCGAAGAGGCTGCTCATGCGGCGAGAATGAAGAACACTGCATGTGCGGAACCCCCGGCAATAAAGCCAAGAAAGGATTTCCGGATTGAAAACTGCGACAGAAAAAGCAGCAAAGCCTGGCGTCCTTACAAAAAGGGTGCCTGCCAGGACGAAGACGATTCAGTTCACGGCAATAAAGAGGGATTGGATGGTGATGAGCGACAGGTTCAGAGCCATCAGGTCCAAATCCAGGCGCCCCATGGACCAGTGCTTCTGGTGCAAAAAACCATTCGAGAATGGCGATAAGATGGCTATTGCCTTCAGGAGTAAAGGCCCAAACGTAGTTCTCTGCGATGCGTGTGCGGAAAAGGCTTTGATCGCAGAACATGAAGGGACAGTGCATAAATGAGTAACAACGAAACGCCGAGTGTTATCCGTGGCTACGTACTGGAAGCCGGAGTGGTAGCCCCCGAACTCGAGGGCGGCTACAACCGTGTCAACGTGGCCGTATCTGACTGGGGCCATCTCAAGGCATATCCTCGTAACCTATACCGACTCAACGTTGTCATCATCGCCGCAGACGATTACGATGCCATGCTGAAGATGCAAGAAGAGGAGCGCGATAAGGCCATTGCTTTCATGAGTCAATTGGAAGCGACACCAAGCAAAAGAGAGCCCCTTATCAAAAGCATTTGCAAGCACTGCGGAGAGCCTATCCGCATAAACGGTGAAGGCTTATGGGTACACGAAGACCCAGACGGCGATCTATCAGAGCCTGACTATGGATGGATTGCCTGCCCATCCAGGAGCGAAGAAGGGTCTATTACTTCAGCGGAGCCGATCTCAGAAAAGATTACCATGCAGATTCTGGCAGCGGCGCTGAAGGAACAGGTGGGCTATCATATGACCCCCGAGCAGTATCGAGAACACATGAAAAATGCCCCATGCCATTACGGACTCTGTTCCGTGGACGAGTGTTCCCATTGCCGCCGCATTCTGCGTGCTCTTACCCTTCTTGCCATCTACGAAGCCCAGGACGGAGAAAGCGGGGAGTGATGAACTGGCCAGCTCCCCACTACAGGAAAGCAAAACGCGGAGACATTCCATGTGAAGAGTGCCGATGCTACAGGCCCCCAGGCGACAACCAAACAAGAGGCAGATGCTGGGGAAAGTGCTACTCTTGCCAGTTCTTCGTTGGCAAGAATCCTTGCAAGGGTGGCGCTTATACCTGCACCATACCGGTGGGGAAGAACAACACATGCAATGCCTCCATGCGGAAATCGGAAGGGACGGCCAATAATGGCTGACATTGATCAGGAAACGAACAATTTCCTTCGGTTATCCATCGAAAAACATGAACGTGAAATTAGCGGTACGGTGAGGTACATCCAATCTCTCGAAGCATTCATGGCCGCTGTGGCTGCTGCGCTTGACTGCCTGCCGTCCTTCGCTAATCCCAGCCCGACCAAAGGGAACGCCCACGTCATGCGGAAGCTGAAAGCGCTGCTCGTGGACAAGAAGGAACTGGCGGAGGTTCTTCGTAGGGTTATGAAGAATGCCAGTTTCGATCATTACTCTGATGTGGCTGAAAGAGTGTACTGTCGTGCGTGCGGGAATTGGGATTGTGATGACTTTGCGCACATTAGCCATGCGTCCGACTGCCCGTACAAACTTGCTAAGGATGTTCTCTCCAGCCTCGACGCCGAACGATGCAGCAGATTCGTCGAACTCAAGCCGTCAGATATGCCCATCGGAGGCTGCAAGGGCGAAGGTAGAACACAGTGCGGAGGATGCAGCAGCCTCGACGCCGAGCAGAACGGGGAACAATAGTGAAGCTGAGCAAAGCACAGCGTCTTCAGGTGTGGAACAAGTCTGGAGGCAAATGCTGGTACTGCGGTTGCGACCTCCCTGCTACCGGATGGCATGCTGACCATTTCTTGCCAGTCGAGCGGAAACTCAAGTCCGAACGCAAAAACGGATATGACAGACTGGTTCCTACCGGGGAAGTAAACTATCCCGAGCGTGAGAACATCGATAACCTTGTTCCTTCGTGTTCTGCATGCAACATACTAAAGGGTGGCAATACTGCAGAGGATTTTCGCTACTTGCTTGAGCGTATCAAAACCTCAATTTTCCATCACTCAATAGCAAGAGCAGCCAAGCGGTTCGGGTTTCTCGAAATCAAAGAACAGCCAATTGTGTTTTGGTACGAAAAGCAAGAGCAGAACGGGGGCGGGGAGTGAAGCGCATCTGCCCGAGTTGTAAGCATACCGGCATAGACAAAGGTAGAGCCATGGATGGGCGCAGAGCTTACCGTTGCCAAAGCTGCCGGTATGTATGGACGGAAGGACTGCAGGGTCGAACAAAGACCTTTGTTGAGCAGAGGGTGGGGTTTCAGTTTGCTGACACACAAAGCAGACCGAAAGACATCCCCACCCCTGCAGAATTGATGGAAAAGAGGTAATCATGAAGCGCATAATCCTGACCAGCCCTAAAGTGCGAGAGGTGCTGGAGACGGGGCGGGTGGTGGTGAGGAGAGTAGTCAAACCACAGCCTGAGTCGGAAACAGAATGTCCATACCGTCGCTGCAGGAACACACATGGTGACCCTCGATTTTTGCCATGTGTTTACCTCGGATATTCCGGCAGAAAAGACTACCCGTTCGTAGTCAAACATGAGTATCAGGATGTGTTTTCCCACATC